CCGACCGGTGCCAGACGCGCCAGCCGAAAACCCAAAACAAAAAAGCGATTTAGAAATTTTTCCCCAAATTGAGTGGGATGAAGATTTTCTTAAATTGGACAACAATATGTTCCTTATTGATTTATAAGAAATATTTTGGTATAATAAAAATAAAAGGTATTAGTATGGAAAAAGTACATTTTAGTGATAATAAGCATTTAAAGGGTTATATGTTTGATAGTCTGGTATTCCGTTTTAAGGAATACCAGGCAAAAGCCTTTGAACACGACAAAATTGAATTGATGAAGTGTAAAGGGTTCTCTGAACCAAAAGCACATGAGGCTGTCATACGTAGGCATGAACGAGATATGATGCGTTTTATTCAGATTTTAGATGAAGCAATAGGAGAGCATGATTGATAAGTTGCTTGTGCAACTTTGGTTAGGTAAGTTCGTTGTGTAAAACTCCGGACAAAGCTGACGAATTTACTTGTCTTATTTTTGAAATATAATGAAAGAAATATTTCAAAAAAGGAGAAAATATATGATAAATAAATGTGTTATGTGTGGAAATGAATTTGAGGCAATCCGTTCTACTAAAAAATACTGTAGTATAGAATGTCAAAACGCTTCGCGCAGAGAAAAATACGCCAATAAAGAAAAGAATCAAAAAGATACTTCTTATAAAGGAAAACCAAAAATTTGTCCCATTTGTGGAAAAGAATTTTATCCTTTAACTTCTACGGCTCATCAAAGAACCTGTTGTTATAACTGTATGCCAAATGGAGTTCAATTAACGAGAGGAATGTTTTTAGCTAAAATAAAAGAATCTCGTGGTGGAAAATGTATAAGATGTGGATATGATAGATGTATAAAAGCATTAGAATTTCATCACATTGACCCCTCTAAAAAAGATTTTACAATTAGCAATGACCATTTTCACTTATTAGAAGCAGTAGAAGAAAGTAAAAAATGTATTTTAATTTGTTCTAATTGTCATAAAGAACTACATGATAATCTATGGAATATTGAAGATTTGAATATTGAAGAAAGAGAGGAAGTAGAACTGTGATTCTTACAAGAAAGCAAGAAGAAGGTTTGAAAATTGCCGTAGCCAGACACAGAGCACATGAAAAGTACACTGTGATTGCTGGCTACGCCTAAAGGCAGGTACAGGAAAGAGCACTCTGGTAAAATTTATCATTGAAGCATTAGATGTAGAACATAATAAAGTTTGCTTTGCTACTTTTACAGGCAAGGCCGCCCAGGTTCTAGCTAAGAAGGGCAATAAGAACGCAATGACTCTACATCGTCTGCTTTATGATAGCGTGCCTCGTCCAGGCGGTGGATTTACTAGAATCCCAAAGAAATCTTTGGAATATACAGTCGTTGTGGTTGATGAGGTGTCCATGGCGCCCAAGAGTATTATGGATAAATTATTCTCCCATAATGTATATGTAATTTGTCTTGGCGACCCGTTCCAGTTGCCACCCATTGAGAAAGACGAGGATAATCATTTGCTTGACCATCCTCATATCTTCCTTGATGAAATTATGAGACAGGCTACTGAATCTGGTATTATCCGTTTGACTATGGATATTCGAGACCAGAAGCCTTTGGAATATATAAAGAATGACCAAGTTCAAATTTATCCAGCCAGCGCGCTCAATACCGGAATGCTTGATTGGGCAGACCAGGTTCTTGTTGCGACTAATCTACAACGGCACAGTATGAATGATTTCATGCGTCAGCAACGAGGTTTTGGACCTGAGCCAGAAGAAGGAGATAAAGTTATTTGTCTGCGGAATTACTGGGACTGGGGTAATTTGACTAACGGCGACCCATTGGTAAATGGCACTATTGGAACATTACATGATCCCAAGTATAGTCATATCAATGTCCCGTTTTACGCTTATGAGAAGGGTAAGATCAATATCCTTACTGGTGTATTTGAATCTGACTTAGGTGAGAATTATGGTCATATCAATATGGACCCTCGCATTATGAAGGGCGGCGAAAGCGAGCTTGAATGGCGTGATAAGTATAAGCTGAATAAGCTAAAAAATCGTATTGGCGATGTTGTGCCAAAGGAATTTACTTATGGATATGCCATTACCTGTCATAAAGCGCAGGGTTCTGAATGGGATAACGTCTTGGTTCTGGAAGAAAAGTTCCCCTTCCAGCCCGTTGATCATGCTCGTTGGTTATACACTGCGGCCACTCGTGCGGCAGAGAAATTGGTGATTGTCACCAAAGATTGACTTACATAAAAAAAATTGATATAATATAGTATAATAAGTAAAAAGAAAGAGGATAATAGAATGACAACTTACTTCAATATTCACAATCATACTATGTATTCTAATATCCGCTTGCTCGATTGTATCAATAGACCAAAAGACCTCATTGACAAAGCGATTGAGTTGGGTCTTTCTGGCATTGCGATTACTGACCATGAATGTATTAGTGGTCATATGGAAGTAAATCAATATGCGAAGGAAGTTAAAAAGAACCATCCCGACTTCAAAATCGCTTTAGGCAATGAGGTTTATTTAGTAGATAAACGAGAAAGTGGTATAAAATATTATCACTTTATTTTAGTTGCGAAGGATGCCATCGGACATAAGGCACTTCGTGAATTGAGTTCTATTGCATGGTATTACGCTTATACTGATAGAGGTATGAAGCGTGTGCCAATCACGAAAGAAGAAATGACTAAAATCATTAGCAAATATCGTGGCCATGTAATTGCGACCTCTGCTTGTCTTGGTGGTGAATTATCTACCGCCGCCTGGAATATGTCGCAGGCTGAACGAGTAAATGATATGGTAAACGCAAAGGTTTATTATGACCAGATTTGCGATTTTATTGATTATTGTCGAGGCTTGTTTGGTGATGATTTTTATATTGAGTGCGCTCCCTCAAGCGCAAGTCAACAATGTGAGGTCAACCGCAAACTAATGAGAATTGCGAAAGCATATGGTATCAATATGGTTGTTGGTACTGACTCTCATTATTTGACAAAAGAAGATAGATTTGTCCATAAATCTTATTTGAACTCAAAAGATGGTGAACGAGAAGTTGATGACTTCTATGAGTTCGCATATTTAATGAGTCCAGAAGAGTGTCGAACATTATTGTCAAAGTCATTTAGTGATGTTGATATTGATGATATTTTTGCGGCGACCTTAGAAGCTCAGAGTAAAATTGAAGATTACTCTTTGGAGCGTAAGCAGATTATTCCTAAAGTTCAAGTTCCATTTTATGATAATCTTTGGGATTTATTGCCAGAAGATATTCAATGGGATTCTTATCAGTGGCCCACTTTAGATCGCATTATTTGTGCGGGTAATGATCAAGAGAGATATTGGTTGGGTGAATGCTTGAAGAGTATGCACGAAAAAGGCTTCATTGATAAGAGAGAATATTGGGATAGACTTGAAACGGAGGCAGACGTAATTGACGACATTGGAAGAAAGCTTGAAGATTGTCTCTTCGCTTATTTCAACACATTCAAACACTATATTGACCTCTTCTGGGAGTGCGGCAGTATCGTTGGTCCAGGACGAGGTTCAGCGACTGGATTCCTCTCTAACTATCTCTTGGGTATCACCCAACTTGATCCAGTACGATGGAAGTTACCATATTGGCGCTTTCTTAACAAAGAAAGAGCTGAGTTGCCCGATATTGATATTGACCTCGCTCCCTCAAAGCGACCAGAAATCTTTCGAAGAATTCGGAAAGAAAGAGGTGAACTTGGACTTATCCAAGTTGGAACCTTCGGCACAGAAGGAACTAAATCAGCCATCCTTACCGCCTGCCGAGGATACCGAAGTGAAGATTTTCCTGATGGAATTGATGTCGACCAAGCCCAATATATGTCATCTCTAATCCCACAGGAACGTGGTTTTTTGTGGTCTATTGATGATGTTGTTAATGGTAATGAAAGTAAAGACAGAAAGCCTGTTGTTGCTTTCATTCGAGAAGTAAATCAGTATCCTGGTTTGCTAAATATTATCAAGTCCATTGATGGACTTGTAAATAAATGTTCTTCTCACGCATCTGGTGTTATCTTATATGGTGATGATCCATTTGATACAGCAGCTTTTATGAGAACTCCTAGTGGTGACTTGATTACCTGTTATGACCTACATAAAGCTGAGGCCGCAGGTGATACTAAGTACGACTTCCTGGTTACTGAAATTTCTGATAAGATTATTAAATGTTTTGAACTTTTGGTAGCAGATAAAGTAATTCCAGATTTGAGTTTGCGTGAATTATATAATAAATATATCCATCCAGAAGTAATGGATACAACTGACCAGCGCATTTGGGATCACCTTGCGGCCGGTGATGTTCTGGACGTGTTTCAGTTCAGCACAGGTGTCGGTCTAGCCATTGCGAAAAAGTTGAAGCCTCAAAATCCTATGGAGATGACTGCGGCAAACGCCATGATGAGACTGATGAGCGAAAAAGGCAAAGAGTCTCAGCAGGACAGATACGTCCGTATTCAACGGAAAGGTTTGACTGAGTTTCATCGAGAAATGGTTCAAGCAGGACTTGATTCTAATATGATTGCGTTGATGCATAAGCATTGTGATCAATATTGGGGTTGTTGTGCAATCCAGGAGCAAATGATGGAACTGTTGATGGATGTCGCTGGCTTCACATTAGGTGAAGCAAATACCGCAAGAAAGATTGTCGGTAAAAAGCAAATGAGTAAGATTCCGCAGTTGCGCGAGGATGTATATAGTAGATTTGACCATGTCAATTCTGCGAATTACTTCTGGGAAAATGCGGTTGCCCCTCAGTTAGGATACGCATTTAGCTTGAATCACTCATTACCTTATTCATTCGTTGGTATGCAATCTATTTATCTTGCCATGAATTTCAATCCCATCTACTGGAATACAGCTTGTCTGATTGTCAATAGTGGTTCTTTGGAAGATAATAGTGAAGAAGAGATTGTTGATATTTATGAGCCAGAAGGACAAGACCTAAGCGAAGGCGTGACTTTCCAGGATCTGCCCGATCGGTCTGGTAAGATTCGTAAGACCGCAAGCACTGACTATGGTAAGATTGCTAAGGCAATTGGAGATATTCGTGCGGCTGGCATCAAGGTGAGTCTGGTTGATATCAATAAATCTCAATTTGGATTTGCTCCCGACGTGGAAAATAATCGTATTCTGTTTGGTTTGAAAGGTATGCTAAATGTCGGCGATGATGTTATCGCCGCAATCATCGCAAATAGACCATATGCTTCTCCCAAGGATTTCTTACAGAAAGTAAAGCCCGGTAAGCAAGCAATGATTTCTCTAATCAAGGGCGGTGCCTTTGATGATATGGAAGATCGTCGTTTCGTAATGGCATGGTATCTGTGGGAGACTTGTGATAAGAAGAGCCGTTTGACTTTACAGAATATGGGTGGTCTTATCAAGCATGGTTTATTACCTGAATCCACAGAAGAGCAAATTATGGCTCGTAGAGTTTATGAGTTCAATCGTTATCTAAAAGCAATTACAAAGGCTGATGAATGTGCTTACAAAGATATGTATAGTCTTGATCCACGAGCAATTTCATTCTTACATGAAATTGAATGTGAAGACTTGATGGAAAGCGATAATCTCGCTTGGTTTATCAAAGTCAAGACTTGGGATAATGTATATCAGAAGTATATGAACATTTTCAGAAATTGGATTGCTACTGATAAGGAAGAAATCCTTGAAGCATTGAATACAAAAATCTTCATGGAAGACTGGGAGAAATATGCCCAGGGCAGTATCTCCGCATGGGAGATGGAAGTATTGTGCTTCTATTATCATGAGCACGAATTGGCTCATGTAAATAATGACAAGTATGGCTTTGTTGATTTCTTTGCTTTGCCAGAAGACCCCGTAATTGAAAAGACTTTTAAAAAGGGTGACAAAGAAATCCATATCTTTCACTTGAATCGTATTTGCGGAACTTGTATCGCGAAGAATAAAACTAAGAGTACAGTTACTATTTTGACTAACACAGGTGTTGTAAATGTGAAATTTAGAAAAGAATATTTCACATTATTTGATAAGCAGATTTCTGCTCGTCAACCCGATGGAACTAAGAAGATCATGGAAAAGTCCTGGTTCAATCGAGGTAATATGATTGTGGTAACTGGTATTCGTTCTGGTGATGATTTCATTTCTAAGAAGTATGCTTCAACTGGTGGACACCAGTTATATAAAATTGATAAAATTTATCCTAATGGTGATTTGAAACTATTAGATGCTCGTTATCAAGGAGACGAATAAATGATCCAAAAAAGAAAAGTAAAAGCTATGTATGTTGTGCAGATTGTCTGTGAAGAGTGCGGTAAGCCCATGCGTTGCACTCATACACTCTGTACTTATCCTGCACAGCACTGCTATGAGTGTTTGAATTGCGGAACGACTACAACAAGCACTACTAAAAATGGCAGTATTGAATATGAGTTCGAGGATGAATAAAATGTATAAAATCGTTGCTTTGTTTGGCGAGGCAGGCTCCGGCAAGGACTTTATGTTGAATAAGGTCCTCGCTATGAGACCTGACTGGCATAAAATTATTAGCTGTACTACTCGTCCTATGAGACAGGGTGAACAGCATGGTGTGAATTATTTTTATCACACAATGGATGAGTTCAAAGAAAAAATTAACAATGACCAAATGCTTGAATGTGTAATGTTCAATAATTGGTATTACGGCACAAGTACCGAGTCTGTGGTTGAAGATAATATCAATGTTGGAGTTTTCAATCCTCAAGGCATCCATGATCTCTTGGCTCGTGGGGATTGTGAAGTTCTAGCTATTCGTTTGCGGACGCCCGATAAGTTGCGTCTAATGCGTCAGTTGAATCGAGAAGAAGATCCTGACGTCAAGGAAGTTTGTCGTCGCTTCTTAGCTGACTATTCTGATTTTGGCGAGATTGATTTCCCATTTTTTGAAATTAGAAACGCCACTGAATTGGACGGTTGGACTGGCCCTGAAGAGATTGTGTACCAGACCGAGACCACATTCGCCCAAGGACGAGATTGATTAAGTGATCAATCCATAAACCCATATTTAGTAGAGAAATTTTGCCCTCTACACAAGATGTAGGGTTTTTAATTGGAGGTAATATATATGTATGTAATTAAACGAGATGGAACAAGAGTTCTATTCAATCCCGATAAGATTGTTCAAGCTATCAACAAAGCTATGATTAGCACTTACGGCGCAGTCTATGAGACTGAAACTGCCGAAGAGATTGCCGATTTAATTGGTCAGCGCAATGTTGATATGAGCGTTGAGCAAATCCAAGATTTAGTTGAAGGATACTTGATGAAGAGCGAGTATCCAGAAGTAGCAAAAGAATATATCCTATATCGCGACCAGCGTAGTAAAGAGCGCACTCGTCGCAGCAAGTTAGTCAAAGCAGTAATGAAGCGCATTGAAGCTACTGCAGTAGAAAATGCTAATGCTAATGTTGACGAAAAGAGCTTCTCTGGTAGAGAGAAAGAGGCTTCCGCAGATATTCAGAAGATTATTGCCCTCGATTATACTTTGTCTCCAGAAGTCTCAAATGCTCACAAGAATATGTTGTTATATCAACATGATATGGAAAAGACTAATATCGGCCAGCATAACTGCTTGTTCGTTGATATGAAGAAGCTATTTACCGATGGCTTTATAACCCGTAATGGTGATGTAAGACCACCTTCTAATTTCAGTAGTGCTTGTCAACAAACTGCTGTTATTGACCAGTGCCAGTCTCAAGTTCAGTTCGGTGGTGTTGGTACTGTTCACTTGGATTATGACTTGGCTCCTTTCGTAAAGAAGAGTTATAAGAAGAAGCTAATGCAGTATTATACTGACGTCCAAGAGATGAGTGAAGAGGATGCTGAATTAGTTATTCATGCCAAGTTCCCCGATTTGGATATGGGTAATCCCGCATATGCAGATGATCCTGCACATAAGTTTGCGGTCCGCCAGGTTGAGCGCGAAGGCACCCAGGCTGCCGAAGCTATGTATCACAACTTGAATACATTAGAGTCTCGCGCAGGTTCTCAGGTTCCTTTCACTTCTATTAATTTTGGTAGAGACGAATCTGTTGAAGGTCGTTTCGTATCTCGCAAGATGTTAGAGGCTTCCTTGTCTGGTATTGGTAAGCATCATCTAACTCCTATTTTCCCAATTAGTATTTTCCAATATAAGCAGGGTTGTAATGCTAATCCCGAAGATCCTAACTATGATTTGAAGCAGTTGGCTATCGAATCTTTAAGTAAGCGCATTTATCCCAACTTTGTCAATTGTGATTATTCCGAAGCACATGAAGACCCAAATAATATTGACACATATTTCGCAACAATGGGTTGCCGCACAATGTTGGGTTATGACAGACACAGCAAATCTTATAATCGCGTCGGACGTGGTAACCTTGTTCCTAATACTATGATTTTGCCAAAGCTCGGTATCGAATATGGTATCTGCCTTGGTGAGCGTGAGACCCCAGACTTAGACGGCTTCTGGTCTGCGTTTGAGGATTTATTGATGCTATGTGAACAAGGTTTATTAGAGCGCTTTGATATTATGGTTAATCAGCCACCTGAGGCCGCTCCATTTATGTATCAAAATGGTACTATGAAGGATGCTCAGAAGTGCAAAATGTCTAACTATGAAGCATTGAAGCACGGCACTTTAGCTATGGGTTATATCGGTATTGCTGAAATGTGCCAGGCTCTGTTTGGTAAGAATCACGCAGAAGACTCCGAAGTTCATGCTTTCGCTTTGAAGGTTGTCAAGAGAATCAATGAATACGCTAAGGAAGCTTCCGAGCGTCACGATTTGAATTTCTCTTGTTATGCTACTCCTGCGGAAGGTCTATGCCATACCGCGCTGAAGGGCTTACGTAAGCAATATGGAATCATTCCTAATGTTACTGATAAGGAGTTCTTGACTAACAGTCACCATGTTCCTGTTTGGCAGGAAGTTGGTATCTTTGAGAAGTTAGCTATTGAAGCTCCTTTCTGTAAGTATCCTACTGGTGGTTGTATCACTTATGTAGAATTGGATTCTACTTTCGTAAAGAATACTAAGGCTATCGAGCAGATTATTGATTATGCTTTCAAAGAGCTAGATATCCCTTATTTAGCTTTCAACTTCCCAATCGACTCTTGCTTAGATTGTGGTTATCAAGGCGAGTTCAATGATGCTTGTCCCGAGTGCGGAAGCCAGAATATTCAACAGCTTCGTCGTGTAACTGGTTATTTGACTACTGACTATCGCCATTTCAACAACGGAAAACAAGCAGAGGTTGAACACCGCGTCAAGCATTCTCAATTTTCCTAACTGTTGCTAACTACAACTTAGCTACGCTATAAGAAAGAGAGATAACTATGAGATACAGTGGATTGATACTAAATGATATCACCGCTGCTCCAGGTTTATGTGTAAGCTTTTTTACACAAGGCTGTCCTCATCATTGTCCTGGGTGTCATAATCCTGGCACCTGGGCCTTTGATGGAGGTAAGGAGTTTACAAATAATACTTTACATAAGATTTTAGAAGGACTAACCGCACAAGGAATCAAGCGTAATTTATGTATTATGGGCGGTGAACCTTTGTGTGAAGCAAATGCTTTTCTGGTAAATTTGATTCTCCAAGAGGTAAGACATAAGCTTCCAGAAGTGAAGATATATATTTGGAGCGGCTACACTTATGAAGAATTATTGCGGTCTGGCGACCCTCATGTCAAATCATGTCTGGAATTAGCGGACGTCCTAATCGACGGTCCATATATTGAAGCAGAGCGAGATTTGACTCTAGAAATGAGAGGCTCTCGCAACCAGCGTATAATTGACTTACATAAAAAAAATTGATATAATTTAGTATAAAGAGTAAAAGGAGGTCTTGATATGGGAAGTAAACTCACTGTCAAGAAAATGGACCTTTCACAAGTCAATTTTGAACCAATGGAAGGAGAAGTAATTCAAGATTCCATTTCAGGTGAAATTCGCGTATATCATGACGGTCATTGGGTTACAATGAGAACTGATGGCGCAGGCTTGAATTTAGGTCTATATGATTTGAATAAACAAATTATCGCCCAGCTTCCTGAGTTGGCTGATTTAAATAAGGCAATCCAAACCATTGAAGCATTACATGAAATGTATCGTAATAAATACTATATGCTTTACGGTAAAGAGATTTCTTATTTTACTGTATTCAAACTAATTGAGCCTCAGTATTTCGCACAAGAGGTTCTTGATTGTCTGCGAAATGTGGGAAAAATTAAAGCCATTGACCCCGACGAACCTGGCACTGCCGTGGAGATTTGGGTGGAAACAGATGACGGCCCAACCTGTCTATATCTGTTCCCTTATGATAGTGGCTTAGTTCAGGTAGGTGAATGAAATGAAAAGAATTTATTGTGAATTACATATGTTCGATTTGCACCAGAGAGTCTATATCGTTGATACAGATACTGGAGATAAAGAGTGCGTAGCAATTACCACCATGGAAGGACTTCCAGAGGTAATCAGTACAATCAGTAATGAAAAGAAAATTGATCATGTATATTTGAGTGGCAATAGTGTTTTCGGTAATGCTGTTTCCGAAGATATTCTTGCTTACTCAAAAATGAATTATAGTCGAAATAATATTGTTGTAGAGGTAATAAGATGAAATATTTATTAAAAGCTGTTGATACTTATAGAGTTCCCACCATTGCCGATGTTGAGGCTCTTCATGAACAATTACTAGATGATCCCACTTTTGACCTAACTGCTTTTAGTTATAAGACTAAGCAAATTAAGGCTAAGGGTGAAGTTATTGAAGAATATCAAGTAGTTACTGCTACTAAGATTTTCACTAATGAGAAAGACCCCGAGGATGTTTATACCGTCACTTATGAAAGGGGTTAATCATCATGGCACATTTTGAAAAAGTTTCTAAGTATGCGGACGCGGACTTAGCTATGCCGGTCCGTAAAACCAGTCAATCCGCAGGATATGACATGGTCGCCGCAGAGGATTATGTAATTCCTTCTCTTCCTTTGATGTGTGAAGAAGCAAAATTATTATGGCCTGTTGAGGTCGATGAATATGTAAGTCTGGAACAAATGGCTGACTTTACTAAGAAGATTGGTTTCAAGCCAACTCTTGTTTCTACTGGAATGAAGTGTAAGTTAGATCCTGGCTCTTGGTTACAACTAAGTGTCCGCAGTTCCTCTCCCTTGAAATATTGGTTGATGTTGGGTAACGGCATTGGTATTATCGATGCTGATTACTACAATAACCCCGATAATGAAGGTGAGATTTTCTTCCAGATTTACAATCTATCTCCATTTAATATTCAAATTAAGAAAGGTGACGCAATCGGTCAGGCAACCATTCTTCCATATGGTATCACTTCTGATGATGTGGTAATGGGCGAACGCACTGGCGGATTCGGTTCTACTTCTAAGTGAGAACTCTTGCATTGGACCAGGCCAGTCGCGTGACTGGTTGGGCAGTATTTGATGATGGTGAACTTTACAATTATGGCAAGTTCTCCGCAACTCAAACCGATGTTGGAGATAGACTTCACTTTATTCGCAAGGAAGTTATTGGTTTAATTGAGAAGTTTGATATTGACGAAGTCGTCTTTGAAGATATTCAACTTCAAAATAATGTTGTCAATAATGTAGCCACCTTTAAAGCATTGGCTGAGGTATTTGGCGTTTTACATGAATTATTTGTTGAAATGAAAATGCCTCGAACCGCCGTTCTTTCTACCGTCTGGAAATCTTCTCTTGGTATCAAGGGAAAAGATCGTCCAGCCTAGAAGAAAGCCGCACAAGATTGGGTTGTAAAAACCTATAATGTAAAACCAACACAGGATGAATGTGATGCTATTTGTATTGGCGCTCATTATACCAAAAATAAGGTCGAAGTATTCGATTGGTCCTAACTAATAAATCCCCCTATCCAACTTCTTATAAATGTCAGAGAAGTTAGAAAGGGGGATACTTTAAATGGAATTATTAGCTGAGTGGGGTATGGAGATTTTGTTTGCTCTTATCAGTGCCGGTGTAATTGGTTATGCTAAGTTCAAAACTCGTGAATTGAATCGTGAATTAAGAAACGCTAGAGAATTAGCCGCCGCCCAAGAGAGACAACATGTCGAGGACACCATTGAGATCCATTTAGAACCAGTATATCAGGAATTAGAGGAACTAAGAAAATATATCAGAGAAACTGAGAACATCGAGAAGACTCATATGAATCTGATTATTGCTTCTTATCGTTTCCGCTTAGTACAATTATGCAAAGGATTCTTAGCTCAGGGATATATTACTCCTGCACAGATGGAACAGTTAACCGAGTTCTATAAATTATATACTGGTTTGGGTGGCAACGGTCAAGCTAAAATCTATTATGATAAGGCTATGGCTTTAGACTTAAAAGTTGATAATGACGACGTTGTTGATTAAACCAAAAAAAAATAAGGGGTCGATTATGATTATTCATAATCGACCCTTATTTCATTTTTATACCATTATAAATCGCGTTTGTCCGTTCTAATATATCTTCTCCATATTCAGTCATAAGCTCTGCTACCATTTCCTCTTCATCATATGATAAATCCACAGCATAGCTAAACATAAAAGCATGAACTAATTCATGACATAAGACTTCTTTTAGTTGTTGAGGGGAAAGAGTCTTGTCTATACATATAGTCTATGTGACTTTATCACAAACTCCAAGAGCGTGAGTTCTCCAAGGCGTAAGTAGCATTGGATGGGCTGGCGAGACCAACCGGACCCGCCAGCGCACGCCATTTATAATCATTTCATTTGACCAATTTTAGAAGCCAATGCGGTTATCTTCTTTTCAAGATATGCTTTTTCTTCTGGAGAAGCATCCGCAATCATTTCGGTAATATCCAGAGATAGCTCTTGCATATACTTTTCTAACTCACGCAATTGAGTAGCTTTATCTCGTTTCATATCCTTGGCTTCCATATACATTCTACGACTATTATAACTGCGGCCTTCGCGCTCATCGCGCCACATACCTGGGTCATCGTAATAATTTCTTCCATTAGAACTATTCATTCCAGAAGAAGAAGAATTATCATTGTCAGCATAGAATGTACCATCACTTCTACGATTTCTGTCATAATACATGCGGCTGTCACCATTTTCCTACTGGTGATGGCCGCCTTTTTTCATTTCAAACTCCATTTCGTGTGAAGAGTTGTTCATAGCTTCTGTAACGGTGCAATAGTAGATTGCCTCTTCTAAATCTTTAATCATATCAATAGCTTCTCCAAGCTCTTTAGTATCTACTTCACCCAAATCACATAATTGTACTTCAACAGCACACATTAAAGTTTCTTTCATGTGTTTTAATCTTTCGTGGTCCATACTATCCCTCCTTACGCAGAACGTTCAGCAATTAGATTTGCATTTTGTACATCAATTGGCTGAGTAGAAATATTCTTCACGGCCACATGAGAGCAGCATCCTTTTGGAATATCAATAAAGATAGATGCGCTCACATTGAAGAAATCTCCAACTGCGGCAGGGGTGACAGTCATAATTGTAGCTGGAACCGCTTCACCATCCAAAGAGATAGCTAAGGAAATTGGTCCGACGGTGCCACCTTCTGCAATCGCGACATTTGCGCCGAAATGTACTCTAAAACGGGCGCGGCACTGAGTATTGGTGACTCCGCGAAGAGTCACCAATCCACTACCATCACGATGCTCGATAGAATAATTTCCAGAAGTAACAGAATCAGTGAAATAAACATTCTGATTTGCGGGAACTGTTTGAACAGCATTAGCAATAATTTCCATATACTTTCCTCCTTAGATATTAGTTGCAGCCACATCCAGCATAGTAGTTCATACCACAACCATAGCTAGCATATGGATTAGCTACCATGTATGCAGGAATAGGAGCCTTAGTTCCTAACTGGTCGATCAAGAAAGCGTTCTGAGCTTGCTGAGAAGCGGTCAAGCGCAAAGCCTGATTTTCAGCCTGCAAAGTAGCAATCTTATCCTGAGTCAAGAAGTCTAAGATAGAGCGAACACCATTATTATTGTTTTCAATAATATCTCTCGCGGCATTGGCAATATTAGTATTAGTTGCGTTAGATTGAGTCAAGATATTATAGTTGACTTCGCACAAACCTCTCTCAATCAAGCGCTGAGTTTCGCAGCAACAAGCAGCTTGCTCTGCGGACATATCACACAAACGGCCCATAATGGCGTTAGTGTTCTGCATATTACCCATAGTAACATTACCAAAACCAGTTAGCAAAGAAGTGTTCATGTCATAGAAACCATCGCATAGACCATGCTCTAGTCCACGGATTCCATTTTCTAGATTGTTGATATCAAAGCCATAAGAAACAGCGTCGCGAGCGTTACCTGCGCCAAGGCCGCCGCCATAGCCACCATTACCCCATCCCGCAAACAGGAATAACAGTAACAGCCACCATGCGCCGTCGCCATCTCCACCGAAACCAGTACCACTTCCACGGGTTACAGCAGCGATATCAGATAAATTATAACCTTTTCCATTGAACATAATTTTTTTCCTCCTTAAATTTTAAGTGTTGTAGCCTAATGCACGTTTAAAGGCTTCGAACTCCTGGTCGAAATTTTGACCGCCCTACTGGGCGTAAAGGTTGCGAATTACTTTCTCTAATTCGACAGTGCGACCAGATTGAGCTAAATTTAGGAGATTTTTTCCGAGGGGATTATCATAGGCTTGTCCTTTCAAAATTGATAACATCAATTGCTGAGGATTTTGCCCGGATTTAATCATTTGGATTAATTTATTTGGGTTTACTGGATACATCATTCATACCTCCTTAGAATGACATTAATTCTACTTTTTCTTTTGCGGGGGCAGATACGGCCGGCTCGGTTGGCTTCTGGAGCATTTGTAGTTGCGCCAGGACCTGCTCAAACTCTTCTCTCGTTACAAATTTCTCAACGGATGGAACAGAACCGCTCTCTTCTCTCTAAACGGGCATTTCCCTTAATTCATACACACACAGTGATGCGGTGCCATCCATATTTATTTGTTTTGTGTAGATTCGTCTGTTCGCTAAATCTGGGAAGTAGAATACAGAACCATCAAAGTCAATAGAGGTTGCACGGGCCTCTTCCAATGATGCTACCAAGCGTCCTTTCAGTCCTGCTTGCGGCGGCGCCTGTCGTAAGTAAGACAATGGTTGGTACACTGGTTGCTATTGGGCGACTTGCTAGGGTTGTTGTGGATAATAATTATAGTTTGAGTACATATGTAAGGTCTCCTCTCCATACAAAAAATATTTTATCCAATCCCCTCATAGCTTTATGAAAATTAGGACCGAAAAATTACCCTAATTTGTCCAAACGAGGACCGAACCCTAACCGAAAATGGACCGCGACTGGAATGAAAAATAACCAAAAATGGACCGTAAGAATACCGGGACATAACTTTTTGAGGTCCTGCGAATGACAAAAAAAAATACCCGAAAAATACTTTTTAGGTATTTTTCGGGTATCTCCGCAATTACTCAGTAACAGGAACAATCTTACTTACATTAACCTCAGCCTCAATACGACTAGTAATGTAGGCGGTCAAGTCGCCATAAATGGAAGCCAAATAATGCTTAGCTTCATCAGTTAATACAGACATAACTGCATTATAAGTCAAATTGAAAGCTTCCTTCTGAGCTTCTGCATCAAACTTACCTTGCTTCTTCAAAGATTCAACATAAGTCTGATTAGTTGCGATAACGCAAGTAGTGATAGTATCAGCAAGCATTTGAATGTACTTATCTGCTAATTCACTATCAGTCTTATCTGCGATTTCTTGGCTCTTCATTTTAATGAATTGAACTAAGTACATAGTCAATACACCCAAGAGAGGAATAACGCAAAGTTCAAAAATTTGATATAACATAACCATCCAGTCCATATTATATCCCCCTTTTTTTTATTAGAATTGAACAAATGAATCTCTAGAATCAATATACATATATAATTGAGTCAGAGTCCATGGTTGCTACAGGGTCCAAACAACATATAAATTTAAAGTAGCTCCATCTGCTACGCCTAAATCATCAACAAATCCTTGACCAAATCGATAGTCAGGAGAAGTGGCAGATGCAGATCTACTCCAACCAATAGCTTCATAGCCATCCTTCGTCCATCCAGAAGGAAGAGTTCTAAAAGTATTGGTGGTAGCTGCAGGAATACAACTAACACTTAATGTATTACCATTGCTATTGTCATGATATTTAATTGTAAACTCTTTTGTATCCCAAACTGCATATAAAATAACTGTTGCGCCTGCGGCTCCAATATTATTGAAAGTATCTCCAGCTTCATAAGTCGCAGTCGTAGCAGAAGATGATGTAGACCATCCTAAGAAGATTAAGCCATTGGCTGCAATGGTTCCAGTAGGAATGGTATAATTAGTATTACGAGCACAAGTCATATTACTAAAATCACCACTTTGAATACTACCACCATTTAGATTGAAAATAACTGTATAAGTGGCTTCACCCCATTGAGCGTATAAAGTAACAGTTCCTCCGGCAGTAGTTGTTAAATCAGTTACTACAGCATTATTAGCATATGTAGTTCCTGTTCCATCTTCTTTGGTATTCCATCCGGTAAAGGTATAACCAGAATGGGTAAAACTATTAGTTCTTAAACTAGAGCCTTCACCATAAGTATGAGATGTATTAGCCATAGAACCAGTACCACCATTAGCATTATAAACAACAGTATAAGTATTTCCAACCCATTCTGCAGTCGCAGTTACATTGCCAGCATAATTACCATTGAAAACCCAAGAGCGAGTATCAGAAGCAGTAACCATTGCGGCGGCTGGATTATCGCCCATAAAATAGAAAGTAGCACCACTAGTATTCTATTGACCTGAGCCTCCAGAGAAAGTAAATCCAGTACAAGTATAACCAGGTTTTGTTGGCTTATTGTCTGGCTAGTATCCTTCGTAACTATCTAAATTACCAATATAAGTTAGAGTACCATAAGAGAATTCTGTGGTAAAAGGACTTGAAGTAGTATTGTCACCGTTATACATTGTACCACCATTTGGATTAATGGTTAATGTATATACATTGGGTGTCCAATATGGATAAAAAGTTGCAGGAGCATCTGTCTGATAAGTTCCATTTAAGGTATTTACCCATACCGTACCTGCGGCGTCAGAAGCCCAATCAGTTTGAGTATAACCAGAACGAGTGAATTGCACTCCTTTTAAGGTTAAATTTGTACCATGAGTTTTATAAACAGAACTCTCTGTACCAGAACCATAAGTACCAGCTTTATATTGAACTAAATAAGTCGCAGAACTTGCGTTAGCAGTATAAGACTTATTACCATAAATATAAAAACTATAAGGGTTTGCGGTTGAAGTTTCTGAACCTGTCCAGTTTACAAAGCTATATCCAGAAGATGGAGTAGCTCTAATGGTTACTAAATCGCCTTCTGTATAAGTGCCACCGCCACTTACAGAACTGATACCAGTACCTTTACTCAAACTTACAGTATAAGATGCTGCATTTTGAGTATAAGTAACATAAGCATCAGTGCAAATTGCGCCACTGTGATAAAAACCATAAATTTGGCTTGTAGATTTAGTATATAAGAATAAATAATATGAAGTATTTGGGGAAAAAGATCCGTAGAAAGTAGGAGACCAAGTATTAAGATTTAGAGAATTTCCAGTAAGAGAACTGGTACTAGCCTCACTTCCAATTGCGTAATTTCTAAAAGTGCTGTAAGTATCACTACTACTACTTGTAGAAGTAGTTCTTAAACTAGCATATAATGGATAAGTAGAAGTAAGACCTTTGTAAGTATGGTCAAAACCTTGAACTGTAATTGTTAAAGCACTAATAGTAACATTTGATAAATTTGGAGTAGTTACTTTGATAGCAACTGTAAATTTACTATTACCGCTTGGATCACAAGCCATGGGGTTGACATTTCCACCGAAGAAATCTTCTCCATCATTAACGCCCCAACCTTCATCGTCAGTTGTAGAAGTGCCTAGGTTGCCGCCAGAGGGTCCAAACCAGTAGACTCCAGTGGCAGCAACTCTTGCACGAACACCATTTATAGTGCAATCATAAGTTGCCATTGTATATTTTCTCCTTTCTCACCTAGATTTTATTAAGTCAATAAGAAGAAAATTCGACCTTCTTCTAAATTAGTAGTTGGTAAAGTAGGACCATAATTACTAGAATTTAGAACGATAGTTGTACCATTTAAATAAACAGTTGGAGAAGTCACAGTTGCTTTAGTATCAGTCAAAGTTAGATAAGAAGTACCTGCGGAATGACTCTTCAATTGACCACTCAACTTGATGTTTGTAGCATTGATTTGTCCAGAGAATGTACCTGTTGTACTTGTGATACCAGCGCTAAAATTAACAGCTCCAGTAAAAGTCTTTGCTCCTGCAAAAGTCTGAGTAGTAGTAGAAACTAGACCAGGATTTTCGCCAGTAGCAGATTGAATGCCATTAGTAGAAGTATAAGTAGCACCATTAATGACAAAACTAATAGTTGGATTAGAAGCGCCTGTGCTGAAACTTAAACTTGGGCTAGCATATAGAGGAGCAGAAGTAGTACCGCCAGATACTAAAATACGGCCTGCGGCCATAGGAGTAACCTGTCCTACTGCATTAGTTCCATTGCCATATAATAAAGAATAAGCACTTAAAGAGTTAGCGCCAGTACCACCATGCTCGACAGAGACAGTAGAACAAGCAGTAACTTCACCGCTCGCAGCAACAAACACTGGTGCATTCAGACCACCAACGGCCGCAGTAGTGCTAGCCTTAGTAACAATTAAGCCAGAAGTATTAGGTAGCTGTAATTCACAATCAGCAGAACCAGCATTACTTGTTAGCTTATGCTTATAGTTATTATTATTAGGATTATGGAAATAAGTTTCTTTAAAATGAGCAACTTCAACTGGGGCTCCAGCAGCTCCTAAGTTAGTTGCCAATAAATTAGTAGAAGTGATGCTAGTGAAACCAATCATAGTTGCGGGAATGATTAGAGTATAACCATCTTCATTAGAACCATCAACAATAGTTCCAGTTGTGCCGGCAGTGCCAGAAATAGAGATATTGCGTTCAGCACCCCATTTAGCAGTAGTAATTGCTTCAGTTTCTCCGCCTTTAACTTCAGTGCCATTTAAAAGAATTGCATTGGTCCAAGAAGTTGCATCTCTAGCTGTACCTTCTAAATCTCCAGCAAAAGCTCCTTCAAACTGGGCTGCATTGATTGAAGTGGAATGAAGTTCTTCAATATAAGCAGTAGGAATATAATTAGATTCAGCTCCTAAGGAACCTGTCCAAAAATAACCTTCTGCAAGCGTAAAACTTGCATCACCAGCCATAGCCACTATTCCTGGAGTATTATCCTAATTGCTTACACTAAACACTGCGGTCTAATCCTCTGTAGCTAATATTAAAGTTTCTGGACTTTGAATTATTCCTACTTTATTATATTCTGTACTATCATCTCCAAATAAAACTGCAGCATCTCCAATTCCAATGGCATAACCGTTATTTAATTCTAATGCAGGCATTGTACCAATTATAATGCCTGGATAAAAAGATTTCAATCCTAATGGCATCTATTGGATTTCTGTAATACTATTCTTGGCAGGCATCATTAAACCAGGGTTATATATTGTTGCTTCAGGGAAAAAATTAGAAGCTATTACAGTTCCATCTTCAAAAGTTAAATCTAATCTAAGGCCATCAACTAAATCAATATTGCTAGAATTATACTAAATTTTAAATTTAGCGCTGCTAATATTGCTACCGCCAATTTTTACTCGATTGCCATTTTCATCATCATAATATAATTCACCAAAGTTTTTATCTCCATCTTTAGCAAAATATACTGTGCCTTTATTTTTACTGGATGGAAGATCAGTCTTCGCACCCATCTTTAATTTGATATCCATTCTCTTTCCATATATGATAATTCCAAAGGAGATTCCATCATCTAAATAAATATGAGCTTGAAAACTTAATGAACTACCAATTTGAATTTCATTCTAATAATTTGAATCCCAATACCATAAAGCAGCTTCGCCATTAGGCCCATTAATAATCCAATCTGAAGTAACTGTCGCTTCGACGGGATCTCCACTTTTATAAATGCCCATACTAGATCCATAGTAGCCTGTCATTTCTTCGCCTTCAAAAAAATAACGAATATAAAAACCACTATAAATCCCATCGGGTGGAAGAGTTGCCATATATGTTCCTCCTTTTCTAAAAATTTTTATAAAAAAAGAGTATCTCTTTTTATTTTCTAATATAAATAAAAAAAGAGATTAGTATATTATTTTTATTCGGCCAATAACAAAAAAAATGGGTGGAAGTAAAAATTACTTCCACCCATAAAAGTTATGAAACAAATTCAATCCAAAAAATATCTTGCTGATTTAATTTTCTGATTTCGTCAGTAAAATGTTCATACATACTACTAGCAATATCATAATCACCAGCTAGATCTCCGGCGTCTTCAAGGCCGTTTGGCTGAACGTTTAGTCCATATAGGACTTTGCCAACATTTGGCATGGTGCTGATATTATAGAGGATTTTCTTTCCATCAGCATCAACACGATAAAAACGAATGGCATATTCTACTTCTGCTTCGTCTTGAGTTACTCGTCCATCAATACACCATGGAATAACCATCTTATCCTTTTCCAAAGTGCCAGGAGTAGCTTTATGAGTATAAATGTCGTAATATGGAACGGCATATAAACCAGTCACACCTTGCTTCTGGGGGTCTGCGGGATAAGTCTTATAAGAAATAACACAGGTGGTGGTAGACAAGTCCATATAATCCCAATATCTATCCATGATAAAGTATAAATTTTCGGATTTATGGTCACGAGCAGTGCTTAGGATATCACGTTCTCCAATTGAGCGAGTACGCCAATCAACTTCAATGTAATCCTCCGCATATGGAATGGAAGCCATCTTTGGAGGATTACTTCTTTGGATTTCATATAATTTGTCAATAGCAGTTTGACTTAACTGTGACATAATTATTGACCTCCTTTATTAAGAAATCTGGAATACCTTAGAAGTAGTTTTCTTTTCTTCTCCTGCTAGAGTATTAGTGATTTCACAGTAATAGAAGGCAATATTAACAGGCAAGTCATTATTAGCTAATAGCTTAACAGTAATTTCACTGCCATTTACACTAATAATATCTAGATCAGAATCCTTAATAGGAGTACCATTCTGGTTAGGAGTATTGCGGAACCACTTGTAAGTGACACCGTCAGTCTGGAACTCATTCATTTCTTCAATTTCAATCTTGAAGGTAATAGGAGTATTCAAGCCAGGAACATTCTCTAAAGTTGGGTCATCATCTGTAATAGGATACTCGATACCATCAACTAGATACTTGACGATTTCAGGAGCTTCAGCAGGATAAGTAACCTTACATTCAGAACTTTCTTTCCACATACTCTCTCTGTTCAAAGTACCGATAGCCTTAACTTTATACCAGCCTGGCTGAGTAGCAGTCATACTAGCATTAGAAGCATTGGGAACTTCAACATATTCAGCGTCAGAAGAAGCAGCTTCATACCATACATAGCTCTTTTCAGCACCGTCATTTGCATCAACAGTAACAGTTAAAATAGCCTGGCTAACAGTCTCTTCGCCTTCGCCAATAGTAGATAGAACTTTGTTCTTAGGTAAATCTGCGGTGAACTCAACTTTTTCAACACAAGGAATTACGCACTTCAAAGAATCAACGCTCTCTGCAGATTTGCTACTACCAACTTGATTGTTCAAAGTTAGCTTGTATTCACCGGTGACGTGAGGCCAATATCTCTTATTAGGTGCTAGCGCAGTAGAAGCACCCAAATCCTCAGCATCATCATCAACAGCCAAAATGGTATAAACACTTACCTGCTCATAATAAACAGGAGCAGCTTCTCCCTCTTCTGGCTCTTCAAAAGCATCGCCTAGGAAAACAGTATAAATCTGATTGCCAGTTTCAGCTTCGATTTCTTCAACATAATAAGTCTTGCCAGCTTCTTTTTCAGTATCATTTGTGGGCTTGAAGATAGTATCTACATCAGCGTAAGCCTTGAAAACTTCTTCAGTATCTTTAGTTACAGCGACATTATTTTCGATGAATCGAGGAGTATAATACCACTTGTAGCACAACTGACCTGCATCAGCAGTGGCACCGCTAGCATATAGCTTAATTGCATCATTCTTTAAGAAAGCTTTTCCTTCGTCATTACCCAATTTCCAATCATAGAAGAAGACAGGAATCTGAGGTAGAGTCATGTTGGAGTCAACGCCATTTTCAACTGCGGCCGCAAACAACAAAGATGGATCATCAATGTCTAGGTCAGCATTGAAATGAGTATATAGAGCTTGCTTAATCATAACAGAACTAGCCAAAGTATTTAAGCTGTACTGAATTTCTTTCTCTTCATTTCTTACGAAGAAACGAACAGAGAACTTCAAAGGATTTTTACCTTCAACAGTAACCTTACTGGTCAAAGGCCAACCAAATAATAGATAACCTTCTTCTGCTTCAAAGTCAACTAAGACAATACGAGAAGCACCTTCGTCTCCTGCTGGGTTAGTCCACTGAACATAAATTTCAGTAGAAGCCAAGTCAGTATAATCGAAATAGCGAGGAACCTTAAACATCAAAGTCTCGGCTAACTGATCACCAGTAACACTAACACCATATTTACTATAAATATCAGGAACCTGAATATTTCTAGTATTTAGGTCAATGTAAAAACAGCCAGACTTGACATCGTATTTTTCATCCATAGGAAGCATCAAGAACTTAGCAGAGTTTTGATATGCAACATTAGAAGGTGGATTATTTCTAATATTTTCAGTGTGATAATCTGCTAAATAACCAATATGAGCAAAATACTCTTCAAGAGAACTGATTTTGCCTTTATCCAAAACAGACTGATTAATCTTTACACCAAGAGGATCTTTAGCCTGCATATCCAATAAAACGTTATATGCGTCTTGGAATAGAACGGTATATTGGTCTTTATAATCTTTATTATAGACTGTAATCACGTTATATCTTCCTTTCTTTATAATATTGTTCTAGGGAAGGAATTTCCCTTCCCTAGAACTGAAAAATCAAATAACCTTATTTTTTGGTATTGTCCGTAATTTCTCTCCACTTATGTTCCTCGGCCTCTTCAACAGTGACGCTGTACTGAGTACGCTCACCATTAGTTAAAATCTTGCCGGGATCAGCATTGATAGTTACGATATTGATATGATTGATACCATCTAGAAGGACCTTAGTATCTAAAATACCATTGCGGCCAAGGTATCTGTATTTTCTATCTTTAGTCATTAAGAACCTTCTCCTTTCCAATCCCAAACTTCAGTGTAAGGAGGATTATCAAATCCCATAGTAGAAATACTAGTATGGTAGGCTGTATCAGTCATTAGATAATCTTCAACACTTTGTTTAGCAAAGCTAATAGTACTTACACGACCATTTTTACCATATCCCTTGAAGGCGTTTTCACCAATGAAGTTAACCGTTGAGCCGAAGTAAATATCAGTAACAGTGCCATTAGCGCCAGAACCGCCGCCAAAAGCTTGCATACCGATATAACTCAATTTAGCGTCACCGCCACCCAATTGATTAATACTAATCTTAGGACATAAGAAAAATACGTGGCTTTCGATAGTCTCTAAAGAAGCTGGTAAAGCAGACAAAGTCAATTCACGACAATCCATGAATGCACCAGACTTTAGAAGTTTTAGTTTAGCAGGTAAAGAAGTTAAGTTAATGTTGGTTTCATAGAATGCCTGGCTACCAATTTCTTCAACATTAGATTTCATATCAACAGTAGTTAAACTCTTGATACTCTTGAAAGCATATGTTCCGATATGAGTAATTCCAATAGGCAAATCAACATATTGCAAAGCTAAAGCTCCTTCGAAGGCTTGTTGGAAAATACTTGTATAAGAAGTATTGGTTCTCAAGAAGAATACGTGAGTAACACGAGCCATATTCTTAAAGTCTTTTACCTGAGTTAGAGGGATACCATCATATTCACTAGGTAAAGTAATTTTACCTTGTAAAGTTTCACGATATTCCTCAGCGATTGAGATCTTACCACGCTCGCTGAAATTGAAATATTCCAATTTAGAAGCGACATCACGGCAGTCTTCAGTTAAATAGTGACCATGTAAAGTCACATCATTAGTAACTACCATTGTTGCCAAATCTTCATAAACAGGATTCTTAATTTCCTTATCCTTGTATTGGTTCTTAGACCAACCTTGGAATGCCCATCTCATATGATCTTGTAGACCTGTATTATCACGATAGTGGAAATTAGTCATTGGACCTGCGGCCTCGACGTAAGTCTTACCATAAGGAACAGGCCAATACTCTTCACCATTCTGTAAGATAATATTACCAGCCCAGTCGCAGAAGCGAACTTTGTACTCTCTATCAGTAGTAATATACTCTGGATAGAATGTCATACTTTCAGTTGGAGTAATATCTTCAAAGGAGATTGCAGATGCTTCTGGAACTGCTCCATCTGGCAAATCTTTTGTATTGTAATACTTAGTAATTACATTATCCTTTTTATGAATCCAATAGCCAGTAAATGCAAAATCATGAGAAGAAGTAGATTCCTTGTGAGGAGTACCAATAGCAAAACCTAAAGGACCTTGTGCGGAAGTTAGATAAGCAATACTGTGAGCATTTTCTCCAGAGGTATCACCGCTACCCAATACTCTGTAATATTGTTCCTCAGAATTTTCATTGGTTAAGAAAATTAATTCAACTGCGGGGTTGAAATTAGCACCAACTTTATCAGTGTACTTGAAAATCAAGTTTGGATAAGTTTTTGCATAAGTTTTGTAAATCTTATATTCATCAATAGCGCAAGCCTTATCAACTGTTAATGTACCGCTTAAAGCAGTAACAGTAGTAGTACCAAGTCTAGGACCAGTATTATTATCAGTTAAGTTTTCAAGAGCGGCAAAGGCTACAACATTATTATCGGCATCTAAGACGAAATCATCTTCAGTCTCATCATTAATAACCCAATTTACATCGGTAAATTGATAGTTAGTTAAAGAAGGAGCTTTTGCGAAGCGATAAGTGTAAACATCTAAGCCAGGGCAGTTATTAATGTAAGCCTGCTGAATTGAATCATAAATTCCATCATCCAATCTAACAGTTTCCAAATCAAGAAGATTTGTTGCAGAGAAGATTGCTAATGGGTTTAATTCAAGTTCTTTGGTAGTTGCGTTAGGAGCCAAAGACAATTCTTTGAAAGCACTACCACTCATTAGAACAGTTTCTAGCTGAGTTGCGTTAGTTAAGCTTAGGATAGAAATATTCTCGGGGTTACCGACATTTCTAGCCTGGAATTTTTGTAACATTGCGTTAGTACCAACGCTAACTTCGCTCAAACGAGGGTTATAATAACCTTCTATATCAGAACCGATTTCAAATTCACGCAATTTACTTGCATTAGTCATCTTGGCATAACCAGGATACAACTTATACAAGTCTTTAATTGTTTGAATCATACTTGCACCATAAATATAGCAAGTAGCATCGCTTGCGGCAGAAATCAATTCACCGACAGGGGCATTATAATAATTACCTCTCTTAATACGAGTAGAAGTTCTCTTCTGACCACCTAAGTGGATAGTGCCATAACAATCAATATAGAAAGTCATGGGAAGAACGTCAGTTGGTTGCAATGCGAAATCACCGTCTTTATTGAAACGGAATTCGATACCAGCACTGTCTGTGAAAGCAGTACTTGCAACATATTTAGAGTTCAGATAGAACTCTTGATAAGTTTCATATTGCTTTCTCTGGTGAGTCTTACGACCACCCTCTAGACGACTTAAGAAAGTAGTTTCATCAAGACCTAAGCGTCTAGGACGAATATATTTTCTTTCATAGTCCTGAATCCAGCAAATTTCGGGAATAATATCTTGGTGAGCCTTAAATTCAGCTAGATAATCATCAGCATCCCAAGCACCCTTCTTACTCAACTCCTGGAATAGATATTGCTGAGCCTCTCTTAATTCATGAATGAAATTCAACCATACGGAAGGAGAAGCATTGAAAACATCTTTACCATTGGGGTTAATATCACCGACTTCTAGACCATATGTATAAGTCAAGTTACCAGTATTATCATTACCATCAGAAGTATCATTATCGTAGTTTTTAGTTAGATCCCAGTGGAATCCATCTTCGGTGCTCCAGAAAGTGTTCTTAGCAACGTTATCAACCATGGTGTGACGAGAGATATACAAATAATGGAATACAACAGAATCCATAACCAAGTAATCTTCACATTCATACAACATTTTAGCGATACGATAATCTTTAGTGTCGTGGGTATAAGTACCTTTGTAACGACTAATTTTCTGACCCTTTAGACTAATTTCAGTTGGATTTGGCTGGCCTTCGTATCCAGGAGGATCGAAGCCTTCAAACACAAAATCATCAGTAAAGGTTACAGGTTCAGGCAATTCTTCACCAGTATATCCATTGGGGTGAGACAACTCATCATATGGACTTGGATCATTCATTGCGAACCATTCAGCCAGTCTCAAGAAATCTTGTTCTTGTTGTTCTACGGTAATGCCCTGCTCATTTTCTAACAAGTCTTCATTTTCTACAAGACCATAACGGAACTCATAGTATGGACCCTTGGTAATATCTTTACCTTCTTCGTCCTGACCTACAACTTCTTTTTCAAAAGCTTTTTCATTGAAAATAGTCATCCAGTGTTCTGCGTTCTGGTTATCTAGAACTTCGACACAGGCCGCACGTGGATTGGTAGTATCATGGAAAACATTCAAATTCTTCTTATCATTACCCATATTGCCGATAGAATACATCTTAAAATAAGGTTCTGCGGCATATTTTGCTTCCCAATCAGGGTTAGTTGGGTTGATAAATGCATTGGACTCCAAATAGATTTCACTCTTAGGATCTCCATTGTCATCTAAATATTTGAATTGTGTATTGTGGTCTCTCAAGAAGACAACGCCAGAGTGGAATTTCATACAGTCACGCATAGGATTGTATAATAAATTACCATCACTGTCATAACGAGTACCTTTTCTTCTGTGAGCATCCCAGTAAGGCTGGAATCTGTTATACCATTCTGCGTTTACAACGTTATTGGCATTTTCACAAGAAGCAACATTAACTTTAGTACAAGCAATGTCAATATATTCATCTTCATCAGAAGGTCTCCATCCAGGGATTTCATTACCATTCTTATCATAAATTTTACCTTTTTTAGTAAAATCAGAACGTAAGTTAAATGCGGCAACACCATAAGCGGCAGAAGAAGTGCCCTGAACATAAGTTCTAACTTTATCTGCTCTCATAAATGGCTTACCTAAATTATCATATTCATTAATCAACTCATAATAAGTACAGCCATCAATCTTATCTTCTTTATTAGTAGTTAATTCTGGAATATCATACAAATAAGCATGGCATCCAGGATTTTTCTGCACCAAAAGCTCATAAGAAATTTCGCCGGTACTGGAGTCAATAATATCATTGCGGCGATGGCGCTCTAGCATCTTATTAACGCTAGGAGCATCCATAACGAAGTTATTTAAATGTTCATCATTTGTTAATCTACGTTCATATGCTTTTGCGGTATATACATAGACGTCACAAGAATCAGAACCAATGCGAATGGTTTGAGCATCATTTTGCTGTAAAGCCATGTTTTGGCTGTAAGGCTTAGCACCTGCAGGAACACCATCAACCCAAATCATTAAGTAGCGATCACCATAAACGGTTTTACTACCTTGCTGTCTATCTCCTACATTGGGCCAAATTTCAGTTTCAACTTCAATATAAGAGTTTTCACAATACTGAGTTGCGAAATTAGGATAAGTAGCAGAAGAGAAAGTTGCTTTCTGAGCATCAAATTCTAGACCAATTTCAGCGACTCTTACTTTCTCAAAATAAGTAGCAGTTTCATCAAATGGATTTCTAGAAATAATATAATCAGAGCCAGAAAGGATATAATACTTATTAGTTCTATAAGTATCTTCAGTCAATTCAATTTCGTTATAATTATAATGGATACAGCTTAAAACTGGAGCTTCATAATCATAACAGTTGGCTGCCTTGAAGCAGAACTTAAAGTTCTTACCACCGGTAGTACCAGTTTTGAAATTTTCAAATAACTTATAGTCAATTTCCATCCAAGTACCCTGGCGCACACAGATAAACTTTTCAATGCTTCCATCTGCAAGAACTTCATATTTTAGACCGCCATTACGCCAGTCAAAATTATCAGAGAAGTTCAATCTTACAGGCTTAGTTTCACTACCGCCAACCCAGTTAATAACTTCATCATTACCAGAGAAATTAATTGCTTTTAAGCTAAAAGCTGCACCACTAACTTCTTCTCTGTTCAAATCCAAAGGTTCAACAGTGATATTGAATTCTCTCTTAGTATCACCATTAGTAGACTCTAAAGCTAACTTAATAGTACCATGAGTGGTAATTGTGTAAGGAATAGATTGCTTATCTCTGTTGTAGCTACGAGTAGAAATTACGTTATCATTAACAGAGAAAGTAACACTACATTCAGTTGTATCTGGGTCATAAACTAAGAATGGAATCTCAATAGTGTCATATTGAGTAGCAGTCTTTTGATCAAATGGGACGGTTAAAATTGTAGAAGTACCACCTTCGGTGAAAGTGATTCTATGAACAATTTCTTGTGTTCTAACAGTAATTGGCTTTCCAGTATCTTCATTGATAGTGGCATCCAAATAAATAGAACAAGTATGCTCACCATAAGACAGACTCTTCATTGCTTGAGTAGTAAATTCATTACCGTTTGCGCGATTAGCAGGAATATCTTCCTCGAAGTAATCTTGTCCTAGAGTAGAACCATTGTCAAAAGTAATATGAGCGGTACAATTAATACCACCAAAAGGTTTGAATACTAAAGTAAAGGTTGAATCTTTACGATATTCATCTTCAGAATAAGTGAAAGGCCACTCTAAACGCAAATCAACTTTTTGGATATTCCATTGCTTACTAGCATAGTTATCAGTGATACCGCCAGTATTCATATAGACCATCAAGTTAATACGAGTATAGTTACCATCTTTTGCCATGGGTAAAAGTTCATCAACTCTGAATTTATTATAGCCAGTAGTTACAGATTGAGTATAAGTCTTACCATTAATAGCCCAACTTGCGGTACCAGTTTCAGTTAAGATATCTCCAACTTCATCAGTTGCAGTAATAGTAAACTCAATCCAATGCTCAACACCATTTAAGATAGTGATATTAGTATCAACGTCAGCGCCATTGTAATATTCAATAGTAATATTACCTTTTTGATTAGAGCCAGGACCAGTGTTATCTCCACCGCCGCCAGACATAGCCAGTCTTTCTACAGCAATGGCGTCACCATCAACATTTAATACTCTGTAAAAACCGCCATCAGGTATATTCAAAATCAAAGAATCTAAGGCAGGAACATTTTCTCCTTCAATATGTTCAGTCATAGAGAAAGTAAAGAAAACATTAGTTCCGTATTTTTCATCATCGGTCATAGGATATTTGCCGTAGAAAATACTAGAACTGCCGCCGACCATCTGGTATTCACCAGAGCCTAAGCCTTGATAAATCTTATGAGAATCTTGTGTGAAGTATAAGTAGCCTGGAATAGCACGTTTTCTCTTCATGTCTTGCTCAGTACAATTTACAGGTCTAAAAACATTGCCGGTCTCACGGGCGCCAATAGATTGTAAAACATTTTTTTGATCTACCATTGTTGCTCTCCTTTCTATCCAAATATAAAAAAAATGGAGAGGATAATTATATTATCCTCTCCATATAATCATCCTTCATAAGGATTTGAAAATAACAACTTATTTATTGTCCTTTTCTGTCCGAATTAGAATGTTCCCCATACGAAGCTAACATTTACGGTGCAGTCTTTTCCTTCGCCAGAAATATTAGTTACAATATTCTCGCTAGCAGAAATAACAGAAACAGTTCCTAAAACTTCACCTAAATGGCTCTTCATCTTGATCTTGGCATCTTCAACAACCAATTCAGGATCATTGAAAGTAGAATAACCAGTCTTAACCCAGATGAAGAAATCCTTCTTAGCATTAGCATCAGCTAAAGTAGCACCGTCTGCCTGATCATCTCTAGCAACCAATAAGTCACCAATCTGAGGCTCAGTTTCAGCGTTACTAAAAGCAGTAGTTACAACGTAAGTGTCACCAGCCTGGATTCCAGAAGCAGGTAAGCTGTCATAACCGGTTACGCTACCCTTGAAGGACATGGAGTTTGCGGCAGCCATATTCTCATTAATCAGATCTAGCAAAGCCTGGTCTTTTTCGTCAGCAGTATTAGCAGCCTGAGTTAAAGCATCGGCAATAGCATCTTCACGATCCTTGGTTTCAGCACTAATTAAATTAGTTAACTCTTCGTCTCTCTTCTCACGAGCCTCAGTTTCAGAAGTCAAAGCATTGTTTAAATTATTGATAGCAGTCTGACGGGCTTGAGCTTCCTGCTGAATTGTGTCATCAGTATCAGTTGCCCAATCCTCTAAATCTTTAATTTGTTTTGAAGCAGTTGTCTTCCAATTTTCTAAAGTAGAAACTTTACCATCAGTTGCAGCCAAACCATTAGAAACAGTAGTAATCTTTCCGTCTAACTCAGTATCGGCATTAGTACGAGCTGTCTTTTCCTGTTCTAAAGCAGTATCGACATTAGCGATAGCTTGAGCATTAGCCTGATCAGCTGCTTGACGGTCTGCAATTTCTTTATTCAAATTCAACCGAACAGCATCAGCACTAGAGCCAGCCTCACCAATCAAACCTTCCAGTCTTTCGACTTCTTCGGCCAATTCGCCATCCAAGGCTTCAATAGCATCAGCATTAGCTTGATCGCCAGTGGCACGGTCTACCAATTCTTGAGCTAAACCAGCTTTATTAGTGTCAGACTGAGTCTTAGCATCGTTAGCAATACCAGTAGTGGCAGCTAAGCTACTAGTTAAACCAGTAATAGACTGCTCTAAAGCATTCTTATCAGTAGTGTGAGTATTAGTTAGGTTAGTAATAAGTGTTCTTAACTTGCCTTCAACTCCAATAGCACGAGAAGCTTCATTGGCGGCAGCTGTGGCAGCTTCATCAGCCTTAGACTGAGCATTAGCAGCAGCAGTCGCATTAGCTTGCTCAGCAGCCTTAGCACGAGCAGCTTCATCAGTCAAACCAGTTGTTAAGGTACTGATATTACCAGTATTCTTATCTACATCGGTACGTAAGCCATTTTCAATACCAGTTGCACGTTCCTGCTCTGCAAGAACCTTAGCATTTACATAATCAACAATGTTAGTAGCAACTCCATCTGGTAATTGACCAAACAAAGTCTTTAAGTTAGAGATATCACCCTCATTGGTACTAACACGTCCACTTAGAGTGGTAATACTGCCTTGTAAAGCCTCATCGCCATCTTCTCTAGCCTCAATTTCAGCATTTAAATCTGCTCTTAATTGGGTTAAAGAATCAGTAGAGCCATCTCCACCGCCAGTTAAAGCATCAATACGATTTCTTAGGGCGGCTTCAGCGTTAGTAGCACGAGTAGTCTCAGTAGCTAAATTAGTTTGCAAGGTCTTAATATAGCCCTCATTAGTAGTAATTCTAACATCAAGGGCCGCAATATCAGCATTTACATCACTTAAATCATTGATAAGTACAAAAGTCTTTTCGCTCTTCTTGTACTTCATCAAAGCATTCTCTTGGATAGAGTAGTATAAGCAATGCTCAGAGAAAGCTTTGTCAGGATCTGTAGCAGCTGCGGCAGCAGCCTTGATATCGTCAAAGCTAGCAACAGAGATGAAATCACCGACACGGACTCTCTTAGCAACACCGCCGCCTTCATCAGTAGTTAAATCTAGATAAATACCAGGCTCATCAGTACAGAAAGAAACGGCACCAGGAACAATATTATCGCCAGCTAAAATCTGGTCGATTGTACCTCTTCTAAATAATAAACTTAATTTTTCATCAGCCATTATTAGTAATCCTCCTTATATTAAGTAGTGACAAAGTCAGATAACTCATGCCAAGCAAAACGATCCTCAAACTCAGACTTAGTTAAATAAGTTTGAGAAACTTCAATCTTATAAGCAGTTAAAGTTGTATCCAAAGATTGTAAAGAAGCATTTAAAGCAGCTAAGTCAGTAGATAAACTATCTACATTATTAGACAAATTCTTAAAATCTTCATTTAAATCCAATTCAGCAATCTTAGAACCACTTACGGAAACAATAGATAAAGTGCGGTTTTCATCAATTGCTAATTCATTTTCATCAACCGCATTGATAACATTTTTCTCGCCCTCTGCATTCATTGCCTCTAACTTTGCAATTAGAGTATCATCAACTAAGCTCTTGCCTGGGACAATAGTGACTTTAGAGTCAATACCAGACTGTAAAGATAAAATAGTTGTATGATTTGCAATATTAGCAGTATCAGGTAAGCTGATAAGTTTTAACTTACCATCAGTAATTTCAAACTCATCACTAACTTCATTGATAACGTTCTTTTGAGCGCCTTCTTCAATGGTAGCTAATTTAGCAGTCTGAGCTGTAGACATTAGTCCATAGCCATCAACTTTATCAACTTTTCCATCAAGATCATCCTTGGTGGCATAATTATCAAGATTAACTTCCCAAGAACCTAATCTTTCAATCCCACCATCAATAACCATATATTCATCATATACGTCATTTACTAAGCCTTCTAAAACAGGAACTAAGTAAATAGTATTAGAAACATTAGCATCTTCATTATCAATATCCGCCTGAATGTCATCTAAACTATCAACTTTTTTATATACTAGATGTCCAGCCTTAGCAATTTCAGCTAAGGTCTCTTCTTTAGTATAAACATTCTCTAAAGCCTTCTCATTCAAAGAAACCTGGATACCCAAGCTCTCAACAGTACCCTGTAAATCACTTACAGAAGTCTGTAAAGTGCTTAAAGAACTATTTACACCTTCCAATGTAGTTGAATTTGGCTCAAACCAACCTAATACCAATTGACCGGCTTCACTAGTTACTTTTGGTTCTAGACCAGCAATCCAAGGATGGTTTTCATCAACTTCCTGTAAAGTATATTCTTCGGTTTCTGCGTCATATTTATAATAACGCTTACCAAAATCTTTGAAAGCTACTGCGCCATTATCCAAAACAATAGTTTTGTTATCAGCAACAACAGCAGAGCCAACTTTTTCTAAATCTCCAGCTAAGTTAGTAATAATATAAGCATTAGCTACATCATCAACAACCAAGCTTAAAATCTGACCTACATAGGCAGTAGGATCACTAGCTGCATAAGCAGCCATCAAATCATAGTCATACCATAAGGCAGTACTATCCAGAGGAATTGGATTATTTCTCTGAATAGCAGCAGGCAAGTACATGACATTAAAATCTTGTCTAATTACAGCCATTCTTCAATTCCTCCTTAGTTCAAAGTAATTTTATGGACTTCATCAACACCCATTTTACTTGGAGCATAAACCCAAACTTCATACTCAGCAGCGGTAGCACCATTAGCACCTTCAACCATAACATTATCTTGCTGTACATAGTCAGCAGTGCAATTATAATTCATAGATTCAGGCATAATAATTTCTTTAATACCATTACGAGTATTAGAAGCAGGAATAGCAATAATAATACGAGTAGGATTATTAATAGTTTCTGCGTCAACAGTAATAACCTTACCGGCATTATAATTCCAAGAAGTAGCTAAACCTCTAATTACAGCAGAGTCAATAGCTCCAGTACCATTATCAACACCAACAAAAGAAGCGCGATAACCAATAATAGAACTAGTAGCCTTAGTTACGGAACCACCCTTGATATATTCTGCGCTTTCTTGCTGTAAGTTATTATAGGCTTTAACACCATCAGTATAAGTAGCAGTAATTGCTACAGAATACTTAGTATCATCAGTAATGGTAATTTCTGGCATGGAGCCAGAAGCTGTATTAGCAGTATTGTTATTGGTATCAACAACACTATAACTACTAACAGTTACGCCAGTACTTTCAGGGCCAAATTCATAACTACCAGGAGTGAAAGTAGAAGTATACTTAGGAATTACAGAAGTGCCAACTTCATAAGAAGTCTTAGTTCCATCCCAGGAGACAGTGAACTCTACATCGGTAATTGTTGGATCTTTTACCTCAGAGAACAACTTATTAAAGAACTCAGCAACATTCAAACCTGCGGCCTGAACTTCAATATTACCAGACTCTGGAATTTTTACTGTACCTACATTTTCAGTAAATACAAAATCGCTTTTGAAGTAAACATTTTCAGCGTTATAATTGCCATCCATGGCGGCCCAATTTGTACCGTCATATACATAAGCAGTATGCTCATACATATCATTAGCAATTAAGACTCTTACGATTGCTACATCATTTTTATGCAATTCAGCACCATTTACGATGCGAACGATTGCGGCCTCCTTGCTCTCATCTGCTTCTGCGGTTACTTGATAAACAACAGCATTAGAAGCAGCTCCTGCGCCTTCAGGAACGGCCCAAGTGCCGTCCGCACGCAAGAACATATTTTCTTCGCCCTTTGCGGGGGCTGGCACTAGGCCAGCCTTACCGTCGGACAAAGAAGAAGAGCCAACAAATACTAATGCTTCTTTACTACAATTTACCCAAGCACCTTGAGATTGATTGTAGATTAGAAAGGAAGCATCAGATAAGTCTAAGGAATTTACAATGACATCAGATAAGTCGTTTAAACTTAGTAATTCAGATAGATCTCCGCTATTGCTTTCGCCATTACCAGCAATTAACTTATTACCTAAGTACAAGCAACCTTCACTAGCAGTAGGTTCAGCAATAAAATACAGGGTATCAATATCTTTTTCAACCAAAGCGGCGTACTGTGTAGGAGTACCTCGCATAAACTTAACGTATCTTGCCAATATAATCTCTCTCCTTCCTAAAAATTATTTACTTATATATATTAATTTCTCAATAGAAAGAAATTATGTAGTGGGTTCAGAACCTTCATCTCCTGGAGTGGGATCTGGTTCTTCTGGATCTGGTTCTTCGGGTGCGGGTTCTAGGGCAGCAATTCTGCCTTCTAGCTCAGCTACCTTCGCAACCAGTTCATTGTAATTTTGAAGCAATAATTCTAAATCTTCAATTGCTGCACTGTTGTCTGCAACAGCACCTTCAGCCAATGCTTTTACTTGGTTTTCAGTTTCAGTTTTGGCTTCAGCAATTGCTTCACTCTTGGCAGTTGCAATAGCGCCTTCAGTTAATGCCTATATCTGATTTTCAGTTTCGGTTTTAGCTGCAGCAATTGCCTCGTTCTTGGCAGTTGCGGCCGCACCAGCCGCATCAAAAGCGTCTGTATTAGAATAAGCAGCAGTACCTAATCCTTTTACAATTACATCAGATCCATTGAAAGCGACTGTACCATTGGTACTACCAGAAGTTAAAGTATAAGTAGGAAGAGCTTTATGCTCAACTGCAATAATACCATCAGTTTCATTTACAGAATAGACATATTGTCCATCGGCAGCACTGTCAGTATAATCTAATTTATCAATTTCATCATCAGTGTAATTATTTGCAGATTTTAAAATACCAGTTTCGCCATCATTAATTGCAATAATAGCATTAGCATTATCTGTTACTGCACCATTGGCTAATTCATCTGTATACTTATTAGCCTTTGCTAAAATACCAGTTTCACTATCATTAATTGCGGTAATAGCATTAGTATTATCTTTTACTGCTCCATTTGCTAAATTATCAGTATAAGACTTAGCATTTGCTAAAATACCTGTAGTAGGATCATTAATCGCGGCAATGGCATCAGTATTTGCTTTTACAGCGCCATTGGCTAAACTATCAGTATAATTTTTAGCAGTAATCAAAATGCCAGTAGCAGGATCGTTAATTGCATCAATATCAGCTTCAATTTCAATATCTTTTGCTTCTAAGTCATCTGCACGTTTTGTCAAAGCTAAAGTATCTGAAGTTAATCTATTAATATCGTCAGTTAAGTTATCAAGTCTTCCTTTATGACCAGTAAGAGTTGTTGTATTTGTCGCAACTAAATTATCTTTAATATACAAAATAACATCAATCAAGCTAATATCACTCATTTTAGTATCATCAACTCTAAAATGAGCATTATCAAAAGATTTTAAGCTTTCTCTTAATAGTGTTAAGTTACCGATAACACGAGCAATATTAACATCACGATGGTCTTCCCAGTCAGACCAAACATCTTTGACGCTTCCATCTTCATTAAAAGTATTTTGGTGACCTGCGATTAATTCACACATATCGCCAATGGCATCAGAGACACCCGGCATCCAATAATTAAATCCTTTATCATTGGTTGCGCCTCTGTATAGATTCCAATCACCGACATATTCTTCCAATAGATCAATATCGTCGTCTTGCTCTCCATCGTGCTCTTCATTCTTCGTCATACGAGCCTTTAGAGCATCAATTTCTTCTTGAACATCAGACTTTGGCATCTTGTATAAATGACGAGTACCAGGAATCATATGTCCTGCTCCATCTACAGCATAAGATTCAGTAGTTACAAAGAAATCATCGGGATTTAGAATGGTTACCATTCCTTGAGTTGCTTCTAATTCCTCTTCCCATTCACCATCAATAGTATATTTATAGATTGCATGAGAAGGATCAACATTATCTTCTTTGCTTGGAATTTCAACAACTACTCTACAGCCCTCTTCTAAAGTAAAAGTTCCGCCCTCTTCTGCAATTCTGTCAGAAGTTTCTTGAATACATCTATCAATAACCTATTCGATTTTTTCTCCATCTTGCTAAACAACCAAATACATATTTGGAACATGATAAAAACCATTACCAGGAACATTACTCTCGGCATCTGCTTCTCTATGCCAAATCTTGAAAGATTTATCTTCTTCATTCTAAGTAAAAACAATCCATCTGTTACCAGACTTTAAGTCGATAACACCTTGGCGTCCAGGAGAATGATATTCAAAAGTATCTTCTGGAACACCCTCAGCAGGATTTGGATTTACTAATTTATCTTCACCGGGGAAAATAATGCTGTCTTTTCCCTAGTTACTAAACCATAGTCGATTGAAAGCATCAACTAATTGGTAATATATGCTACCATAAAAACTCATGCGCTTCCACCTGACCCTTCAAATACAATGTCAATTAGAAGACGGTCGCCTTTGCCATCTTCATCGTACCACTTCAATGAAGGACCGTCAAATTTGATACGGAAAATCTGTCCATAACCTTCTAAATCAATCTCATAAATACCTGTCTCGCCAATGACGATTGGGTAATTACTATCATTCAAATAGAACATTGTACCTGGACGACCTTGAATACCAAGCTTTGTGATTGCGCTATATTCATTAAAAATATTACCACCGATCAATCTTTCTGGGAAAGAAGGATCATTTGGATAATTATTTATTTTGGCAAATTCATTATTAATCAAATCAGATCCATAATATCTAAATTGTCTAATAGCTTTCAATTCGTCCGTCCTCCTTTTAAACAATATTTTCTGCGGCTTTAGTAGCAGTAATACTCATTGTTCCATTATATGCTAATGGAATAGTATATTTGCTAATAATATAATCTCCGCATAGATTGGTTTCGTTGTCATATAAATGCACACGAATATTAGGTTCCAAATAATAGATTGGAATAGTTGTAATTGTAGCATTTTCAATGCAATATCCATGAGTATAAATTAGTTCATCTAACTTATCTTTTGCGGATTTGCCTTGAGTACTAATCTTAAACATGGTCTCAATCATTGGAGCCTAAATGTATCTATAACCAGTCATTATTTCTCCCTCATCAGCAGTTCTAAAAATAATGTCCGGTGTATCTCTAAAATAAATGGATTTTACACTTGAATCATTTACAACTTTTGGCCTACGACCGACATTCTACACATTGAATTGTGCCAGTTCTCCATCTGTATCTAAAAAGTCAAACCAGAAATTCAAGCTCTAAGGAGATTCATAAACATCTTTACGCCAATGAGGATAAAGTTCATCTTTGGTATAATAATAAGAGCTTTCTTCTTCAACTGCTTCAATTTTTGTATCGCACTTCGCAATAAGCTCTTCAATTTCAGTTAAAGTGACGTATAAAGCATCTTGGAATTGTAATAACAATGCGTCTATTCTTTCCGCATAAGCGTCATCTGTTTCATCTTCTTCTTGCTCAGGTCCAAATCGATCTAGCTCATGCACTACGCCTTCTTCGTCCTTTTCTTTTCTTACATAGAAGAAATAATCAAATTTCTTATCTAGGTTAGATAATGCTTCTTTGTTCTCTTCAATATATTCAGGAGTATAAATAAAATTTCCAATGAACCCTTTCTCTTCCATTAATTTTGCTTTTTCATCTTGGTATTCTTGCACAGTTCTTTCAATGGGATAATATAACTGTCTCCAAAAGCCTTGTAAATCAATATAATAAGATTCATATCCAGTCAATCCAGTAGGATAATAAGGATAATTATTTTCAATAATCCGTTGCTCAAAATCTTCTTCTTGACCATGCTGATAATAGTCTAAAGCCATTTGATAAATAATTTCTCGCCAATCTTGATTATAAACACGATTTTTCATAATATCAACAACAATATTACTTACATCGCCGCCTTCAGATTCGGGAATTTCTGGCTTATAAATGTAAGAAGTTCCTAATCCTTCTAACGCTCTTTCTAAGAAATATTCATAATAATGAGTACATCCATTATAATGTCCATAATATCCAAGAGTTCCATCACTTTCTACATCAAAGATATAAATGTCACGATAATGATTCCATTTACCTCTACTATCATTCAAATTCTAATCCTCAGGAGGAGCAGGGAAATAAGAATTTAAATCAATTCTTTTACTTACTGCTTCAGAACAGTATTGGCCAATACGTCCAGGAGGATAAAAACCTTTTAGCATTTTATATCTTTCAGCCCAATCCATAATATCCCACCAATCTTCCGGTAATCCATTTGGATTTGGCTTTTTAGTAAATTCTTCATATAGCTCGCTAAAGATTTCATTATATAAATCTTCATCAGTTTTTTTCTCAGTTGTAAAGAATTTACTTCCGTCATATGTGCGGTAGAAGGTTGGTTTCTTATCAATTGCATAGCGCATATGAATTGGAATTTCAGTATTTTGAACGGAAGCACGAGTACCCCAAATTGAATAATCATTTTTCATATTAGTCAAATTAGGATTATTATTGAAAGCAGTAATTAGCTCTCCTTCATGGAATACATAACTTTGAGAGGAAGCAATCGCCAAGCTTTCTACATATTGTTCATCATAAGAACCATCCTCATCATCGGAACTACTATCAACCAATGGAGACCATAAAGTATTGACAAAAGAACGCTTTTTCTAGAAAATGAATTGTCCCTATAAATCATAAAAATACTCGAATTCACCAAGCATATTTACGATCTTATCTAAAACAGAAGTAACTGTTTCACCTGCGGCCGCAATCAAATCACCTGGGTAAGTTAACTCAGTAGTTCGATAACCTGCAGTCTAATTAGTTTCAATCTTAGCAAAATAATAAGGAATATCTTGCTTTTCTTCACTGTCCCAAATCCATACTTCAGAGGGATTAGGTGTTCCAGTCAATGGATCAACTAACATTTCTAATTCTGTATTAGTTAAATCTTTTACTTGAATGGATACTCGCTCTACTTCTTTTGTTTCTGGATTAACTCTGTCTACCTTACATTCGACTTCACCTTTTAATAAAGCGTTTGTATAAATTGGAGAATCAATATGTCTGTATAAAAACATTGGAACATCGTATTGATACTCTAAAAGCTCTAAACCATATTCTTCTAAATCATTGATAATAATATTGTGAAAAGGCTCTCCGGCGTATTGGTGAATCATTTCGCGAATAATACGATGAATTGGAAGTTTAGTAATTTTCCAAGAGCCATCAGGATTTTGTTCTTCAATTTGACCGAAATCAACAGAAGATTCAAAATTACCACCAATTTCACCATTTAGCTAACACATCTTATCTTTACCAGATACAGAAATATTAAAACTTGAGGCATTACGACTTGTATTAAATTGAGTAATTAAAAAGACACCCTAATCAAACCAGCATACTTTTGGGTAGGCAGGATTGATATAATTTTCCAATCCAATTTCTAACTTGAATTTAGTATTCAGTCCCCAATAATAATTTCGATAATCAAAATCTGCGGCGACCATGGTTAAAGAACAAGAGCGTCTGATGGCAGAGGTTCCATCGATATTGATGGAACCCTGCGTTACACGACCTTCAATAAATTCAATAGGAGATTCATCAAAGCGCAAAGCTGTGATACGAGCATAAATGGTTTTGTTTTTATCTCTATCTAACTCTAATAAAAAATTTTTATCATAAACCATTAATCTTCAACCTCCTGTGCCAAAGCATATTCAAGTGCTTCTATATATTTTGCATAAGCAGATTCAATTTGTTGTAAACTAGCATCAATTTGTTCTCTGGTAGATTCTGCATCACCAGTGACAGCTTCCCAATTCTCAATTGCAGCCTGCCAAGTTGCTTTAGCATTTCTAACTGCACTACTACTAGTCTCAACATCATATCCTAAGAATTTAACACGATAAGCCATCTCAACCATTAAACCAGTGCCAATATAAATTCCATCAATTTTATCAACACCAGTAATCGCATCAATTCTACTGTGAGTACCAGAAGATTTATTGATACGACCATTATTATAAGAATTAGTAGGCCACCATTTATCTAATTCGATGCCAGGTGATTTTCTACCATCGAATTTGATTTCATCCTCATACTCGCCATCACCATTTACAATCTTTAGACGATAATCAGGCTTACCCATGGGAGAACGAGGTTTACCGCTATAATAAGTTCCTGAATTTCCGACTTGATAAATTACACTAGCATCCCATTCAGTATCATATATACGATCGGTGAACTGTGGATTAAAGAACCAAACTCCGTTACTATCTTTATAAATCTGACGAATTGGTCTTTCGCTAATTCGCAAATAATGGAATCTACCAGTCTATCGACGAATATCTTCCAAAAAAGAAATAAGATTAGCATTAAAGCCAGTGCCAATAAATTGTCTAAATTCGTCTTGTACTGCGATGCTTGTAATCTTACTAAAATTATCAGTAGGATTACTATCATAATAACAGAAAGTTAAATATGCGTCTCTCCAATCATCGGTCTCAGGTTTCTTAGTATAATCTAATTTATCAATATCTGCGGATTTTAATAAAGTAATTGAAGTAATTGGTTTATCCTGTACTTGTACATAATAAGTACCCGTATAGCCAATTTCAATTTCAACATTACCATATCCATCTTCAAAGTTTAATGCAAAAATTGTTCCAGGAGCGACACCAGTAAAGCTAGCTCGATAAATTGCGGGAGTGGTAATTTTATTACCTTCTGCACTAAATCCTTGTACATCTTTTTTGGGATCTGCGGCGTCCGCAAGTCTAATCTAACCGATTTTCAGATCGCGATTATCTCTATCAGGAGCAGAAATAAATCCATATGTATTTAGATTATCAAAAGTGCATTCCGCAATCTCGTAAGCAGTTCCGCTAAAGCTATGAAGCATACGTCCCACTACATCAAGTGGAGACATGGATACATTCATAATACGAACAATAAAATTACCCTCGCTAGGAGAGCGGAACAACTTAGGCTTGCCATTTGTTAGCCAAGACAAAGCCTCCATTTTAAATTCGCGTTCTCTGCGTAAATTATCCATAGTTACATGAGTATCTCCTGGACCGATAATTTCATCGCCATTAGCCTAAGAACGATATAATAACTTCTCAGTCTAAATACCTTTTAAGAAGAACTCATTTGGATCACTAATGAGAGATAATAATCCAGATACAGGGAATTCTTTATATTCTACATTACCATTTCTAAATACGAATGGATATTTACCGCCTAAAGTATCAATTTTAGATTCCAAAACAGTAGACTTAAAAGAAGTAACCTTTGGATTAAATCTAATCTTTAATTGACGAGAGCCATCAAATAAGAACATATCTTCAAAATCAACTGTAATAGTTTCTGGAGTGCTGTCAAAATAATATCCTCTGCGGTATTCATCATAACCATCAGGCTCTTCATAGTCGCCTGCGGCATTCATATCATTGTCACGATAAGCTAGTGTCCATTTATGATTTATCATTCGATTAGAAAATAATCCTTGAGCATTGAATGCTTGAATAGAATAAACATATTGAACACCTTGTTGCACAGTAAAATCTTCCCAAAGGATTAAATCATTCTTATCCCAAAAATCTGGGTGAGTTGTTAATAAGTCCGCAGATTCTCCAATATCTCCATATACATGAAGATTTTTATAAGAGAATCGGTAAATCTCATTCCAGCTATCAAAATTATCTTCGCTAGAAGAACGAGACAAAACAAAGCTACCATCAATAACACCATGCTTCACTTTTGGACGTAAACTTAAACGAATAAAACCATCTTCAAAATTAGAAGTGGCAATTAAATCACATTTCTCTTGAAGAGAAGAGTCTACGCTTTCTTGAGTAACAATTGGATAACTTTGACTTTCACATTCTAATCCATTGGTAGTAGTTACTTTATAAGTAAGATAATAAGGAACTCCTTCTTTCAAATTCTTTCGCAAAACCCAGTGGTCATGCATCTCTTCTGGCTCCGTATCATAAGAGCTATTATGAATTTGAGTTCCGCTTGTAGAAACAATATTTCCATCAATGTCCCTTAATTCAAAACAATAAGAGTAAGCTTTTTCTGTTGTATCATACTTATTACCTTCGCTTGGCTGTTGATAAACACCAACATATTCATAACTATTAGATAAATTATCACTTTGTCCCTAAACTTTTACGATGGGGTATGTAGTACATTTAATAATTCCTACGGTAGAATAATAACCCACAGTATTATCCTTAGAAACAAAAGCAATTTGAACTTTATAAAAAGTACCAAATTTTATTTCATTTTTCTTTTCAGATAAAATAAAGTTAGCATGATAATTACCCGTAGCTTTATTGTATATATATTGACCACTAAAAGTACCAATCTCTCTGTTGGTTTTTACAGTTTTAATTTTCAATTTTAGTGGAGTGGCTTCATTCAAATCAGATAGAGCAACTGCACGATTCAACATAAAAGGAATATTCATTGAGGTTCCCGCAAAAGCAGGTAATTTACCATCTATAACAGGTGGATGTAATTTCATAACTCTAACTCCTTTCTCTCTAAAAAATTGGGCTACTGGAAAATTTCCAGTAGCCCATATAATTACTTAATCATGAACAATAATGCTTCCATCTGGGCAGCAGTCATTGTCATACCAGGATCGAGATCATCATAACTAATCATAGCAATGTCAACCTCTTGCTCAATATTAAACAACTGAGTTAATTCAGCTTGGGCCTTATCAACATTTTCAGGTTCGACGGTATATCCACCATTTTCATTTTGAACGCCGAGTTCTTTAGCAACATTCAAACGAGCCTCTTCAATTTCTTGAGCTAAACCCAATAAAGTCTTTTTATTCTTCTGTAAGAAGAAATTCAATTTAACAGGTAATTTTTGATTACCATCACTGAAAGCCTCCATAAGGTGACTTGCAGTATTATAAATTTCTAAATTTGTCATTTTCATAACGTATATCTCCTTTTTCTCCTTTTTAATCTTTAATAGTAACAGCTACTTGAATTGTACCAGAAGTTGAAACATCTTTTGTTTGAGATTTATCTTTAGTACAATAAGTATAGTAAGAACCTGATGGCGGACTACCAGCTGTTTCAGTAGTAGAAAAATAACCTCCAGAAGGTTGTGTATATGTATAACAACAAATTGTCTAAGATGCTGTAACAGTTTTATTATCTGTTGTTGTTACTGTATAAACCCCATCTGTTCCACCAGTTACTGTTGTATCACTAGCTCCAGAAGTCACAGATACTGTAACGCTATCTTTTATTATTGATTTTATATATGCCTCTAAGCTTACAACACTACCATTACCATCTGCTACATTAACAGAAGCGGTCTTAGTACCACCTAAATAAACGCTACTAGCATATAAACCAGCGGTATTATCACCTGCTGAAAATAGTAAAGCTCCAGAAGAATTTTCTGCTGATAAATAATGACCTTTTACTTTTGCTCCTGAAGTAAATAACACTTGAGTATTATAGTCTTCCATGCCATTCGATTCTAGCGCACCAACAATTTGATAAGCAGTTATTTTTGAAGCATTTATTTTATTAGCATAAAAAGCCGTTAAAGCACTTACTGAAACACGACCATCATCTGAAAAATATAAATAATTACCAGTACCAGAACCAAAATATATTTTATTATTACCATTTAAATAAATATTGCCAGAAACGGTCTTTCCATCCACAGTTCCTCCGATATATAAAGAATCAATTACAGTACAAGTGGTAAAAGATCCATTTGTTAAACTACAACCAAAACCTTTCATAATACCCGCTGGAGTGACACTAAATCCACCAGTACCTGTGGGAGCTCCATCGCCGCTCTAAATATCACAATTTATAATTTTTGCATTTTTAATTACAACCTCTTTGTTATCAGCATATAACTGATAACCAGTTTCTCCTGAGGTTGGACCTACTTTTAACACGCCACCTTCAATAGTAGCACCTGAAATAGTACCACCTGTCAAAACACCACTAACAGTTAAACTACCAAGAGTACCGCTAGTTGCATGAATTGCTCCGGTAAATTTACCACCTTGTGAATAAAAATTGCCGGCCCAATCAACTTTAAAATTAGGAATTATATCTTCTGGATCATCATTTTCAGGATCATAGGTTTTATCAATTGTACCTATCCACAAAGGATATTGTGCGGCACTACTATCAATTCTTAATTGACCAGTAGAAGCATTACCAGCTTTTAAATTAAATGTATAAGCTGTAAATTCTCCAGTACCAAGATTAATTTCCATACCTGTTCCAGGAGTACCAGCAGCCTCTCGAATAAAAGTATTAGAACGAATATATTGTCCCGCTTCAGAAATATGCATTAAAGTTATATCATTACCAACAATTTCTAAATAAGGTTTTGTTACTGTTCCGCTAGTACTCAATTTAACTCTACTAGAAACTAATGAAAAATTAAAAGCATCAATTTTACCAGTAGATAAATCAATTTTCATACCAGATTCAGGTTCACCAGCTGCAGTCTCACTATAATCAGCAGATTTTAGCCAGAACTTAGTACCACCAATATGCATAAGCATATTGTTACAATTATCTTTAATAACAAAATAAGGTTTACTTGAATCTTTTGAATTTAACATTACATTCTTTGAAGTTAAATAAAAATCAAATGCATCTAATGTACCATTTTTTAAATCCAATCGCATACCGGTACCAGTAGTATCAGTAGTTGGTGTAGTTAAGCCATTAGATTCAGTCTCATTCAAAGTAAATTTTGTTTCATTATATTCGTCAGATTGTAAATAATATCCTTCTTTCTCTCCGCCGATAAACATTAAAGTTTTACCTTTAACACTATCAATCTTGAAATAAGGACTTTTTACATCAATATGAATATGACTTGCAGTATCTGCTACATACTTACCAGTAGTAGCATCAATTTTAGCTCCCTTCATGTCAATGATACCATCATCTAAATCAATTTTCATTCCAGAAGAATCTTTTGCTTGTTCATACGAAGCACTTGTAATAGTACCTGTATTTCCATCAAACTTGATTCTACCTCTACCAGATTTACCGATAAAAGCAGTACCATCAACATTGAAATTAAAGCTTTGCGCTCCTTTGTGGAAACCATATAAGCCTACGCCAGTAGCATTATCTTCAGAGGCGGTATTTACATCGCCCAGTAAAACACCTTCAAATTGGTTTTCTGAGTTCTTGCGGCCCGCACCTACCATAGTAGACATAATAGTTCCATTCTCTTCATCAATAACTAGACTACCGTCCCATTTATTGATCATAGCAGAAGCGTATCTATTTTTCATACAATAAATTGGCTGAGCCCAAATTACTACTGCATCCTCATCTTCACAAGTAACAACTGGATAAACCATTGTACCACCATTATTTTCTAAGAAAATATGACAAGGAATCAAGCAATTTCGCTCATTCAATTTAGGCATATAACTTTGTAAAACAGCATATTGTGATTGACCCCAATCTGTGGCAGTCATAATATCGCCATTTTCTTTATAATACATAATCTTCCAAGTTACACCAGTAACTTCAGAATCAGCTTCATGGATTACATTACCATCAGCATCAGTTTCTTCCTTACGTCTAAAAATCTTATATGGATTTTTATAATAAGTAGGATTAACTCCATCAGAGTTATAAACTACAATACCAGGACCTTCAATATAATAATTTCCAGCTGTATAAGGAACAGTATAAATAGAAATTAAATTGATAATTTCACCTAATTCATCAATAGGGTAAGGGACTGTCGCTTTCAAAATACCATTATAGTATTTTTGCAATGGACCTTCGCTCTCTTTTAAGGTGATATTAATTCTTTCAACACCATATCCTTTAGGATCACTATTGTAGACTGGTGCGGCATAATATCCAGTAGGACCAATCCATTCTAAACTTGCTAAGTATGGATCTGGATTATCAACTGCCGGAGCACTATCCAAAATCTTAATTCGATTATTATCATAATCATATAATGCCAGACCAAGAGGAAGATTAGCTCCATCTTCTAATACACCATCTGCCGCAGCTTTTGCGGTATTAGGAGAAATTACTAAAGTATAATCTGTTCCAGAAGTACCAAAGCTACTAAATATTAAAGAAATCTCTGCATTGCAGTCATAATAATTAGGTTTTACAACTCTACAATAAATTGTATTATTTGTAAAACTTTGAGAATAATAATCTTTTATGCGGTATGTAAAATATCTGTCTCGATTTGCAATTTCATAATGAACTTTTCCATCTTCGTCAGTGCTTTCTGTACCACCGATTGTTTTATAGAAGCATACATAACCAGTCTTAGAATAAGGAGAAGTTACTCCAGGCATAGCCTTTTCATCATTAGACCAAGAACTGTCAAAATCTTCAAGTTCATATTTCAACATAGTTGAATTTTTAGGAATGTACCAGAAAATCTGCGCTCCGTATAATGCTTCATCACCTGCGGTCAAGCCCTCATAGCGCAATAACAGTTCGCGTTTACGATAACCATCGGCCGCATTTACTAATAAGTTATTTAATCCATAAACTTGATAAGAAGGTTGAGAGTTATCTCCATGCTCAATGCGACAAGCATCAGCCTAGTCTACAATCTTCTCATCTACAGGAGGATTTGCATTTGTAAAAGTTAGAATATTACTCTTATACATATTATGATTAAAGAATAATACTGCCATATATTTTTCTTCTACGTATTGAGTATCTAATTCTACTTCTAAAATTCCTTCTGGATTTAATGTTTTTTTAGCATTATAAATACTATCTTCACTTAGTTTTGCAGAAGGCAATCCAACATTTAATTTTTTTGATAATCTATGCCATCCTGTTTCAAGGAATCTTTCTTCTAAGTTAGCATAACCAGGTTCATACCGATACCAGTAAATACAGTATTTATTATCATATTCACTAAAATCAGTTCTTCCATAAGGCTCAAAATTATAACCTGGCAGGAAGAAAGCATCCATCTTATTGGCATCATCAGCTAATAATGCATTCAGCTGATCGATATAACCAGTAATTGACTTTTTGACTTTTTCAATACGAGCCTCATAAGTATCATATATACTTACAAAACCAGTATATTTATCTTTTATTTCAGTCTCTGTTGCTGACAATAAAGCATCTGTATCCCCAATAACAGAATTTACTTTTTCTTTTATCTTATCAATTGTAACAGTTTGATTTGGTTTAGCTACAACAATACCATCTTGAATTTTTTTTGCCGCAGATAAAATTGTAGCATATTCTTCTGTCATAGTTTTTTGATCTTCTTCAATTTGCTAACCGACAATTGAAATTTCAGATAACAGAAGTTCAAAATCGTCTTTAAAAGTCTCAATTGATTGAATCTAATCTCGATAAGAAGTTAAGTTATTTCTTAAATCTCTTGTTAAAGCATTACGAAGATTTTTGAAAATCGGTTGAGCCTCTTCAATATCAGCTGAAATCCCTAATGCAATTTCATCATTAGGAACGTCCTTGCCCATTTGAGCGACCAAACGACTATCAACTTCACTTATTTCTAAATAAGTAATTTCATCATAACCGGGGTCATAAATACCATCACTAAAACCAATATAAGTATTATCTTCGTCTTTATTATACCATAGCAATCCGATGTCACGAGAATTACTACCATCGTCGCTAATATTATAAATAGCACTATCGCCAGTATAAATTTGTAAAGTATTATCTTCTACTTTAGTTAAATCTGAGCCAAAACTCAAATAAATATTCTTCACAAGAATATTACTGAAATCAACCGCAGGTAACCGCTCAGGGAAACCTTTATCATTATAAAATTCAAAATCATCATTTTGATATAAAAATAATTGAAGACTTTCAATTGTGCCCAATCCAGAAATATCGAATGTGGCTTCTTGTGTAGAATATACCATAAATGCATATGGATTACCAAACATATCTGTGGAATCTAATGATACCCATTGACTAATTGTTTGGCTATTATCATTTGTTGGTCTAACATCTAATCGTAAAATTAAACCATAAGTACCTGTTTTCATTTTATAATTAGATAAAAGACATTTAAAATCTGCCTTTAGATTAAGAGTATTATAAATACTGTTAGTTTGTAAATCTTTATAATCTGAATTAGATAAATTTACACTCCAAAGAGGAAGTTGAGTTTCATCGCCATTTGCGGTAATGCCCCAAGCATCTACTTTACCTGGAATCAGATTATCAGTCATATCAACAACAGTTTCAGATGGAGAAATATAAGTTAAGGGATCACTGTCATCATTATAAGAATATTTACCACTAATATAACAGTTACCCAAATCGCCTTTAATAGCAAGAACTCTTACAGTATCTCCGACATTATAATATCTACTATTGGCATCGGTTTTGGCAGTAAATTTTGCGGCACCATCAGTTACCTGATATATGCCACTTTTCTTTTCTGTATTATCAGTAACAGTACAAATAATTGTAGTATCCATTTGGATATTTCGAATACGCTATTCTACAACTATATCAACTGCTTTTAACAGTTCCTCAGCATAATCTATTACCACAACCAATATCTCCTTTCTCTCTTATAATCTATTATATCATAAAAATTTAGAAAAGTCAATTTTTTATATTAGACCAAATAAGAAAAAGGGTAGGTTGTATTTCTACAACCTACCCAAAAATTTATTTACGGTTAGCGTATTGAGAAGCACGATTGACGATAGAAGTCAAAGCAGCTTCAATTTCATATCTATCAGTTACTTCAGGGAAGCTAGCTTCAATATGAACATTTTGCTCTAATACCTCAGAAGTTTGAGGAGCGTAATATCCAGGACTATGTAACAATCCACCTAGCTGAGAAGCAGTGCTTTGTAAGTCAATCATCTTGATAATACTACGCAATACTTCCATACTTGCTAAAAAGTTTTCAGTTTCACCTGGATTCAAAATCAATTCTTTTTCATGTAACATAGCGAACTTACCATAAGAACCCCAAGCTCCAGTATAACCACCAGTATCAAAACTAGAATAAGCATACTTACTTAAGTCAGAAATTCCATAACGAGTACGCCAATCTCCATTAGGATTAGTAATATCAACAATACGCTGGATTTCTTCGGGATCAAATCCTTTTTCATCCAACCGGTTGCGGCGGGTAGTACCGTTACCCCAACCAAAACCACCATTCCAAATTGCGAGAGCAACTCCTTGCTTAGTAGTGTCACTATATTCTGGAGCACTTGCTTCTTTAGTACTAGTTCCAGAAGATGTGCTTGCTGTACTAGAACCTCGACCACTACCACTAGAAGAATTACCAGAATTAGAACTTCCACTACTACCTCCGCTAGAAGAAGAACTTCCAGAAGTACCAGTTCCAGGAGGAGTGTAAGGATTAGGTTCATTGCCAATACGTACCATAAGAGTTTCATGATCCGCAATCAGTCCCTGAATCTATTGTCTTAAATTAGCGTATTTACCAGTCAATTCACTAACTTGATCCAATTCAGACTCAATAGCGTCAATAACGCCGCCATCTTTTACGATAGAATCAGTTAAAGCATCATTAGCATCTGTAATATCTTTAACGTTATCTTCAAGAGTATCAAGATTTGGTCCAAGAGTCTCATTAGTAATAGTATCAACATTTTCTTCCCATTCGTCAAATGCAAGATTTACATTACCAACATATTCAGTAACTGCGCGCATCCAATCTTCAGTATTGAAAATCATTTCGCTATAATCAGAAGACCAAGCATCTGCAATGACTCGACTATCTGTAGTCAATGCTATTTGATGCAGAGAAGAATAACTCTTCAATTTTTCATAATAATATTCCTTAGCTTTTAACATAGCATCTTGATATTCAGCTTCAGTTTCGAATTCACCACTCAAATACTGCTCTTGGAGTTCAGTAAATGTATCATACATTTCACTCATGGTTTGCTGATACTTTTCACTATATTCATTAGCGCCTTCCAATCCAATATTATATAAACTATTTTGTGCGTCTTCTAACTCTTGTTGCGCTTCGGCCAACTTATCTTGATCTGCGGTATATACATAACCAAGATTGCCTTCATTATCACGCTTTAATCTAACAACAGTTTTCGCATCACGAGCATCTTCTAGAGCCATCTCAGCCAATAATAAATTATATTTTGCTTGCTGAATTTCTAACTCGTATTTACTTAACTTTGTTTGATCTTGCAATTGCTTAGTTTCATTAATAAATCCTTTTAGTTTTTGCTTTGCAATACTACTAGTGGAATTATCAATAGCTTGCTGTGCAACGCGCATCAACTTATTAGTCTCATAAATTTGGTTAGTCGTTGTTAAATATTCTTCTTGTAGACTAGCTGCTCGCTCCATAGAAGTAGTTAAAGTATCAAAAGATGTGCCTCCGGTCAGAGCGTTCTCTAAATTTTGAGCGAAACCAGATAGTTTATTCTCCAGTATTGCTCGTAATGCATCAGCCCACTCTTCAGTTTTATCAAGCATATCTTGTTGAGCTTCCATGGCAGCAGCATTAGCAGCTTCCCATTCTTTCTGATATACTTCTGCAGCTTCAGTATTTCCTGTGGCAATAGCCTAATCAAGCAATTTCTTCTTTTCATCTGCTTCAGATTGATACATAGCATATGCTTCTTTAGCAACCTTCATTTGATTTTCAATAGTTTTTGCTTGACCTTCAAGAATAATTCCTAAACCGTTATAGTCAGTTTCTTTGCCAAGAATTTCCATTAAAGATTGATAATGTTCTAGAACTTCAGTTTGATGCTCCATACGGTCAGTATACTTCGCTAATTCTTCCTAGGCCATATTTAGAGTTTTACTATAATACTCTTTCATAGTATTATCTAATTCAACTAAAGAACTTAAATTATCTCTAATACCAGAACGGACTTCTTCTAAGCCTTCTTGATACATTGCTTCAGTAATTTCTCCTGCGACATAAGCTTTATTTAATCCTTGAAGAGAAGATTCATATTCTTCTAAATTAGAAATATACTCAGTCAATTGACTATTTCCTTTTGGATTTGCTATTAAAGCAGCAGCTTCAGCCATAGAATAAAAATCATCTTCAATCTTAGATAAATAATAATTAATTATTTCTAAATCTTCTTCATTAAAACCAATATGAAGCTCTAAACCGTCCATTATAATATCATAATTATTTTGCATAATCTAATCTTGAAGATCTTCAATGTTAATACCCAATTCTTCAAATAATTCTTTACTCTCTTCGTATAACTCCATTGCATCTTCAATGTTTTGGATCTTATTTTTTAGAGGGTCAAGAATAGTTTCTTCATAAGACTCTTGAGCTTCACCAGTAGCAAGAGAATTGTAACGAGATTCTGCGGCAGCTAACTGATTATAAAGGACAGTCATCTAGTCAGTGTAATTAGTAATATTACCTTTATCATCAAATGAGAAGGCTAATCCCGCTGCAGCTGCAGCCTATTGTAAAGCAACTTGATCTTGTTTCATATAGCGTTCTGCTTGACGCTATTTTTCAGCTAACAATTCTTGCTACTCTTCAATTAAAGCATTTTGTTCACGAAGAGCATCTAAACGATGTTCGCCCCATAATCTATCTGCAGATTTAGAAGCTCTATCATATTCATCAGATAAATCATCAAGCGCATCATCAATTTCTTTATATCTTTTTACTACATCAGTTTGTTTAGTGGTATCCATCTATTTTGGTTTAGAAGGTTCTTTTGCTTTACTACCACTACTACCACCACCGCCACTGCCTGATGATACAGGTTTTCTGGTTGTATTAGTTGGACTTGGAGTTCTAGAAGCAGTTGGAGCTTTATGAGCACCATTTATCTAAATACCACGAACTTTACCTTCTTCACCCGCAGCGTTCTCAGTGACAACTTCAGTAGCAGTTGCAGTATCTTGAGTTTGATAACTTACTGGATCAACACTTACAGACTTCTAATAACTAACCATATTAGTACCATAAATTAATGGTCCAAAACCATTTGTCATAGGCACTGCCGCAATAGACGGATGATTAGTAGTTGTAACAGTTTCAGTGAAATTTACATTATCAACTGTACGTGGAGTAGCTTCAGTTTCAGTCGTTGATGTTTGAGAGAAAGAAGTAGCTTGTACTACACGAGAACCAGCTTGCTCTGCAATAGCTGCCATTTCTTCCATCGTACCATAGAAATCACTAACATCAGCATCGATGTTCAAACCACTTAACAAAGCTTCAATGTCAGCTGCAGTTGCACCTGCGGCAACCTTTGCTTCAATTAAAGACCATAGCATTGGCATATTGTCTAAATCAATATAAGCACCATCATTAAATGCATTTAATTCAGCCATTAAGCCATCAAGTGTAATTCCATCAATACCTTCAATCTATAATTTTATAAAAGCCTCTCTAATTCTATCAATAGCTTCAACACTACCGTTTGCAGCTGCTTCGAAATCTGCTGGATTAATTGCTGCCATTAAATCTGCATCAATTAAATCTTCTGTAGTGCCAAGCAAACCTGCCAAAGAAGTTCTTAAAGATCTAGCAGATTTTTCATTTAATAGGTTAGCTTTTTCTAAAGGAGTTGAAGCTTTTCTTGCTGCTTTTAAAACATCTATATAATCATCATAATTATCATAAATATCAGTAATAGCTTCGTTAAGTTCCATATAACGAACAGTAGCATCTTTAACAGCTTCTTCATTGTCTTTTAAAGCTTCTGTGCCTGCTTCACCAGCATCTGCCATTTCACGGAAAGCATCTGCTACATCATTAGCGGCTTCTACATCTAACCCTTCAGCCTCAAATTCCACATCCATTACGGATTCAATTGCTTTATTATATGCTTCAGCATTAATTAATCCTTCGCGAAGCATATCATTTAAATCTCCAACTGTAGTTGCAGACATAGCATATGCATCCATATTACGTTGGATTTCTGCATCAAACCCTTCAGTTACTTGAGATAAATTATCCCATTGCCAAGCATTTTCTTCAAGTTCGTTGCGAATTTCTCTTAATTGACGTTGGGTTAATTGTCTACCAGCTTCAATCTCTTGAATATAGCTATCAAGATTTTCTAAATCAGAACCAATTGCTTTTAAGAAAGTTAATTGATCTCCTAATTTATCATTATCTTGTTTAATCATACCTATCATATTAGTATCCATTGTAGCAATAGAATCCTTATCATAGGTACTATTTTGTAAATTATTTACATCTGCTTTTTGACCGCGTAAAGCGTCAATATTATTTTGGAATTGTTCTAAAGTTTTAGCATTAACAACATCATAGAATTCTTTTGCATCAGCAGTTAATTTATAAGACCCATCTGCCATTTGAACAAAATAGTCAGACATATTAATGCCCATAGTTTTAAGATTATCATAATCTTCACTAGAAATAGTATCTCCAGTTTTAAGATCATCAATAATCTCATGAGCAGTTTTATAAATATCGGCCGCACCGTCAAAACCAATGTTTTGACCCTCTTGCATTAAGTCTATTAAGTTTTCTAGCTCATTAGCAAAACCATCAGTTTCAATGCCTGCGTCTTCTAAAATTGCAGTTAAATCTTCAATATTAGTAGTTTGCCAATCAACATTTGCTAAGATTGCAGCCATTTTTCCAGCATCTTGACCAGACTTCTCAAACATTACATTTAAACTATTCTATAGAGAATCTAAACCTTCAACTCCACCCTTGGCGAAAGCATCTTGGAAGAGATCTGCCATTTGATTAGTTTGTTCTAAAGTCAAATCATCAAAAATACCAGAATCCATAGAATTTTTAAATGCTTTTTTTGCAGTGCTAGTTAAATGTTTACCAACATCATCCCAAGCATCTTCACCATCTTCAATGGCCTATTCAATTCCTGCCTATAAAGCTTCTATGGAATCATACCCCAAAGCCTTTAATTCAGCTTCATCAATAACACCATCAGCACCACCAAAAGCTTCATTTAAATAAGCAGTTTTATCTTCTGCTGATTCATATTCATTTTTTAAATCATCAAACTCAGCTCTAGTTGATTTTTCAACATTTTCATAAGCGATAATATTTTTTAATGCCTAAGCAGCTTCATTACCAGAATTATTTAATTCATTAAATATTCCTAGTAATACATTTGCTGAATCAGCTAATAAATTATTTGCTTCTGCAGCTGCAACTGCCGCAGCCATTGTAGCCAAATCAACATTAGCTTCTTGCTTCTTACCCTCTTCATCATAATACTCATAGTCAACAGTATTATCTTTTCTAAAATTGGTGGCTTTAATTCCTCTTAGTTCGTCTAAGCCAGAAGCCTCTAAATATTTATTCCATAAATCTTTAGCATCTTCAGTTCCAGCTCCTACCCAATTGGCAATATCAACTTCTTGATATTTTTTTAAATTATCTTGATATAATTTATTATATATTTCTCCACTTGCTGCATATAATTCTTCACTATCTTGAGACTTTGCAAAACGCTCATCTTGACTCAAAATAGAGGTTGCGGCTAACTCAGCGGCGACTTCCATTTCTTCTGCAGCCTGATGGGTAGCACGAACAATTTCTTTTAAAGAATTAATATATTCTTCATTAGCAGTATCAATGCCTAATTTTTGAAGTTCTACAGAATCAAAAGCAGCTTCTCCCATTTCATCATAAAGAGCTACTAAATCATCAATTTGTTTTTGTTGTGCTTCATTACTAGCTTTATTTATAAGAGCAGTATCAATAGCTCCAACAACTCCACCCGTTAATGCACCTGCTAAAACTGCTGGAGCATTACCAGTAATCATCATTGCAGCCATTCCTGTGACCATACCTTCAACTACGCCCTACCAAATAGATTTATCATCAGTTCGAGTAAGTTTAGTTTGATCTGCCTCAGCTTTTAAACGACTAGCATTTGCATTTGCCATTGTACTTGCAGCATATGCTTCTTGAACTTTTCCATATTGATTTTCTTTAGCCGCATCAATTGATTCTTGTTTAATAATGATTTCTCCACCGACAATATCGTAATCTTCTCCACGAATCAAATTACCAGCTTTAATTAATTGTAAAGCTGCTTCATTCGCTCCGTTTAAGGCATCTCGATATGCTTCAGTACCCTTAGTTAAATTATCAAGACTGTCTCTAGCACTTTGATAATTTTCCATAGCAGAAATCATATCTTCATAAGATTTCTTAGTTTCTTCATATGCTTCTTTCAAATTATTTGCTGCTTCAGCAGCTTTGTTAGCAGCAATAGCATCTTTATTATATTCATCAGATAAATATTTTACTCCAGCTGCTAATGCAGTAATTACTAACGTCAAGCCTGCAACTACTAATGCAATAGGCCATAAAGCTGCCCACAATGCTCCAACACCACCTGCAGCAACTTTTGCAGAAATAGCAACACCATCAAAACCTGCTGCTGCAACAATAGAAGAAGAAACACTACCTAACATTGCAAGATTGTTTCCAGTAAAAGCAGTTGTAACCATTGGAATAACCATTCCAAGAGATGTAAAAGTGGAAAGTAATTTCTCTCCAAAACTCATATCTTCATTATTCCAAGTATCAATTAATCCTTTTACTACATTAATACTCATAGCAATATTACTAATTGTATTTGCAACTGCCATAAATTTCTGGCCGACAGTTGGTGGAGGACCTTGCATTCCACTAATAGCTTCTGCCGCAGCATCTCCATTAACTTTTATATTTTTTAATTTTTCTGCTAAATCCGCAGTAACAATACCTTGCTGTCTCCAAGATTCAATTAACTAATCAAGAATTGCATCAACTTGAGTGCCATCCATTCCCATTCCAGTTAAAGAATTTTTAACAGTTTCTGCAGTATTTAAAGCTTCCAATGCAAGATCATCTAAATTGCTTTCAATTGCATTTAAAGTAACTACTACGCTATCTCCGTTATTTAAAGAGTGTAAAATGGCATCAAAATGTGAAATATCAAGGCCTGCCGCTTTAGCCTAATTACTCATTTCAGTCAGTTCTTTAATTATTGTTGCACTATCTAAACCTTTATTTTGTAATTGTTTTAATTTCAAAAAAACATCATACAAAGAAGAATACTACATCTAAGCTTTTTGAGCTTCATCAATCTGAGGTTTTAAAGTTGTTTTAAAATCAACTTTTTTGTCTTCAGGATTTTTTGTATTTTGCTTCTAAACAGCATATCTTAATTGCATCTCATTTTCTCGAGTCTACTGTTCAGCTGCCTCTAAAGATTTTGCAGCAAGAATTGCTTGCTCTCCATATGCTTCATTTGCTTGTAATAAATATTGAACTTGCTTTTGATTTTCTTCTGAAAGCATCTAACCTTGAGCAGTTAATTCTTTTTGTTTTGCTAATACTACATCTGTTAAAGAAGCATATTCACTGAAAGCAATTTGAGATGCAGAATTTATAGGACCAGTGTCTACATTATCTGCATACATTGTTTTTAAAGAATTTTTTGCTTGCTCTCTAAGCTCCATTAAAGACTAAACGCCCTCTTTAGAGCGCAATTTAATATTATATCCCCAATCATCAATCGCTTTTGCCATATCTTTACCAAACATTTTAATCATGAGGCTAGATGCAACAGTAAGTACTCCAGGTAATCCACCAAGAGTGTCGATAGTATCAGAGATAATATTTAAGAAACCTGCAAAACCATTATTTAAATCAATAAAAAATTCATCGTTCAATAATTGGTTATAAATTTCTTCTGCCGCTGCAGTAACTCTATCTTTTGCAGCTTCCCAAGATTCTGCATAAATATCTGCTTGTTCTTGTAAAGTGCCAGTGGCATTATAAGCAGTATTTAAGTTAGCTGTCATACTATCAGAATCTCCAGCATTCCAGTTATCCATTAAAGCAATTAGCTAAGTATATTGACGAACGCCAGCAACAGTCTATGCTAAAGCAATTTGTTGATCCTTCGCTAAAGTTCCCCATTTTTCAGCCATTTCATTTAGAATGTTATCCATCTTTTTGATTTCGCCATTCTACTCAAAAATGCTAATTCCAATTTTTGATAAAGCTTCTGAATATTTATTTAAAGAAGTTCCATCTTCAAGAGTTTCACCTAAATTTAAACCTTGAATACGTGCAAAAATAGTTTTTAATGCAGTACCAACAACTTCTTCACTTTGACGAGTGTTAGAAGTAATAGTTGCTAATGCAGAAGCAGCATATTCATAACTTAAACCAATAGTCTAACCAATTGCCGCAAACTTTTCTAAACCGCCTGCAATTTCATCAGTACTAGATGCAGTTGCTGCACCAAGAGCAGTCATAACATCAGCATAATATTCCAAAGATTTGGAACCGTCATAGAAGTTATTCCAAACAGCAGTTAATTGATCAGAAATTTTCTAAGCACTTTCACCTGCGGCATTTGCCATTTTTACAGTTACTTCTGTTCTCTTGGCAACTTCTTCATCACTTAAACCCTATTGATAAAAAATCAAAGAAGCGTTAGTATATTCTGTAGTAGTTGTGCTTAAAGCCTAAGCTGCCGCATTAGCTTCTTTTGCAAATCGTGACATTTCATCAATATTTGCTCCAGTAACAATACGAATATTATTTAAAGATTCATTTAAATCTTGCGCGTAACCATAGGCAGATTGTACCGCTCCCATAAAACCATGTAACATACTAGAAGACAATTGCCATCTAGCAGTATTCATAAGAGAAGTTTTAAATTCTTTTAATACACTATTTGTTCTTTTTAAAGGAACTTCAGCGTTAATAATTGCTTTTGCTAATTTAGCAAAAGCTTGATCTCCCTATGGACCTAAAGAACTTAGAGTTCTGGCATAATCAGAAATTTTTGTTTGTCCCTAACTTAAGCTCTGATTAAATTTACCTAAATCTAAACCACCAGATGCATTTTTAGAAGACTCTAACATTGCCTATAATTTAGCGACTTCATTAGTTGCCTAAGCTATATCTTTAGTAATACCAAGGCCTGTGGTATTTTTACTTGCAGTAGTCATTAAATTATTTAAAGCACTTTGTAAATCTTGGATTTGCTGTTTAGCTTGTGTATTACTTGCCGTAAATCGCAAATCTACATTTAACTGTTTAGCCATTTAAAATACTCCTTTCTCTCCAATTTTTATTTTGCAAAATAAAAATAAGCCGGTTAGATTGAAATAATCTAACCGGCGATTATTCCTAAATAGATTGAAAATCTAGATAGGTTAATAAATGTAATTAGCCCAATTTAGCCAATACATCCTTTAATAAAGCCATATTATTTGGATCAGCTAACTTACTCTGAATTTCAGTTGCATCTAAATTTAAATTACTATAATCTGCAGTAATATTTTCTAAAATACCCATAGCAGAATTACGATAATTATAAATACTTTTAATAGTATCCCAAATACTTCCTTCCAATTCCTCTAAATCTTCAGTACAAATATGACTAGTAATATCATTATATAAACCGGTACTTACTAATAAATCATACAATTTAAAAGGATCTTCTTTCTGCTTTGGAGTGAAAGTTAAATTAGTATAAGTATATACCATTTCTAAAGTAGTATATAACTTTACTCTCATAGGATTATAGAAACCATTATCATCAGTAGACTGATTAATAATACGAGAAACTAAATCCATTTTTTCTTTAATAGGAAGATAGTTTTTTACTTCATACTGGATAACTTCTCCCTTTGAATTTTCGTGACACATAACAAAATCACGAGAATTGATTTTCATATCAAGTTTAGAAAATGGAATTTTTGCCATTTATAAACACTCCTTTATCTCTTTTTATATATTATATCAAAAAAATTTGAGCGAGTCAAATTTTAATTTCCTTTGGTAATACCAACCTTACGCTTATCAGTCATAGTCTTATCGCCTTCTAGAACAACATTACCTTGAATTAAAGCAATATAATTTTCAGTTTTTAATAGCTGTTCCATTCTTTTAGAGAATGTCATAAAGCCGTAAGGAGTTAAAACATACTGGTTGCCCTCTTCTGATAAATGTAAAACTTTATGCATAACAGTAGCAAGACCGTAATTTGCTAAGGCATTGTAGTCAGGACTGCTATCTTTTACAACCCAAGGCTATTTTTCATTTTCAGCATCATTTAAAGTACTCAATAACTAAAAAGTTCTTCGTACTGATATATCTAAATTATCTTCACCATATTCGCCAATAGAAACACTTGTAGAAGCATTCTAGTTCCATGGCAACTGATTCTTACCAGACTTAGCCTGAATATTAATAGATTGTAAATTAGTAAGTACGTCATAAGTCTCATCTGTGATTGAAATCTATTTATTTTGACCATTGGCGGCTTCTATATCCTAAAATAATTTAGACAAAGGAGCTTTTATATATTTATCAGATCCTACTGGACGATATTCAACCTCTATATCATTTAAAATATCTGGACTAGTAATATCAAAAGCAATTAAGTCTTGAATTAACTAACCTCTATGTCTACCTTTTCTACCATCTGTATTTAAATAAACACTACCTAAACGAATACTTTCAATATTTGGGATCTTTAATTTTCTAAAAAAAGCAACACCTAATTCTTCTAATGTATCACCCTTCATTTGATTTACATTTTTTAAAAATTCATTTACAACACCACTATCAAATGAAGTAATGCCGCAAGCATTTAATGCAGTTTGAACTTTTTCAAGAGTTGCTCCCATTACAGTTTGATTTCCAAATTCATTTACAGAAGAAATGTTTAATTCAGTCATTAATTCAGTTAATGATTTTTCTAAGGCTTTTAAAGCATTTTGTAAATATTTCCATGCATTTTGACTTTTCTATTCATCTTTACTTGCCCAATAAAATCTATTCATTGTCGTGACAAAGTGCTCTATCATTTCATTGATTCTATCTGCTTCGTCTCCTTCAAATGAATCTATTACAGTTTGAAAATTTTCTTTACCCAAACCATCTAAGTTTTTAAATTTAGAATCCATTATTGCATTTTCACATTCACGAATTTTTGCAATCTAATAGTTTCTAATTGCAGTGTTATCTGGCACTGAAACTTGGTTTAATAAAGAATACTATGGAGTTCCGCTATAAGGGTCCCAAAAAGGATTTTTATCGGCATATCCTTCAATAATATTTCTTCTAGCAAATTCACTACCAATACCCATTATTTTCTCCTTTCTCTCCGGATAAAACAAAAAAGGGGAGAGATAATTTCTTATCTCTCCCCTAAAAAGTTATTTAATTGTAAATTACATCAAATACTTCTCGTGAGCAGGATCGTGAGAAGTACGAGTACGTGCTCCGACTTCAGCAGCGTTACCAGTCTGGATGATCTGGATAGCAGCTAGAACCTTCTTAGTAGGATCGAAGCGAGTGTAGTCTGGGAATGCGTCCATGGTGAAGGTGAAAGTAGATGGATCACCAGAAGAAGCCATGGTGAAAGTGAAGTTAGACTGAATCTTGCAGTTAGGAATGATGAACTCAGCAGGCATATCAACACCGTTAGTATCACGGAATAGAGTAGAAGCCTCTAAGTAGTAGTTACCACCGAACTTGTCGGGAGTAATCTCAATCTGCTGTGCGGCAGATGCGTGTTCAACATAATAGTCGACCAATACGACATCTTCGTTAGCAAATACATTTACTTCATCAAAACCAGGGTTAGCTTCACGAGAAGGTCTTGCGCCAGTGACAGCGGCACCATTCAATACAATCATCCAACCATCGGCCTCGTCTTCAGAAGTACCATCAGCCATAGGTGCATACCAATCGCTCTCTTCATCAAAGACAACAGCGGTAACAGCATTGTGATCAGGAATATATGGTTCAGTAGCAACTTCGCCATTATCTAACTTCATAACATAAATTAAATCTTCATGAGCACCAACTAAAGCACCATCAGCATTCATTTTACCAACGTAAGGCTTTTGAGTCAAAACAATCTGAACTTCAGTACCTTCAACTCTAACCTTATTAGTCTGCTCAGTAGTGTGAACCTTTAGAGTGTTCTTAGAAGTAGCCTCAACCAAGCCAGCACCAGATAGAATCATGAAGCCAGCGGGAGAGATCAATGCATCTTCCATAGTGAAAGTAACAGTTCTCTCACCTTCCCAAGCGATTAGACGAGAGTTACCACGACCGCCCTGTGCGTAAGAAGTAGTAGCAGTACCTTCCATGCTGGAAGTCTTCAAAGTGTCGAAATAAATAACAGGCTCATTCTTATAGAAGACTTTATTACCAACCTTCTGAGCGGCCTTTGCCTTTAGAACGACATCACAAATTTCGCGAACGCCAAATTTCATAGGTAGTATCCTCCTTAAAAATATTAGTGGATATTTTTCATCCAGTTATCCGGCTAAGAATCCGGCTTTGCGCCAGCCAACCGAGACCGAATATCCATATCCCAATTAATATATAGCATATATCTTTCAACTAAATCGTATAATTGGAACATGGTCAATTCAGTCGCGTCTTGTAGAGACATTGAATGTAGTCCTACAGTAATGATTGAAAGATATTGGCTAAATATACTTGTGTTAGTTTCGCCCTTTTGAGCCGCAACTCTCTAACGTCCTCGCATAAGTTTTTCAGCGATCTCTCTCGCTTTAGCATCTGCGGGATTGAAAGTTGTCTGATCCATAGGGCCAGTTTTTAAACAGCAAATAGTTGATATAGCATTTTGTAAAAATTCAAAGTTAGTTTCATCAATTTGAATATTTGCTGAGCCATCACTTAATAGCACAGAGCGTGGTGTCATCAGCAATCTATGTTTTGGAAAAAACAAAGAACAAACTTGCTAAACAGCTCTTTTTTTATCTGCCGCTTCTTTTTCTGACATTATCGTCATAAATATCTAAAAGTTGCTCGTATTGAGTAAATCACTTTCGTCCTTTACAAACATAGATTTATTCAAACACAAACATTGAACTCCTGAGAAAAAATCTGTCTCCCCAATATATGCAATTTCTTTTATTTGAGGCTAATGAACTGTAATCTATAATTCTGGAACTGGATAATCAGCTCCACACATTAGAGCTAATCTAGTATCCATAATTATTTATCCTCATTAAAAATTGCATTAAAGTTCTCAATAAATGCCTCTTCATCCATTGGATTCGGCATAAATTTTTTATCTTCTTCTCCATGGATTGCTCTAAAAGTAATACATAAACCAGCATATTCATCGGTAAGTAAAATTTGATTAGCACCATTAAATTCTAATTTACCAATGCCAGTTAAATGCTATTCACTAAACATAGAATCTAATTCTGCTGCAATTTTATATGGACGCAATTCAAAATCTTTCATATGCCATTGATCATAATGACAAATAATATCAAATTCAATAATATTATCTCTAAATTCTGGATTAGTACGATTTGGTACAAAATTATCAAAACTAACGATAATATAATTTAATACAGAATGATCTATATATAATTTTGGAACAATTTTTATTTGCTCTCCAAATAAACTATTGGTCTACATTTTAGTTAGTTTTGGTCTATCTAAACAATCCTTGGTTGTGTAATAAAGCATTTTCTTTAAACGATCATTTTTCATAATCATCTAAACAATAATACCCATATCCTTTTCTAAAGCTAAAAAACTAGACTTAGGATATGTATAAGTTTCAATTTTCATATAAACACTCCTTTTACTCTTAGTTCTTAAAATAGAGATTCTACTACAATAGTCTTACTATATTTTGAATATCTCAATTCAAACTAACCGCTGAATGATCCTTCCCAGGTAACTACTACTATACGAGGATCATCTTTATCAATATCTAAGGTCACAGGATATTTTTTATCCACTTCCCAGACTGCTCCAATATTACCATCAAATTTAAACACAGCAGGTTGTCTAATTTTAATGAAGGTATCACCAATAATCTTACCACCAGCTACATTTGGATCTGGAATTTCTTCAATTAATCCATCTACAACACCATTTTCAACATCATCTTCAAATTCATTTGCATAATATTCAACTGCGGCAATCTCTAAAATACCAGGAGTAGAAATCCAATCAAGAGCTTCAACACGCCAACAAGTATCATCATTCTACAAATAAAATTTAGAATAACGTTTGAAATAATTTTTTGTATCTTCATTTAATGGTAAATAAAGATTCAGCGAAAGATTAGGAGTATCAACACTTATTCCATGCTTTTGAATATAATTGATTTTCGTTTCAACGGGACCTCTAACAGCCGCATAAGTTTTATGCTTACCGTTTTCATCTTCCCAAGCAATTTCATAACGGCATCTTCTTATATCTCCACGAAAATAAGCTAATTCAGTTAAATCTTGTAATTGTACAATCCAATAAGTTCCTGTACCAACCCACTCAAAAACCGTTCCAGGAGCAAAGTTATATTCATAGCCCACTGAAATAATTTTATCATCATAATCCATTTTCAACTTATTCGGATTGATAAGTGCGCGGATCGGCGTCCGATCGCTCGCATCTACAGGAATAACTTTTGCACCTTGATAAGAATACCAAACCGCATGGTCTAAAGAACGACGTTTATCTTTAATCATTCGCTCTTGCTATAGATTACCGCCAGCTTGTCCCATACGAGCTGATTGATGAAGAACTCCATCAACCCCACTCTTCTTTGGATCAAACTTTCTTTTATCATAAACTCCTAATCGGCCTTTCATCAATCTAAAAGGGATTTGACTACTTAAATCATAACCTGATGCCATGGTTTAGCTCCTACAATAAACTAATGCATTCAAACACAGTTTTGCGATATAGCTCAAATTCTGTTTCCTAGGTCTTTAATCCCTCTAATTTACATAACATCTGTAAAAATTGCGGGCCTGTAAAAATTTCATTCAGTCCCGCAATCTCAATAGTTACTGTATCTAATTGTTTCAGCCAATCTTCTTCGTGTTCGCGCATTGGAATTAGCTTCCATAATTGGTTGGTTAAGCGACGAACATTTACTTCAATATCATACACACGAAATTCAAAACCATACTTAGTAATCAAGAGCACTAGTCTCCATTAAACTGCCCCAGTTGGAGGCATATTTACCATCGGCCGTAAATTTACGACGCTTATATAGTCTTTGCATATGGAAAGAATCTCTTCGACTCTCTTCTAACAAAGCTAATAACTTAGATAAATGATTAGCTTGAGAAGTCATTTTAAAATCGCTTCCACTATATTTCATACGAGTATTTTCAATTGAAGTTACTTGACGCTGAACCCAACCTTGTTTCATTAAAAGCGCCAAGATATTAATTTCCTCAGCAGTAAGTTCAACATTAAAATGTGAATTATCTACTAGGACTTTAGGAGTTTCTAATAATTCTCCATCTAAATTACCCCAGATAGTACCTAAAATAAATTCATCAGGGGTTACATCACTTTCCAGCTTTTCTGTCAAATTAAGAGTATAATCATAAAGATTTTGTCTAGGAAATTCAAAACCCGGAATTGCATTAAGCAAAAGATTTTGTAAATCTCTTAATGTATCTTCTGGAGTGAGCTCTAGATAGAGGTCATCGGTAACTTGTCCAAGAAAGCGATTATAGACAGACGAAAATAATGTCATATAATTGCCTCCTTATATTTTATTATTCAGTAGCTTTATCAGCTGCTGGCTCTGTCTTAATAATATTGTACTTAGGAGTAGTGGTACGACGACCAGGAGCGACTTCCTCAGTCTTCACTCTACGCTCAGTCTGCTTTAGGATGGTATTTCCACCATTCTCGTCTTCCTTCTCAGCTTCTCTGTTCTTTAGAGCAGCATCGACATCAAGACCAGTCTTATCTTTCAAAGCCTTTCTCTTACCCAAATCCATTAGAGGAATTTCCAAGCTCAACTTCTTGATCAAATCAATAACTCCAGCTGGAGCAAAATCAAGAGCATCTAAGAAAGCATCTAAAGAACCAGTTCTAATCAAAGCAGCAACATCTGCTTCGCTCATATGATACTCAGGCTCAGTACGAATATTCAAATTTCTTAGAGCAACTTCGTCTTGAATCTGAAGGAACTGGGAAAGAATAACCATACCACCAGGCTGATAAGTTAGCTTTTCCAATTCAACATCGCTAACTTTCTTTACTTCGCCGGGAGCAAAACTTCTGCGGATTCCGTCTTCTGGAATCTTATAGGTGACCCAACTAGCACCTCTGTTCTTTACATTAAAAATAGCCATTGTATTATCTCCTTTTTCTCATAATAAAAAATAGGGGGAAGTGGGGATATCCCCTCTTCCCCCTCTAAACTAATTATTTTATATTAAATTAAACCTTTGGGAACTCGTAGTTAGGATTGTAAGTGGACTCAGCATAAGCCTTAACTTCACTTACATAAGCAGTGCTATCCCAAACAGAGCCAGCAATATCCATCTGACCCAACAAGCTAGCATCAGCGTAAGCGCAGATGTTGTTAGCCAACATAGCTAGAACGCCGACCTTCTTATAGACGTGAATATCACGAGAACGGTCATAGTTATTGAACTCGTCAACAATGGTATTACCCTCGAAAGCAATCTTCACAGGCTTGGTGTCAGCACCAGCGGGGATGATGTAGCAGTAACCAGGATTGATTACCTTGCGCATATTGGTCTCATCCTCTAAGCCCTGGGGTAGAATAACAACCTTACGTCCCTTGTAAGTAGCCAAGTGACCAGTATCCCACAACTGCTGCTTCATGGACTCAGTGTATCTCCAACCCTCGGTAGGAACCATCTTTACGGCAAACTCGTAAGTGCAGTAAATGGTAGGCTCACCGTAAGCAGAAGCGATAACCAACAAGCGATCGAATTCCTGCTCGTCGAAACCATTAACAACAGCGATATTAGCAGGAGGCAACTGATTGATAGAAGCAGCTAGTGCATGACCAACTTCCTTCATGATCAACTCGTTCATGCCTTCCATGACGATATTAGTTACTTCAGCGAAGTCAACACGTCCATCCAAGAACTCTTCGAAGCCGATCTGAGCAGCTCCACCGATGGCGCTAGTGCGGACTTCGAAGCTCTCTTCTTCACTAGGACCTAGCTTGAAGACTTCGTAAATACCTGCTAGACCAACGCGAGTTACGAACTGCTTAGCGCGCTGACGAACGTCTCTCTTACGACGGAAAATAGGCTTGTCGCCCTGAGCGAACTGCTTGGTCTCAGCAAACTGCATATAAGCCTGCTCAACCTTCTTAGGCAGAACCTCGTCCATAGTCTCTTCGATAACTGCGAAGATCAGGTGCTTGTTCTCACGATACAAAGCGTAAGTACCAGCAATCTCATTGAATTCACGGCGTAGAGTCTCATTTAGAGTCTCATAGTTAAAACTTTCGCCATTGAAGCTGTAAGAAACAGGAGCAGAAGGGTCAGCTTTTGCTACAGTCTTTGCCAGCTGTACTAAATTTTTCTTATCTAAAGCCATTATACTTCTCTCCTTTCAATTACTTAATTCTAATAACCTTGACACCAGGCTGGTGGTCAGGCATAGTGTAAACCTTAGCAACCTGCCATACCATATCGCCAGAAGCATCAGCAACAGGCTCTAAGATACCATCGGCAGCACGAGGAGCCAATAGATCGAACTCCTTCAAAGAGCCGGGTTCAGCATGGATTAGGTTGGTAGTGTAGTGGTCACCAACATTAGTCTTGAATACACGAGGAACCATAGTAGTACCTGCGGGCATCATCTTCTCCTGGTAATCACGCAACTTCATGAACAATCTCTTACGAGCGTCTCCCTCGATTTCAGGATTGTTGATGTCGTTCATCTCATAGTAGTCATGTACGCTAGAAATAACGCTGTAATCAGCAACTTCGCCAGTCTCAGGATTCTTGATTTCATCCAACTGCTCGAAAGCGCCGGTAGTAGGATTATAACGCTCTCTTACGCCGTTCATGAAACGGGTAGGACCGTACATCTCCTCAGGCTTGGTGTGATCCAATGGGCTATAAACACGAGCCTGATAATTGTCTTTTAACATTGCGAACTCGCAATCTAACTGATGCTCACGATACAACTTGATTTCGTTATAAACAAGCATCCACTCGCCTGCACCAGTAAAGTTTACAAGGCCAGCTGCATAGTCATACTTAACAAACTGTCCCTGCTCTAGAACCTTAATAGCAGGATCAGCAGGCAACTGAGCATAAATCTGAGCAGTTCTCTGAGCGCTTAGGTGGTTGGGTTCAACCTGACCGTAGCCGACTTCTACGAACTCTGCCTGAGACTTAATATGCTTCTTCAATAATTCTCTAAGCATTTCTATTTTCCTCCTTATTAGTTTTTATTACATTTCACTCGCAACAGAACGCAAGGCTTTAATCCAAGCGGGAACAGTCTCGTCCGCAGGAACTCCACCATCCAAATTATAGGTGGTTACGCCATTGTTCTTATCATCATCAAGGTTGAAACTGACCTTGTTGCGAACACAAATAATTGATAGCTTAGCTTCAATATCATCCAGAGAATAAGTATCGATGTTCTCAATAACATCCTTCTTGTCATCATCAGACAGCATATAGAAACTGTCAATCATTTTCTCTTTTTCTGCCTTTTCAATGGACTTCTTAAATGCAGTCAACTCACCAATCTGAGCTTCTAGGTCAGCGATTTTTTCCTGAGCAGCATTATAATTAGTCTCCAAGTCAGAATATTTGGAGCTTAGCTCTACATATTCTTGAATTTCATCAAGATTGTATTTTTCTTTCTTGCCCTTTTTCTTTTTATCGTCGTCATCTTCGTCTTCGCATTCACACTCAGACTTAGGCTTGCCGCACTTAGGGCACTTTTCTTCCTCGCCTTCGCCATCTTTCTTTTCAGGCTCGTCATCATCTTCATCCTTCTTGGCGGCCTTCTTAGACTTGGCATATTCATCAACAGCGACAGGATCAAACTGAGGCTCTTCAGATGGAGTATACTCTTCCATCAAAACAGGTTCAGCAGCGAACTCAATTACGCCGTCTTCAGCGATGGAGAAATCTAAACGGTAATACTTATCATCGGCAGTAACAACAGCGAACTTCTGCTCACCATCTTCACATACGCTCTCAATAACGTAAGCATCTTCAACGCGACTATAAAGAGCGGTCCATAAAGCGTCACCGATTTCAACAGCATATCTAGTAAACACTTTTTCTCCTCCTTTATTCAAATATTCTTTCAATTCGTTCATCATAGAGAATAGTTGCTCTTTAAAGCCATCTTCAAAAGCGAATTGAATGGTAGGTGCAGTAATGTTGGCACCCTCGAAGCAGGGTTCATTACTTTCACCAAGAGTACAAAGTTTTGAAATAATTGCTTCATTGATAATAAAGAATTTGGGATCTCCATTACCATCTTTTGACCAATGAGCATCTAATGTACCTTCATCCAATTCCATGGATTGATTATTTCCATGTGCCAGGATTCTGCGGCACTCTGGATATTGGCCGGTCCATAACCAGCCCTCAGTCATCATATACTCTCGCTCAGTCATTCCATCATCCAAGAACTTTTGGAACCAAACTTTCGCACTCAAATCAACGAAACCGTATGGGCGAGTAGTATCCTTGATCTCGAACTTTCCATTGGAAATATCAATGATACGATTGTGCTCCTCAAAGTCGCCCTTATCTTCATTATAAAAACCAACGATAGGGCATCCTGGCAATGAATTAGCCATTTGCTTTGCAACTTCTTTGGTGATGATACTACGGTTACGATTTGGTTCATCGCTTACGTAGCACACCTTAATCTGACATTTAGAAATCAAAGGATTGAGAGGAGTAATGTTGATAAACTCAACAGGTGTATCTAACTTAATACTTGTATGCATCTTGCTCCTCCTTAGCTCATAGATTCTTTATTTTGGATAGTCTTATCGCTCTTTTGATTGTCTGGTTTCTCCGGTCGGCCCGCAGACTTCTCAGAAGACTATCCTCCTGATTTAGTTTGAGTTTTGTTAGTTTGAGTTTGATTAGAATTGCCCTTTAAGTCTTGCATATTCATAGTAGAAGACATCAGCGGAGGAATCATAACTTCACTCAAATGTAAAACTTCATTTTCAAAGTAAGCAGTATTCAAGATAGCACTCTGAGAATGGCCTAAAGCAATTTGAGGCAACATCTTAGAATATCCTAACTGAACACATTCTTTATACATCTTAGACAACTCTTTGTAGTTATACTGAGTAGTCTCAAGCATATAGAATCTAAAATTGTATTTCTTTTTATTCGCACCAAAATTCTGTGTTAGTCTATCAAAGAAAACACCAAATTGTAGCAACAAGGTGCGGACCGCACCTTCATCATTTAGCACAGATAAATTCATTGCTAAATTACTATCAGAGTTAAATAAACTTTGCGGAACACCAAAAGCATTATATACACTACGCTCAACTTTCATCAAGTCATCTTGAGTAGTAGTAGTATTCTTATCAGACATATCAATACTTTCAATATCAGCGAAAGTAGTCAATACGTCAACACCAACCGCACGCTTCAACATCTAAACAGCATTATTATGAATATCTCTTGCTTCATCGACGTCAAAAATCAAATCACCATTTTTATCTAATGGGAGTTTCTGAACTACAATTTTCAATAACTTTTGCATTTGCTTTCTACGATCCAAATCCTGAGCCGCATCCAAATCCAAAATAAGAGGAATCGCATTGATAAATAATGGTAAATCGACACCGCCGAATCCACCATTACTAAAACTAAATTTCACGGTTTTCTCTGGGTCCAACAAATACCAACCACTATCTCTATCCCATGGACTTTCAGGAAGTAACTTACCACTCTTGTAAGCAGCATATCCCTTCTTGAACTCTTCTGGGAACAAATTCAATACTTTCATTCTGTATCCAGTATCTGGGAACATAACATCAAAAAACTTCATATTGAACTCAACAGTTGGTAAATTATTCAAACTAAAACGAGAACGGCAATAATTTACAGGCAACTCTTGAATAATAATTCCTTTTGAGGTGGGAACGATATATCCATAATAAGCGCCATTCTTGATAACGCCAAGAGCCATATCACCGCAAACTTTTTTGACATATGAATTATCTAAGAAGTTCAAGACCTTATGGAAATCTCCAACAATCTTTTCTTCTTTGATACTTTCATCGTATACTTCTGGAACAACATACCAATCATAACGATACATAGTAGCGAAATAATTACATACTCTTTGATAGATACCGCTGGTCTTATAGAAGTAATTAGAAATCTCTCTTAACTTCTCAACATCATTATCCGCAAGCGCACGATAAATAACGCCTTTATTGATGATGTTTCTAGTTTCCTTTTGAATTGAACCTAAATTCAAAACGGCATCTTCAAGTGTTTTAGTTCCAATTTTAATTTTACCATAGGTAGTTCCACCCATGTCAAAACCTTTGGCACGAATTTCTTCTTGTCTAGTTAACTTATCCAAAACTCCACCTCCTTTTAATATCCTGCTAATTTCATGATATAGTCATAAGAGATCAAGTTTTCATCTGTATATGGTATTTCAATTAAACGAAAATCATGTAAAGCACAAAAGCGTCGCTTTTGATTATCATTGTATTGCTGTTGATAAAATCCTTTTTTACCACCGAACTTCGCACTTGGTTCATAGTGCTGTTTTCCTTGATATTCAATAATAAAATCAATTTTACCATCATCATCAAAAACGACAAAATCAAATCTTAAAGGGCGACCATTGGGGCTCTTTAAGTCAGGGAAGATATATTCCATCTTAAAAGTAAGCTCAGCTTCTTTTAAGATTTCTTCAATCTTAATCTCACCGCGAGATGCTCTCATGTCAACCCTCCTTAATTATAAAACGCCCAATCAGCAGCGTTAAATCTCTTTTTCTTCTTCTTTTTATCTTCTTCTTGTTTTATATAATACAAACCATATTCAAACGCAGAAAACTTATCCTTCCTAATTCCACGATTTGCTTGTTTCAAAATGATATTTATGCCTTCATTTTCTTCACGCAAATTCATCATTTCCTCTTTCAATATGGAAGTTAGGGTAAATGGTTGAAGGTATTCTGCCCTTTCCTCAGGCTTCATTTTCTAACCTTTTGCGGTTCCCAGTAATTTTTCTCTTGCTGTTCTTTCATCAATCAAGAATTTTACCTTACCGGCCGCAAGTTGGCTTTGTGCGTTTGCGTGACACTCTGTATTGATTGGCGCATTTGCCTTGATAATATACATAGCATCATATTCAGTATTAGCTGTTCTATACTTTTTATAATAACCTTCATCGTCGTTTTGAACGCCAAAGTCAGGATAGAAGTCTCCATTTTCATCATTCTAAGATTTAATCATATAATCAATTAGACCCAAACCAACACCATTACCGTCGATTACGAGAGTTCTAGCTTTATACTTATAGAACAGTTTTTTCAGCTTAATTGCTTGATCTTCAAAGTGTTCATCAGCCATTGTATAAATATTTACCAAAGACTTGATAGCAGGGCCTTGCGCCTGCGGCGTCACCTTGAATACACAAACAACAGAATCACATCCCTTACGACCTACGTCGACTGATAGCACATAATAAGCGCCGGCCGCAGACCTTCCGGAATGTTCATATTCAGGTTGTAATAATTTTCTATTACGAGTAAAATGTTCTCCATTGAAGAATGCATCTTCAACAGTACCAGACCACTTAGACTCATACTCACGCTCGAAAGAGGCTTCATTATAAGTACCTTCATTCTTCTGGTCGGTAATGAATGTTTTACTCTGTAATCCCATTGCCACTGGCGTTCTCCAAGTACCACCAAGCACAATACAGCGATCGGGCTGAGTGACCATACGAACCAAGAAACCAATCAATCTATCATATGGATAAGTTCCTTTATATCCAGCAGTTGTAATATAAATCTGAGATTTATTCAAAGGTTCTTTTTCATTAGTAGTACCATCTTTCGCACGACGAGAGATAGCCATAACAGGGATAATAACTTCGCGAAGGATTTGGTCATCAATACCAACACATTCCTCCATTACGCCGCCATGACGACGCTGACCACGCGTAGATTCACGGGCCGCAAGGTTATCCAGAACAGAACCATTCTTAAATACATATCGGACTTTATCTTTACCAGTTAAAGTCTTACCTCGTCCCCAGTCAATTTCTCTTTCAAAGCTGGGAATCAATTTACAAATTTCTTCTACTTTACTTTGTAGAATAGAAGCACCCTGCTCCTTACCACCAGAAGTGACAAACAAGTGAGCATTGGGATATAAAATACAACGGCACATCAATGCCATAACAGTCAAGAAAGATTTAGAATATGCACGAGGAAAAACCGCATACACATACTAATATCTCATAACGCAACGAAGGAAAACTCTTTGATAGAAATAAAAACAGAATTCTCCATCTTTTACTTCGGTACTAGTTCCACGTACCATAAAGTCAACGAATAAATCAGGATATTCTCTCCAAAAGGCTATGTACTTTCGTATTGTAGGCATAACAGCCTCAACACGTTCCGGAGAAAGACCAATCTTTCTCCGGGATGTTGATAAATCAAGTAAATCTTGTAAAGCCATTACCGTCTACCTCGATTCAAGTAATCAGAGTCAGCTTCAGCTTCTTCATCTAAGAAGTCTTGGAAATCCACATAATCTTGATCTTTCAAGGTCTTTTCCAAATCCTCAAGACTCAAATCAATATCATCGATAATTGTATCTTCAGTATTTTCAGCTTCAGCCTTATCTTCTTTCTCAATATCACGTAGAGCCTTTTCAACCATGATTGACAAATTGGTTTCTTCTTCAACCAGAGTTTTAGTATATCTCTGCATATCCGCAATTGTCATATCAACTCTATCTTTTGGAGATTCAATATAATATCTTTCAATATATCCTTGTTTTTCGCACATTTCAATTAGTTCGCCAATTGAATCAACGAAGTCACCACTTTCAGCTTTATTCTGTTGTGCGGTGAACTTACCAGACTTCATCAAACTATCATAAACTTTGCTCATCTTTTGGAAGCCTTCAATATCGCCAATGTCGATTAATTGATTCGCCTTTAGAGATGTCTTACATACCAATTTTAGTGTATCGATGTGTCCGGCACCTTGAATATCATATGATGCCATCATTTCTTCATATAGCTGTTCTAATCGAACCCATTCTTCGGGTTTATAAGTTTTTCCCCATTTCAAACGCAAATAGGTTTTATCCTCTTCAGTCAAATCATCAACAAAGTCATCTTGACCACCATTTTGCTCTGAAAAATAATCTTCTTCACCAGATGCCAAGAATGGATTAGGTTCTTCATACTTTGGTTGTTCGATGATGCCCTGCGGGACGGGGACAGTCGCCTGAGCGACAGCTTGAGCGATTTCAACTGCGTCATATCCTTGACGCTTCATCGTCTCTTCAATTTTCTTATTCGCAACTTCTTGAAGATGCTCGGTGTGTTCCCAGCGATAATCTCGGAATTGCTTCAATTTCATTTTTGATAGATATCTACCAATAATTGACAGACCAGTCAGTTTACTGCGGTCTTTACCATATGATGCCAATAATTTATTCCATTCTTCTGGAATATATGGAACATCGCATTCTTGTAAAATCCATAAATAAGTATCCGGATTGAAATTGTCTACGTGCATTGTCATACATTTCTTACAAATGCGCAATTTACCATCAGGATATTTTTCTAAATTATTAGTACCGTAGAACTGGTCGGCCGCCATTGTTCTATTACATTTTTCACAGTAATAAGATTCTTGGGCCATATATAAATTCCTCCTTTACAAAATATGAAAATAGCAGCGAGGAATTACACGCTTTTGGCCTTCGCATTTCTACAGCATTTGCAAATGCTATAAAAACCATCTCGGCTTGTCTTATTTTTACTAAAGTATTTATTGTGAGCTAATTTGACTTGCCCGCAACGACTGCACTTTTTGTATTTGCCCTTCATTTCATTCATGAAGTACCAATTTAAGAGTCTATCTTCCGCCTCGGACGCAATGATCTTTGGAATTTTATTACGCCATAAACTTGAGATATATTCCAAACTATGCTTGATCCCAAACTCCATTTGGATTTTTTCTTGAATATCAATATTTTGTAATCCATCAATTTTATACTCAACAATTCGTTCATACAATGGATAATTTTTCAAAGCAGCATCCGCAACTCTGTCAAAGTCATCCATCAAGTACCATAAATCTTTTTCAAACTCTCCCCAACTTTCTTGTTTACATAAGGAGTAGTTACAAAGAATTGCTGAGACTACTTTTGGATTACATAAAGAAACACCCTCTGGAACAATATAGCCTTCGTCATCAAACCAGAAATCATCATCTAAAGGAATATCGTGTCTTGAACGAGTGATTTTAGTTGGTACAATTGGTTTACGATAAGCGTTCTTCAAAACATATTGATCTTTTCGCAATTCAATAATTGTACTCTTAATAATAAATGCTTCTCGCCCGGAGGCACTCTTTAATTTTGTTTCCCACATTTTGATGGCGTCGCGCAATTGCTACATACCGGGTATTTCTTCTACATCTTGTTTAGTTATCATTACTTTTGGCTGGAAAATCGTATTCTTATTATTAGTTATCATATTATAAATGCCGTCTTCGCCATTCTCTAGCTGGGAAACAAGACCTTCATAAGAAGTTTCTCGCTTATTGACTGTAGCCATACGGTTATCAGTTAATAGTTTGCGCTCCTTTTTCTCTTGTTTCTCCATACAGAGAACTAGATAATCAGCTAAAGTTTCTAGATACGCCTCTGAGGGATTAGGGGTTTCAGCTAGAATTTTTTCAACCAATTCTCTTCTCTCTTCTGGAGATTCTAAAGTATAATCTAATTTCAACATGATTATCTTACCTCCAGTCTCATTGATATTATTATACCAGAAAAATTTTTCATTGTCAAGTTTTTCCGGAAAAATTTTGACACTTTTTATTTATGAAAGAGAATATTTTTTGATAAACAGGTTTTGACCTCGGACAAGAAACTTGACAAAGAAAAAATTTTTTGATATAATAATTATAAGAAAATAATAAAAGGAGTGTAAGAGTGGAGATTACAATAATCTTATGGATGTTTATAACGGTCGCCGCAACGGCTTTTTATTTTTGGACTTCAAGAGTGCCAAAAAATACCTACGATAATCTTAGTGTAACTTCTGAGTATACTCCGAAGGAAGGATATATATGGCACAAACGATAGTGATTACCATTTTATGGGCTGTTATGTCGCTCCTGGCAATGATTGAATATGCACCTTTGTGTAAAGATTTATCGGAAGGTGATAGATTGGCAGTAGGATTGATTTTCATTATTGGTGGCCCAATATTCGCGGCCGCAAATGTGCTTGAGGCACTTTTAGATTGTTTTTTACCGGAAGGATGGAGCGACGATGGAGCTAAAGGATATTAAGAGTTATGTAAATGAACGCAAACAAGAGTTGAAGGAAAAAGTTTCTAAAATGGAATTTCCTCCCACCCTAGCAATTGTCCAAGTTGGTGAGAATGAAGCATCAAATCGTTATATTAGAAATAAGATGAAAGATTGTGATGAAATCGGCATCACCGCACACACTTATTTTTATCCCACAGAAACCACTGAATTTGAATTAGATGACCAATTAGAGCATATGGTTGAATTTTATGACGGCGTCATAGTGCAACTACCACTCCCGCCCCATATCCGCGTCAAGGTCGCGCAGGCCGCAATCCCCAGAGAAAAAGATGTGGATGGATTTAGATGTGATAGTTTATTCCAACCCGCAACTCCTCTTGGAATTATGAATTATTTGGATTATTGTGGTTTCAATTTTGAAGGTAAAGAAGTCATGATTATCGGCAGAAGTGATATTGTCGGTAAGCCTCTCGCAAAAATGATGACTGATAGGGACGCAACGGTCACCTTGTGTCATAGTCATTCCAAATTGTCAAATCATTTGTATAGTAGTGATTTGATTGTAAGCGCCGTCGGCAAACCGGGATTTTTGAATTGTTATCCAATTCATGTTCCAGTTGTCGATGTGGGCATAAATTTTGTAGATGGAAAGCTAGTTGGAGATTGTTACAATACCGAGGGGCGCAATGTAACTCCAGTCCCCGGAGGTGTTGGTTTATTGACACGATTGGCTCTCTTGGAAAATGTTGTGAAAGCTAAGGAGCTTAAGGATGGATAAGTGGGTAAGTATTTTATTAGAAGTGGAAGAAATGTGGGAAGGATCTCGTGAGCGTATGTCGGCCGCATGGTATCCAATGACCGAGGATTACAGACGAGAACGAGATTTTTATAAGGCTCGCCGCATTTTAGATATGTATGGATATGATTACTTCCGGATGTTTGTGGAGCGCTGTCCGCACATTCTGGATCTAATAGAACAATATGGTTACAGTCCGTGCGAAACAGGCGATGGAAACTGTAGCATGATGTGTATTTTCTATAAGAATGGAGGTTGTACCAATGCCACAAAGCGGATGGATTAATGGTGTTCAGTTGATTCCTGAGAACATGAATTACAAGGTTGACGGTTCTGGTCGAATTATCATCCCGGCGCATTTGAGAAATAAGTTCCAAATTGAAATTGGCGATAGAGTAGAATATTTTACTGCTTTTATTGACAATAGCTGGTTTTTATGTGTAAGATTGGATAAAGAAGCAACTGAGGCTGAAAGGGAAAAGCAAAATGCAGAAAATTTATAAGTATAGACTGCCAAGAGATGGCGAAGTTGTGACTATCAATGACCATGTTATTGATTGGCTGCATGTAGGACTCCAGGATAATTTACCAACGGTCTGGGGTGTTGTAGATTTGGATGGCAATAATCGCCACGCCAAGAGAAGTTGGGATATTGTGGCCTGGGGTACCGGTTGGGATTTACCGGACGAGGTTTGGATGGATTGCGACTACATTGGAACTTGCGAAGATAGATATGGATATGTTTGGCACTATTTTGCCAGAATGAATACTGTCTTTGAAGATCCAAGAGAAGAAGAGACGCTTGCGGCGGCCTCTGCCTACGCGATGCCAGGGGACTCCTTCAGTGTAACATTGGACGAGGAAGTATTGAGACGAATCTTGGGAAACACAGAGGCTAATTGGAGCGTTATGAACGATACAATTACATATGTTACAAGCAATTGCGCCGACCCAACCAGTGCGACGGCAGTCACATTTGCGCGCCAGTAAAAATTTGAGGAGAATGGTAAAATACCGTTCTCCTTTTTTTTATCCCAGAATCGTATTCCGAAATTGAAAATTGATTTCAAGATTGTATTGCCCAGCGCAAAAGTTTTGGCCTATCGAAAAAAAAGTTTTTCCCGAAATACACCCCCGGTTTTTCATCCGGCAGAAAATACAGAGTCTATTGTCCATGTCTCTAAACTCTCTGACACATGACAGATACCCACCCCCTACAAAGCACCCCCTAATTGCTCGGCTCGGCGACGTGCGCGCAGAGCCGATTTTGCGTTATCTTGAGAGGTTCGAGAAAATTTTGCCACATTCCAAAGAAAAAAAATAATAAAAAAATTTCCTAAAACCCCTTGACAAACTCTCACCCGTGTGTTATAATAAAGCTACAAAAAACAGAGGAACACACCTCACAAAGTAAAGGAGATAATCACTATGATGCACAACGTAAACGAACTGTACCACATCAACGGACAGAAGCTCTACACCAAGGACTACATCGAAGCCCACAACATCCCCAAGCGTAACATCTATGACATCCACAACGAAGGTGGTTGGTCCGAGGTCATGTACATCAACAACAACAAAGGCATCATCAACATCTACACCGCACAGGGCAAGAAGGTTGGCTACCTCTACGGACAGTACACGTGGTTCGACACAGAGGCTGAGCGTGACGAGTACAGAGCACAGCGCAACACAGAGAGAGAAGAAGAGACTAAGCGCAACAAGATGCTCAAGGCTATCATGGAACACTACAAGAGCATGAGTACTGAAGAGCTTGCTAAGGTAATGGCTACTCTGTAAGGAGTAGCCACCGACCACGACCCACAGGCTCCCTAACTGGCCCGTAGGGCTAGGCTGTAGAAAAAAAAGTGTGTAAAATAATAAAAAAAAGCTTGACAAATAACTCCTGTAATGTTATAATAAAGACACAAAGAGAGAGGGACACAACCCAAGAGTAAAGGAGATACACACTATGAAGAACACCATGACCGTCGCTGAACTGATCGCTCTGCTGAACAAGGTAGAAGACAAGAACACCACCGTAGAGTTCCACAGCATCAGCAACAGAGCCTACCAGGATACCATCGTAGATGTAAAGACTAGCAAGTACACCAAGCACACCACCATCACCATCAAGTAAAGGAGGCACACACAATGAACAAGACAGCCATCAACAAGATGCTCGACATCATCACAGAGCGCAAGCCTAGCCTGCGCGAGACCTATCAGTACAACTACATCATGCGCATGATGGACAAGCCGAAGGGCACACTTGCCTATGCAGAGAAGCTGTACGTCAAAGAGAACCTGCGGTCTCTGTGTGCTGTGGCAGGACTAAGCTATGAGAGACTAATCATGAAGGTCTGCAAATAAGCAGACCTTTACTTGTCTCCGCACACGACCGCCACCTGCCTAGACTTCGGCGAAATGCACAACTCAGCAAATAAAAAACGCAATTCTTTTGTGTATTTTGACGATTGACAAATCCCATAATTCATGATACAATACAGGTACAAACAACGAAGGAGATAATGACAATGATTAGAAAAGTACTGTGCGTAGGAATGCTGGCTCTGGCTATGGTGTGCGGATGGATGCTCGTAGACTGTCTCTACAGTGATGCTAATGAAGTAAGTGCTACTGTGTGCGAAGTCAATGCAGAGGCTGTTGCTTTTGAGGATGCTTCTGGCGAGGTCTGGGTCTGGGAACTGGAAGAGGGAGAATCCTTCGAACTGGGGCAGCAGGTCTGGATTGAGTTTGATGACATGGGTACAAATGACATTTACGACGATGAAATTATTAGAATTTTCTAAAAAGGGGCTTGACAACAAGCCTCTTTTGTGTTATAATGAAGACAACAAAAGAGAGGAGCCAAGAGCCATGAAGAAACTGTTCAAATACATCCGCTTCCGCATCTGCCGGAACATCTATTACGCAGACTGGTGTCCTGTGGACAATCGCAAGAATTACAAGCAAATGTTTGAAAACTTCCTTGCGGCCTTGGGTCTGACCCTCACAGGTCTGGTTGTTATGATTCTGTTCTGTCTGATGGGGTTTTGAAAAATAAATAAAAAACCCCTTGACAAATCCCGAAACTCATGTTATAATAAAGGTACAAAAAAGGAAAACAAAAGGAGATAAAAACAATGGCTACTATGAGATTTGAAATGACCTACCACGCTAAGGAAGAACGGATTGACAGACTCACCGCTTGCATCCAACATCTGGGATTCAATGAAATCATCAGAGAACAGACAAGCTACCGGCATGGCGAATACGCAACCAGAAAGCTGACTGATACCGGAATCATTTTGGTAGTCAAGGATGATACCCTCATCACCGGATACATGGGAACGATGGCTCAGGTTTCTTCCTTCTACTACAATGAAAAGATGCCTGTGGCATTGAAGAACAGAGTCCGCAAGAACAATGAAAAGTATGCGTTTCTGCTGAGAATGTAAGGGGAATGAAAAATTCCCCTTGACAATAAATAAAAAGTATGTTATAATATTTATAGAAAAACAAAGGAGTTGACAACAATGGCAAAGAAGAAAAAGGAACTGGATCGCCGAGTATTCAAGAAAGAGGGCGAAGAACTTCAGCAGTGGCTGAACTTCCGCAAGAGAGGAAGCAAGGTAGAAAGTGGCAAGCGATACAATCGCCAGAAGTTCAAGAAAGGAGAATGATACCATGTTGAATCCAGTTAGATTCGCAGACCTCTGCGACAATGTCAAAAACATGAACAAAGAACAGTTGCGGGCACTCGCTCAGATGTGCGAGGAACGCATTGACGAAAGACAGGAACGGTTTGAACAACTGTGTAATGGCTTCTACAATTATCTGGAAGACATTCAGAGGGAGTTTCCCAATGCTCATGTCTATCTCATTCATGGCAACGCACAGAAGTTTGATGTGATGGACTGCATCATCCCGCAAAATACTTACGAATGTTGTGAAATTGGGGATTGACAAATCCCCAATTACATGGTATAATAAGTACAACAAAAGGAAAGGAAATGATAATAATGGTTGAGAGATGTCCTAATTGCGGAAGCACCGCACAGTTCAAGGTAGTTTACGAGGGAGAAACTTCCCATCAGCTGTATCGCAAATTCAAATGTGGTTGCGGAGCCACCGCAGAAATCACATACAAGAAAACTGAAATGATTTTCCGGTCACCTTCTGGAACCAAGCTGTAAAGTGAGAAGAAATTCTCACTTTATTTTTCGGCGCGCCGCCCACGACCCAGCCGGCGCGTTATTTCCATTATACCACAGCCCAGCCAATTTGTCAATAGGCAATTTGCACAAAAAACTTTTTTTGAAAAATCCCAAAATAATGCTTGACAAATCGTGATTTATAGTGTATACTAGGCTTATAAATCAAGGGGCAACCCGGAAAGAGGAACACAAAATGAATGAGGTTATTTTTGAGGGTCTGGTAAAAGAATACAATCGCCGTAAGAACGCAGGCTTGTCCGCAGGACACATCCAGAAGGCATGGAAAGCAGTTCTGACCGCTTACAAGGCAAATCAGTATGAAGCATGGATGAAGCGGTTCACCGTCAAGGAAAAAGACAAGGTCGCTTTTAAGTGCGGAAGAGGTAGAACCAACCACACCAAGCATTACATTGATTGGAAGGTGCGGGAAGTGTTCGGCTCTGCTTGCTATCTGCTCCATGTGTACTTTGTGGAATCTGGTCTGCTGTACGCAAGCAAGATTGGTACAAGCGAACAACCGCAGGAAAGATTTCAGCAGGAAGTCGCCGAGTATGAAAAGTTGGCAGGTGCAAAAGTTCGGCTTGAAGTTGTAATGTGCGAACCCTGCCACAACCTCTCCGCCACAATCGCCTGTGAAAGTCGGATGCGTGCTTATTTCATCGGCAAGTATGAAGAAGCCTATCAGCTGAATGACCGCTTTGTTGGTGTTCTGATTGACCCCAAGGAAGCAAAGAGAGTTGCCAAGCCCTACTAAAAAAGGGCTTGACAAAATCTCCAAACTATGATACAATAATCAAGAGGTGAGATAAATGGATAAAATTAAATGTAGATCCCTGACTCATGTGCGGTGCGGTCTGGTGTTCCCCGAACATGGTACAATGTGGAAAGTCGTGAACTACTCCACCGGAGATGATTTGTGGATCGTGGAATGTTGCTTTGACAAGTCTTTCACACACTACAAAAAAGATGAAGAAATCAGAAAAATTGTTGGAATACCTCTTGACAAATGAGGTATTCCGTGTTATAATTAAGGTACAAAAAAGGAAAGGAACTGAATCAAATGACTGTTACAATTAACTTCGACATGGACGGCACAATCGCTGACCTCTACGGTGTCAAGAACTGGCTCCCCTATCTGGAAGCTGAAGATACCACTCCCTACGCAATCGCAAAACCTCTGCTGAACCTCTCCGCTCTGGCTCGCAAGCTGAACGCACTCCAGAAGCAAGGCTATCGGCTCTCCGTTATCTCCTGGACTTCCAAGAGCGGAAGCAAAGAGTACAACGCAAGAGTTACCGAAGTCAAAAAGGTCTGGCTTGCGGAACATCTGCCCTCCGTCCATTGGGATGAAATCAACATCGTTCCCTATGGCACTCCTAAGGAAATGTTCTGCCGAACCCCTCTCGACATTCTGTTCGATGATGAGGAACGGAACAGAACTGGATGGACTGGCATCCCCCACGATGTACAGAACATCATGGAAATTCTCAGAGAAATCTGAGAATTTCCTCTTGACAAATCCGAAAACCTATGATACAATAATTACAACAAAAGAGAACTGAAAGGAATTGATACTATGAATAATCCTAATCTTGCCCATGTTGCTGTCGCTGAGTGTTCTACCCGTGAGAACCGAAAAAGATACAAGTACCTGTCCGACATTCTGAGCGCCTTATCTGGTTTCGGCGAGTGCGGTGCTACTGCCACACAGATTGCCGAGGTAGTCGGCAGAAAGAGATGGGAGTCTTACGGCTACCCGATGGAGAAGTACAACCCCGAGTATCATGCTCCCACTGTTCAGCTGATTTCTCAGAATGTGCGGAAGCTGGTCAAGGTCGGCGCAGTCCAGCGCACTGAGTTCATCACCGGACGCACCCTCCGCATCCAGGTCGGTCGGAACGAGTGGAAGGACATTCCCGAAAAGATTGTCCTTTTCAATGTGATTTGATTTTGGAATCCCTTTCCAGAAATGGAAAGGGATTTTTCGTCATTTTGCACAAAAGTTCGGCGGCGCGCCCACGGTCCAGGCGCGCCGAATTTGGCACAATAACCAACCTAGGCATTTATTTTCGGCGATTATTTGTGTATTTTAACGAGTTGACAAATCCCAAAATCTGTGGTACAATGACTGTGTCAAGAGGGGAACCTCGACGGAGAAAATCGCCAAGAGAAAGCGGAAAGAGAGAAGTTGCGGACTGACATAGTCCTTGCCCGAGGGTACAAGGAATGAGCTGGGGCAACAATCTAAAACAGGTCTTTTGAGGCAAGAAGTATCGGAGATAATCAAAAAAGTCCGGAATTTTTTGAGAAAACCTCTTGACAAACCAAACAATCTATGCTATAATACAAATACAAGGTGAGGGAAACGATGGTAAGCCCCACCAAATAAATGAAATGAGGTAAAATATTATGGCACACAATTTCTCTTCTATGATGGCACTGGCTCCCAAGACTCGTGAAACCTTCAAGGCTCTGCCTGTTGAGTTCACCAAGAAGCAGTTCAATGAGGTTCGTGACCGCTTCTCCGATGGTCGCTATCCCTATTCCGCTTCCGTCTGTCTGGAAACTGCCCGGGAGTATGGTCTGGTGCAGGTCGTCCGCACTGAGAAGACTACCTACCACAAGGAAGTCCGTGTGGTTATCAACCCCAAGACCCACGAGAAGTTCACCGAAGACCAGTTGGATGAACTGTGGTGCAAGAAGCTGGCTCGTGAGTTCGGTCTGCGGTTCGATGGCCATCTGCCCTGCTACTCTGAACTGCGGAACTTCATGGACTACGCCGAGATGGAGTTTGAGGGTTTCCGCAATGTCTTCTCCGTCAACTGGGCGAAGCTGGAAAAAATGTGTCAGGGATTCTAAAAAAATCCCTTGACAAACCGGCTATTTTGTGATACAATAAGTTCATCAAAGGAAAGGAATTGATACCAATGAATAAGACAATTTTCTGTACTCTGGACACCGAGACTGTAGGCGGTGCTTCCACTCCCTCCGGAATGTACAATGTCGGCTGTACCATCCATGACAGAGAGGGTAACATCTTCGCAACCACCAATCTTCTGGTGATGGAACACTATGAGGAAATCCGCAACGATGACTATGCCAAGAAGAACTTCCCCATCTATGCCAAGAGACTGGCAAGCGGTGAAATGTCTGCGGTGACTACCGAAGCCGAGGCAGTCAGCATTGTTTCCAATCTGTGCCACTTCTACGGCGTCAAGTACATCTGTGCTTACAATTCCGCTTTCGACCTTACCAAAACTGCCTGCCGTGCGTTGGCTGAGGAGTTCGAGTTCATCGACCTTTGGTTGATGGCAACCCAGACCATCTGCCACCAGAAAGGCTATGCCAAGTTTTGCCGTGCAAATGGCTTCCAGTCCAGAAGCAAGAACACTTGTGCGACCACTGCGGAAGCCGTGTATGCGTTCATCACTAACGACCCCGACTTCATCGAGGAACACACGGCTCTGGCTGATGCCATGATTGAAATGCAGATTTTTGTCCGCTGTCTGCGGACACACAAGAAGTTCACCAAGAATGTGCATTGCTGGGATGCCAAGGGCAAGGAATACAACAAGTGTTTCCCCAAGTGGGCGGAGTAATCCGCCCCATCCCCTAAAAAAAATTTTTCAAAAACCTCTTGACAAACCAACTAATCCATGTTATAATGTTGGTACAACAAAGGAAAGGAACTGATACCTATGAAGTATGTAATCTCTGTTTTTTACTCCGACGCTGAGGTCACTGTCAAGACTGACGACCCCGAAATCGCAATCCTGGAACTGCTGAGAGCTGACACGAACGGCAATCATGCCCATGTGTGCGACGGCTACACCGGCGAGGTTCTGGCTCTGGTGAACCACCCCGACCAGTTCGCCACGGACGAGTTCTCTCTGATGATTCTGGGGGTGCTGATGAAGCACCTCTGGGAACAGGACGAGGAACCCATCCCCGAACCCGAACTCGAGGTCGAGCGAGAAATCATCCCCAACATTTTCGAGGTCATGTCCGCCCTGGCCGAACAGCAGAAAGCCGAACTCCTGCCCCCCGAGGAACCCGAAGAGTGTATGTCAGCCGAGGACATGGTTTTGAAGGTGATTCAGGTTATGGGCGGAGGTCTGCCCAGCTGATACGAAAGCCACCCCATTTTTGGGGTGGCTTTTTCGGCGCGGCGCCCACGGTTGATGGGCGCCGAAATTTTATTATACCACACCGCCAGCCAATTTGTCAAGAGGAAAATTGCACAAATAATAAATAATTATTTTTCCCGATTTTGTGTATTTTGCCAATTGCAATCTGGGGGCAGATGTGGTATAGTATTGGTGTCAAGGGGAGGGAACGCCTCGGGAGTTGGGAAACCCACGCTAGGCGTCGAACTGTTGGCAGAGGCTGTGTACGACCCAACCTTCCGGCACGCAACTTTCTTGAAGAAACTTCAAGAAACCCCTTGACAAATCCCCCAAGTTGTGATACAATGTAAGAGAAGTCAAGAGGTTAGCCGTGGTCGGAGGCGGTAGGGCTTGCGGAGCAAGTGACCACAAGATGACCGAACAGAAGGAAATCTGAAAAAAAACCTCTTGACAAACTCCCCAAGATGTGTTATAATAAGGGTACAAAAGAGGGAAGCATGGCAGAAGTCGTTGAGACAAGACCCACGAGAGTCGTGTCAGACCATGACGACAAAGTCCTCGACCGCACGGTCGCTCCGTTGTGCGGAATATAAATGTGAACCAATCCCGAGGCTGTATTAGGGACTAGGTGGAGTGAAAGCCAAAAAAAAATTCAAAAAACCTCTTGACAACTGGCTCAAGATGTGATACAATAAGAATGTAAAGAGGAACACCTCTTACAGATAAATCAAATTTGGGTTGCGACCTACCGCAAGATTGGAGATCGATACTATGGCTAACACTACTTCTTCTTCCGCTCGTCTGACCAAGGCTCAGAAGTTCGCCATTCTGGCTGAACTGCCCGCCGTCAAGGCTGACCCCATGCTGTCCGAGTTCATCGCCCACGAAGTTGAGCTTCTGGCAAAGAAGAACTCCGCCGACAAGAAGCCCACTGCCCAGCAGGAGGCAAATGCCGTAATCAAGACCGCCGTTCTGGAGGTTCTGGCTGACGGCAAGAAGCGCACCGTGTCCGAACTGCTCAAGGAAGTGCCCGGTCTGCCCGACACCATGACCAATCAGCGCATGAGCGCACTCGTCCGTCAGATGGTCGATGCGGGTCAGGTTGTCCGCTCCGAGGACAAGCGCAAGGCGTTCTTCGCCATTGCGTAACCCGATGGGGGAGGAAACTCCCCCAAAATTTCCCCTTGACAAATCCAGCAATCTGTGCTATACTTAGTACAGAAAGGAGATGACCCCGATGGAAGAGAAAATCCAGAAGCTGATGAAGTCGCTGAACATCAGCCGTGAGGAAGCCATCGAACTGATGGACGAAGACAAGCGAATCGACAGGGGCGAAAAGTTGTTTGAGCTTGACCCCGAACTGGAAGCGGGCGCAAAGAAAGCACGACAGGCAGACCGCAAGCAGACCACCACCAAAAGAGAGAAGAAAGCCAAGCCGGAAAAGGCAGAGCTGTGTTCCGCAATGATGGAAGGTCTGAATGGACTGGGAATCACCGAGTTCAATGTCACCAATGCCGAGCGTGAGTTCCTGTTCACCCACAACGGCACGAAGTACAAAGTCACCCTTGCGTGTCCCCGCTCCTGAGAAATCTGTCCGCCCAGCGCGGACAGATTTTTTGTGCATTTTGACGAAAAAATAATGCTTGACATTTTCAAAAGAATGTGGTATAATGGCCGGGCGCTGACGAGTGTGGCGCCCGGCATTTCGCTACTAACCCCCTATTTCAGCAATTTTTCTTGCAAAAATTATTTTTGCAAAACCCCTTGACAAATCCCGAAACCTATGCTATAATTAGGGTACAAATCAAGGAGGTAATCACCATGGATAAACTGAAACAGCACATCGATTGGCTTTTGGCTCAGTGCCAGAAGGACGGCAAAGAACTGTGGATTCATCAGGCGTTCGGAGCAGTTCAGTTCTACGCAATGATTGTGGAGGACAGAGAAGCTTACAACGAGATGGAGTTCATTTGGAACAATGTCTACAAGCCTGCCTTTGAGCGTTGTATCTGGGGACAGAAAATGTCCCTTTGATACAAAATAACTCTTGACAAATTCGCAAACCTATGTTATAATAAAGAAAATTAAATGAGTGAGGTAAATGTTATGTTAGAAATTTTCTTCTGGGTCTATGTCGCAAGCGCAATTCTGGCTTTCCTGTATCTGTTCGTGTTCGCCAGTCTGGCTATGATTCCCACTTTTAAGGAGTGCAAGGCCAAGGGCATGGTCAGGGTCAAACAGCCTACGAACTGGGCAAAGACTTTCATCAGTCTCATCCAGTGCGCTTTGATGATTGGTCTGCCTGTTGTCAATACTTTCTTTGTCACGATCTGGCTGTGCAACACTTCCAAGTGTATGGAAACTTGGGAGAGTATCGCATGGGAATGCTTCTGCTATCCCGATGAACTTCCGTAAAATTGGGGGTTGACAAAACCCCCAATTCATGCTATAATAAAGAAAAACAAATGAGGTGTGTAAAATGTTGAATTTCTTATTAGGTATTCTTGCCGGATACATTATCCTGTCTTTCATTCACGAAGAACTGTGGGGCCAGAGATGGATGAACTTCATCCAGCTTCCCTATCTGCTCATCACTGGTATTCTGGAAATTATTCTGGAAATCCTGCTTTTCCCATTCGTTTTCTTCTGGAAACTCTTCCGCAATGTAAGCAAGCCTGTGAAATTGGAAGCAATTCAAAATCTCAAATTGATGGACGATTCCACACATCTGTTCGGAAGTATTTATTTTTGCCACGACAAAAAGGCAAAAAGAATTGTCAATAAATTTTTCTTCTACCGAGTAGAAAAGGCTTGACAAAAGCCTTTTCTCATGGTATAATGAGAATACAAAAAGGAAAGGAACTGAACACTATGAAAAAGAAAATCTATCTGGCTTCGCCGTTCTTCAATGCTACTGAATTGGTAGTCTACAAGGAAACCATCTCTCGTCTGCGCTCCGCAGGTTATCCGGTTCATGTACCCCAGGAGCATGAAGTTCCCAACGCATGGGACTTGCCGAACTCTGACTGGGCAAAGCGTGTCTTTGAAATGGACATTGAAGCCATCCATGACTGTGATGTGGTCATGGTTCTCAACTTCGGTATGTATTCCGACTCTGGTACGGCATGGGAAGCCGGCTTCGGCATGGCAATCGGCAAAGAGGTTGTCCAGGTTCTGTGCGGTTATGAGAACGCAACCTATTCTCTGATGATGGTCAATGGCTGTCACAAGGTTGTCCATGTTGACAATGTGGAGAACTGGGAAGAAGTCAGCGCCGGAATCAATCTGGAAACGGTCATTCAAAAATGAGTGAGGGGCAACCCTCACTTTTTTGTGCAAAATTACCAATTGACATTTCGGCGGCCCGGGCGCGAGTGTGCCCGGGCAGAATTTCCATTATACCATACCCCCAGCAATTTGTCAAGAGGAAAATGCGAAAAAAATGCACAAATTATTTCTCCCGATTTTGTATACTTTGCCTATTGCAATCCGCTTCTGGCTATGGTATAATACCCTTGTCAGTGAGGGACAGGCAACAACGCAGGACAGAGCGAGCCGAGCGAAAAAAAAAGTTGAAAAAACCTCTTGACAAACCGCCCAAGATGTGATACAATGAGGGTACAAAAAGAGAGGGGCAACCCTCCAAGGTCAAGAAAAAAAAAGAAAAAAAGTTCTTGACAAACCGAGCCGAATGTGCTATAATAAGAATGTAAAGAGGAACACCTCTTACAGAATAAATCATCGACAGGTTCAAGTCGCTAAAACCGAAAGGAATTGATACTATGGCTAACACTACTTCTTCCGCTTCCGCATCCACCAAGCTGACCAAGGCTCAGAAGTTCGCTATGATTGCGAACATCCCCGAAGTCGCCAACAACCCCATGCTGGCTGAGTTCATCGCCCACGAGCAGGAACTGCTGGCCAAGAAGAACTCCGCTGAGAAGAAGCCCACCGCTCAGCAGGAAGCCAACGCAACCATCAAGGCCGGTGTTCTGGCTGTGATGGAAGCCAATCCCAATCAGCTGTTCACCGTGTCCGAACTGCTGAAAAAGGTTCCCAACCTGCCTGACACCATGACCAACCAGAGAATGTCCGCTCTGGTTCGCCAGATGGTTGATGCAGGCCAGGTCAAGAGAACCGAGGACAAGAGAAAGGCTTTCTTCTCTCTGGTCTAACCAGAGAGAGGGGAGAGGGGGAGAAATTCTCCCCCAAACTTTCCTCTTGACAAATCCCCCCAAATGTGCTATACTAAGTAAGGAAAGGGGGCAACCACCATGGATAGCCAAATCGAACGCATCATGCGTTCTCTCAAGTGTTCCAGAAGCGAAGCCGAAGCCATTCTTGCCGATGATAAATGCATCGACAGGGGAGAGCAAATGGACTTTGATTTGAGTCCAGAAGCACACAAACTGGCTATGAAAAACGCTAATGCGGACACAAAATCGCCAAAAACCACCAAATCCGCACGAAAACCCACCGAAAATCCGGAAAAAGAGGCTGTAATTGCGGAAATCGCCCACTTTTTAGCGGAAAAAGGCTACGTTTCAGTGGAAATCACCAACAAAACTCGTCAAATTAGCTTCAAAATTGGTGAAAATGCCTACGAATTGACTTTAATCGCAAAAAGAAAGGCAAAAAGTTAGAAAAACCGGGAAAAATCCCGGTTTTTCTTCGTTTTTGTGCAATTTGCACAAATTTCGGCCGGCCCTTTACGTGCGCGCGGGCCGGTTTTTCGGCAAAATAACCAACTCCAACAATTTTTGGGGCGCATTTTTTGTGCAATACTCCAACTTGATTTTCCCGGAATCGGTGGTATAATTGTATTATAAATCAAGAGGAGGTAACCCCCATGAATAAAAAGTGCATTACTGTTAGTGAACTGCTCCGCCAGCTTCAGACCATGGAAGAACTCGGTTTTGGTGATTCCAAGGTCATTTACATGGATGAACTGTCCATCACCTACAATGTAGAAGAAGGCGTTCACGACCACTACGGCAAAAATTTTGTGGTTCTGGGGTAACCCAGAACCATGGAGGGAAAAACAATGGCTAGAATTGAAATTGGTAAGGGTATCCCCTATTCAGAGGTCAAGAAAATGGCCGGCGAACTGATGATACAAAATCCCCTTGTTAGTTCTGTGCGTGTGACAGTTGAAAAAGATACTTTGAAAATGTGTATTGAATACACAGAATTTTCTAAAAAAGTACTTGACAAACTCTAAATCCTATGCTATAATGAGTACATCAAATGAGAGAGGAATTGATACCCATGAAGAACATCAAGCTTTTTGAGAGGGAACTGTCCCTCATCCTGGACGAGGATCTCCGCATGGCGGTCAAGGGATACCTGATCGACCGAGTTCCCGACTACTTCTGGACAGACGGTGCTTCCAGTTCTGGCAAGTATCACCCCAAGATGTCCCAGGGCGTTGGCGGTCTGGTTCGCCACACCAAGGCGGTTGTCATGTTCGCCGAAGAACTGCTCCGCATGAGTTCTTACGCATACATGAAGGAAGAATACAAGGATTTCGTCATTGTCGCCTGTATCATTCACGATACTGTCAAGTATGGTCTGGATGGTTTCGACAAGGCCGAGTACAAGAATCACGCCAGAAATGCGGCGACTGCTTTCCGTGATTACTGTCTGGTCACTGGTTACGGCGAACCCCATTTTCTGCTTCTGAACGCTGTCTGCGCTCACATGGGTCAGTGGTCTACCGAGAAAGAGGACAGACCCTTTACCAATGTGGACAGATGTGTCCACATGGCGGACTACATGGCAAGCCGTCCTTTCATCGATATTCCTGCGATTGTCGAGGAATGGAATGAGGTTGCCGGACTGGCAGACGAACTGCCTTTCTAAAAAAAAGTTGTCGGGGGGCTTGACAAATGCCCCCCGACATGGTATAATAAAGAAAATCAAACAAGGAGGAAAACAAAATGGCTACCTGTGCTGATTCTAATTGCGGTTACTACTGGAAGGACGAGGACGAAGAATACCCCCGTTGCCACTATCCCGATGATGGCACTCCCGCCCCCTGTGAGTACGACGATGACTACGAACCCGAAGACATTGACGATGACTTCGGCTTCGACCCCTACGAAGGTTGCTACACCTATGATTGCTAAGGAGGTATGAAAAATGGGTGAATGTCCTTACTGCGGTGCGTCCTTTGATGTGGACGAGTTCGACGATCTGGAAGACAACGGCGATTTTGTCACCGGCACTTCCTACACAATCTGCCCCGAGTGCGGTGCAAGCCTCCATGTGACGGCGCACTTCCATTGGGATGGCTGTTTAGAAATCGACTGAGAAATCAGTCGATTTTTTTTTGATTTAGGGGTTGACAAATACCTCGACTTGTGGTATAATAAGGGTGTGGTTCAACGGGCCCTGAACGGAGGTCAGGGCCCGATTTTCCGATCGGTATACCCCATATGGAATTTTTCTGCTACTTCTAGCGACTTCCGCATATGCCCCGTTCTCCCGAAATCTAGCACCCCACCCCGGAGGGCCGATCGGGAATTCTCATATGGCGAAACATTGAATTGAAAGTCCCGATCGGTAAAAATGTTCTTTTTTTTTATTATAACATTTTTTTTATAAAAAATCCAATCTGCGTTCGGAGAACGCAGAAAGCGCCGATCGGATTTGATTTTTATAAAATTTTTTGATATAATATAAGTACAATAAATAAGAAATGTGAGGTATATACCAATGGTTTATGATAAGAACTATTTCCTGGACCAGTTGCGCAATGGTCAGGATATCAATGCAATTGGTCAGGCCATGGCAGATGCCATGAACGCCGCAATGTCTGACTTCTGTGCTGAGCAGGAGGCCGCCCGTAAGGCCGAGGCAGAGCGTGTCGCCAAGGTGGAGCTGGCCGCAAAGAAAAAGGATCTGGGTCTGAAGATGGTCGACCTGTTCCGTGATTACGCTGATCTGACTGGCAACACCGCCATGGATGAGATGGAAATCACTGACGATGACCTGGACACTCTGGTTGAGGCCCTGGATCAGACTTTCGCCCTGATGGGCGCAATGAAGGAACTGAAGACCGCAATCGATGCTATCCCCGAGGATAAGCTGGTTGGTCTAAATCCTAAGAAGCGTTCCGCCACCATTCACGCCAAGAGCGATGATGAAGCTCTAAAGGAATTTTTGGCTCAAATTATGAAGTAAGATTCTCGTTGTGAAGAAATTCTCATAAGATGATTTCTGACTAAGCTACAACTACCAAGAGAAGAGCTACGCTAAGATAATTTTAGAACCCACCCTCTGAAAATGAGGGTGGATTTTTTTATGCCCCAACGGTAACGGTGACGAGGAAAAGCGATCGGATAGTCCAGGGGCCGATCGGCCAGAACAATCTCACAATTCTCTTCCAAAAGCAACAAAAAAAGGAGGACCGAAGTCCTCCTTAATCAAATATATCATCCAAGAGCACAATAAGCTCCCCCAAATCTTCTAACCACTCAACGATCGGAAATACTTTATTCCAGAAGCGAGTCCACTTAGAGTCCGTAGTTGAATCCTGCGAGCAAATCTTCAATAGTCATTTCCCTCGCCTTCTTCAAGGTTCCCTCAACGTCAATCTCCAGTTTCACATCCGCAGTCGTAGTTCCAGAAGAAGCAGTAGTATGTACGGTCGGTACAGGCGCAAACTCCACTGTAGCTTTCTTCTCATTATAATAGAAGACTTCCTTGTCCTTCTCTGTGCGGATGGGGAAATATTCTCGCTTAGTGTCCTCATGAACAGAGCCTTCCTTATCCAGATAACCAAATCTGAACCACATAGAACCGCTCTTCTTCACGAAAGCATTGTCATCATCATAGACGACATAATAAGCACCATTGCCTTTTTGCGCCAGTCCCATTCTATCACAAGAAAAGACCGGCAAATCCTTCCACTTACCAAGTCTCTGACCAGACTTTGCGGCAGACATTAAATTATTATAGCTAAAAACCATTTTACTTTTCCTTTCAATCGGATTTTCATTTCATTTTTTATTTTGTTCCTCGGTTTTCATTTCATTTTTTCAATTCATTTTTTGAATACCCCTACTTAGGGCTTTTTGAATTGAAGTTCTTGAATGACCCTCATGACATATTCTACTTTGCTTTCATCGGGTTTTCTAAAGATTCCCATCTCTTCCCCGATGCGCACGATAGTATTGTCATGAAGATAACCTTCATCTACAAGCATCATATAACCTTTTCCACCTTTTCTTTTATACTATAATAATTATAACAATATTTTTTTATAAAATCAAATAAAGATTATACGTACTCTCTAAAATAATCCAATAACTCCTCACACTGCCTATCTGACATTGGAATTTCTGGTTCATTTTTCTCATACGCATATGGAATATCTCCAATTGGTACTACATATAATACTGGATCCCCAGGTACCATAAATATCTTTACTTCTTCGGCTCCATATGGTAAATCATCAAATCTACCATAAGCAAATCTTACATTACCTTTCGGTCTTTGATATATCATTCTCCATTATCTCCTTTATGATGGGGATCCCCGGAGGGGTCCCCTAAAATTTTTGCAATTTATTGCAAAAATTAAGTTGCAAAATTGCAATTCAATTTGCAAAATTGTTGCATTTGTAAGTTATAAGTTAGATTTGTACAATGCAATGCAAAATGCAAACTTTGCACGAATATATTGTTACAATTTTTGCAACTTTGCAACAAATTTTGCAAATCAAAATACAAATTCGTTTTCTCTTCTCTTTCTCCAACCATCACTGTGGTCAACAGAAGATTTAGATATATTCAAAATTGTTGCAATTTCAGTTGCAGTTTTTCCTTCTTGCGCCAACTCATAAATTTGTCTGTCATCAATTTTCTTCTTAGCCCCAGCAGTTTTTCCCATTGCAACTTTCTTTGCATATTGATCCTTACTATAATCAATTCTATTTTTCAAAATATTCACAAAAGACTGCGCGATTGCGTCCTCAGGGTGCGCAGGGTCCAGTCCACAGCCATATCGAACGAACTCCGCAATGATTCTATCCTGAGTCTCACAGGGTAATCCAGCAATACTATCTAACCATTCTTTGTGAACCACAAATGTTTCAATAGCGCTCATCATTACCCCTCCTTTACCAAGGAGTCAAACGCTTTCAGAAGTGCGGGAGTCTCTTGATACACCCAACAATTCAGATGCGGATTCTTGGGATTCTTCATTTCTGTTATATAAGAAAATCCTAATTGTTGTAAACCAATATGGATTCTTAAAGAGTATACAATTTTTACTTTTGAATTTGGCATTTCACAAGCTCCTTTTTAGTTTCTAACTTTCTCGTCTAAAAATTCTTTTATTAGACGTCTTATAATCTATGACACAGATAGATCTTCATCTTCTGCATATTGCTGTAATAATTGCTTTTCAATATCATCAAGTCTTACAGTAATAACGGTCATATAATCACCTCCGTATGATTATTGAAAATTAGGAAAGAAAAATTGTATTACGTTGTCCTACACTGTATTACAACGTATTACATTTATATTCTAATTAATTGTATCTTAATTGATTTTGTAAAAATTTTATGATATAATATATATGTAAAGTAAAGGAAAAGATAGTAAAAGAAAAGGTAATGCGCTCCGTCAGAAAAGTAAAATTCCGTGTACCGAGCGTAATACAAAATCTTACTGAGTAAGACTGAATAATACGCCAGGAGGTAAAAGAATTATGGTAGGCTTCACCCCGTCTGTTATTGAAGATGAAGTATATAACATCTGCGAGCAGGTAGACCATCTTGTGTCTTCCAAAGAATATACCAAAGACGCCCTTCATGTCGTTGAAGAATACTTTGAAAATTTGGAATATGAAGATCCTCTCTTCCAGTGGAATGAGATCGTTGATCCCTACCCCGATAATTCCGGCGCATCCGTATCTTTCGCTTGGATCGAAAATCGTCACCTTCATCACATCTGTTTGAATTTCGCAGGAGGTTTCTAATATGAATCGTTATCGTAATTTCATTCGTATTGCGGGACGGGATTTCAACATGGACTTCATTGAATCCATTGAAATCTGTGAAGCTATCAATCCCGAGTATGCCGTCGTCAGTATCGAATACAAAGGCCAGAGCATTACTTATCCTATCACCGGCACTGCTAAGGAAAACCAAGGGAAACTGGATGAAGCATACTGGGTTCTCCATCGTTCTCCTTCTTTACCCATCCTCAAAACCGGTATTCAGCGGAGGTAATCGTTATGACTAAACAAGAACTGATCCTCGATTTCATCAAGCAGTTCCGAGACTTGGGCGCAGAAAATGCATTTTCCAATGGAATGTGCTTTCACTTCACAGTTATTCTGCGGCATCGCTTCGGATCGCTCCACTGCCCCATCATGTATGACCAGGTGGCCAATCACTTCGCAACTGAAATCGAAGGCCGCATTTACGATATTACCGGCGACATCACCGACAACCCCGAGTATCACTGGGAGCGTTGGAGTGATGTAAAGAAGCAAGATCCTGCTCTCGCCAAGATTATTCGTCGGGATTGTATCCTCAAAATCCCCGACGACCAGCGCAGTTGTGAACTCTGTGCTCATTGTTTCTACGATGAGATTCTGAATTGTTTCCTCTGCGACTATGACAACGAACCCGTAGACATCTACGGAGTATGCCGGAAGGAGGTATAACCAATGATTGCAAGAGTAAATAAGAACTGGGGTATCAATGTCAAAAACATCAAAGACATTGGTCTTGATGGCGACAAGATCGTTATCACCTGGCTGGACGACAGCACCAACAAGTATCAGGCTGACGATGAAACTATGGCTTCCATTTATTTCAATCGCTTGATGGATTTGATGGAAGAGTCTATCAGAAAGAATGGTGTAAAGTAATGGGCAAGGCATACGCGATTCTCTATACAGTATATTTCTACGAGACAGATGTTATAAAACACTATAATGGCTTCACTTTTGCAAATTCTATTGCTGAAGCCTGCCATGAAATTGAAGATGAATTTCCCGGGTCAGTGCGCATTGATATTCAAGCATTCGATTCCTACTTTGAGATCCCCGATGATAAGATGGAATTTTTCAAGGAGATGTTGACAGCATGAAAATTTGCGGCGAGTGCGCCTATAAGGCGCTTCAAGACGGGAAGTGTCCTGTCTTTGGACGAGAAATGCCGGTCGAAACACCGGGATGCCCCATCTTCTCAACCACGATAACTAAATGCGCTCTTTGCGGCAACATCATCATGAGCCAGCCAATCATTGATTACGATCAAGATGGCAATACTCATATCATTTGCCGCAACTGTCTCAGCGCAACCCCATGCGAAACCTGCACCCGCGCAAATGTTTGCTACTTCCAGACCGATCATACCTGCCAAGAGCCACCATTCATCATGCATGAAGTGCGACAAGGCAATATGATTATGCAGACACAGATCATGAATCCGAAGCGAGTCATGGCAACCTGCGCCAAGTGCGAGTGCTTCAATGAAGATGGTCTGGATACAAATACATTCTGCCGCAAACAAGAAGGTTGCGGTTGTAAAAATCAAAAAACGAATTGGAGAGATTGAATATGATTCCTTTTTTTATTCTACTGGGCGCAATCGTAGTAATGACTGTCGCAGCCATCTCTATTTGGCTTCATCCCACTAAGCTCGCTAAGGGTATCGTCAGTGGTGCATTGGTTGTCGCAATCATCTTTGCTATCTTCTGCATCGCCCTGAACGCCGCGGCCAAGAGCGACCTGAATTATCTGACTGTTCGTTATGACGACCTGATGCTGTATTACAATACCGTTGTATATTCTGATAATGAATATGTGCGATACGACTATTACGACAAGGTCAATACTTATAACGAAGCCTACGAAAAAGTGATTGCGGCCTCCGAAAGCAAGTGGAATGGTTGGTTCTATCCTGCGGAGGATATTGCCAAGCTGAATACCATTGACTTCACTCTGCATGGAGATAACTTCTATGGAGAAGGATAAGGTTCTCGTTTATCGAGATGAGTTCATGGAGCAGATGATCAAATGCATCGGCTCTGAAGAATGGAAAAAAGCGTTCAACGATAAGCCCAAGAGCGAACTAACTGCGGCGATGGCTGGCATTGGTTTTGCTGGTAATTATGCGGCGGTCCATACTATCGAGCGCATTGCCGCCCGCACTGTGCGCCCTTGCCAGTGGTGCGGTGAATGTCCCGTTTGGACCATCGCATTTGAAGACGGTTCTGAATTAGACACATGGCCTAAGGTAGTCGTGGAATGTGTGCGGCGTGACTGCCCTGTAGTCGGAGAGGATGTAAGATATGCCCAAGTTTAAGATTTATGCCGGTTTGTCCGGTGGTTTTGGCGGTGCTCACTATCATTGCACCGATGAGTTCATTGATCATGCTGACGCTGAGCAGTATGCTCGTGAACTGGCAATGGAAGAGTATGAATCCTATGGCGGCTATCATGGCCTTTATACCTGGGATTCCATGCGCCAGGAAATTGCTGATGAACTGTATGATGGCGACATCGAACAGGTTGATCCCGAGGATGTTGATGATCGCATGACTGAAGAAGTCGAAGGTTGGATTACTTATAAGGTAATTCCCGTTCATGATGGTGTCCTCCTTGATGAAGAAGATGAAGATGGCATATATGATGATGACGACGCAGATTGCTTCTGCGATTGATTTCTTTTCTAAATAAATTATACAAAAATAAGAAAGGAAAATCAACTAATGAAAGAATTCTTTGCCCGTCTGATTCTCAATTTCATCTTCATTCTAAGCATTGTAATAGCCTGCGTTTGCGGCATAGGCATTTTCATTGCTCTGTTGGAATGTGCTTGGGATGTTATGATCCTGTGCATTATCCTTTGCCCTCTTGGTTGCGCGACCGCCATCACGATTGGATCAATCAAATAACACAATTATCAAACCTCCTGGTTCACAGGAGGTTTTTTGATTTTTATAAAAAAATATGATATAATATTTATGTAAGATAAAGAGAGAGGAAAGGGCTGGTAAAAGTTATGGCTAAGAGATGCTTCGGGTTTTACAATGAAGATGGTGAACGCGAAGTCACCATGGACCTGGATAAAGGTCAGCAAGAACTTCTGAGTTTCTTGCAGGACTGGGGTTTCCTGTTGGACAGTATCCATATTCAGGACCTGGGTGAAGTGCGCCAATATCCGCCCTATGCCAACTGTCCCGAGTGCGGCAAGACCTGTATCCTGCTGAGTGGCTTCGGCAATGAAGCTGAGTTCTGGTGTGATGATTGCGGCCTGGACTTTATCGTGGAGGTAGAGGAATGAGTTTTCATGGGCCTGTGATTATTGTGGGAATGGGAAAACCTCCCCTCTCTGAAGAAATGAAAGAAGCTATTGAAAAGGCAGTCCAAGCTATGTGGGCTCCTAAGAAGGAGGAAAAGAAAATGAAGTATTTCCGTTTACGTGCTTATACTCCTTACTGTGGTGAGGAGCTGACTGCGGTCGCCAAGGGTGAGAGCGAACATGAGGTTCTCGCTTCCGGCTTACCCGACGATCTGATGGCTGACTGCGCTGCCGAATGGTTCGACCCGGCTGACTATGAAACCTTCGGCTACGAAGACGAAGAAGAGTATGAAGAAATGTACTACCAGGAGTGCGGCTGTGAGATTGTAGAAATCTCTGAGGCCGAGTATCTGGAAGAGCTGGATCATCTGTAAGGAGGAGTGAATATGTTTTTTATGACCAAGGCTCGTCATGAGCGAGAAATTGCCCAATATGTCTGTGATCTGGATGAAGCTGAACAGGACGTTTCTCATTACCGCCACAGCTGGCTGGAGTCCGATAAAAAGAATAAAGAACTCCAGAAGCAGCTGGATGATCAGAATATGATTCATCGAGAAAAAGAAGCTGCGGCTCTCCGCATTACCGCGGAAAGTAATAAGTTCATGAACGCCGCGATCGAAGCCAAGAGCGAAAATGCTATCCTGCGTCAGATTGTGGAAGATCTGAGTGGCAGGCCTGCGGACGAGCTTATTGCAGCACATAAACGAGCAGTTCGTCTGCTGGAATATGGTGTGCGTGAAGAGCTAATCGGAAAGAAAGAATAATATCTGATTATCGTTATAATAAGAAGCCTCCTAGCGCAGAGAGGCTTTTTTGATTTTTATAAAAAAATATGATATAATATATATGTAAGGTTGAGAGAGAAATGAAACAAAGTTATGGAGGAACACTCAATGAAGGTAAAAGTAAATTTTAAGAAGCCTACTGTGATGCTGACCGCTGACAAGTATTCTTCCATGCTGAAAGAAATGGAAGATATGCGCCATGACCTGGCTCTGTATAGAGGCTGGCACGCTGAAGATCAGGGCAAGATTCTGGACCTGATTACCAAACGAGATCAGCAAGCAGCTCTGATTCAGGAGCTGAATGACCAGATCGAGGCCAGTGAAACCACTCGCAAGGATGCAGAAGATGCTCTGGTAATCGCCAAGAAGAACGCAACTCTGCGTGAGATGGGCTGGGATATGCTCCACAAGCAGATTGAAGAGCTTCAGCGCGAAAACCGTGGTCTGCGGATGCAGGTTGACCGTGCGGAAAAGCGAGCTGAAGATGCTGCATATGAGCTGGATACTGCTAAGCAAACCATCGCCAATCTGCAGGAGTTCCGTGAAGACCTGGGTCAGGAAGTTGATGAAGCCAACCGCACCATTGCCGAGATGGCTACTGAAATCCAGGAGCTGAAGACTGATCGGAATATCACCATCGCTGAAAATGAGCGTCTGCGCGCTCGCATGGCTGAGAAGGATAAGACCAATGACATCGCCGTCCGCGCCACTTCCGAACTGGCTGATATGGTGGTGAATGCTCGCAATGAACGAGACACTGCTCGAACCGAAGCCGAAGACCTGCATCTGGAACTGATGGAGCGTGACTGTCGAATCGACGAACTGGAAAAGCAGGTTGAGTGGCTGCGAAATAAGAATGAAGAGTGGGCTCAGGTGGCCAATGATCAGAAGAGCACCATCATCAATTACGAAGCCGTAATTCAGAGCCTGCAGGAAGAGGTAGAGCGTTGGAAGCGCATCGCTTCTGACAATGTCGACCTGGCAAAGCAGTTCCATCATGAAGCTCTGGCGGCTGAGGAAGAAGCCAAGAGAATGAAGAACTCTTACGATGCTCTATATGAGCAGTCTGCCAGCAACCATGCCAATGCCGAGTATTGGGAAGACCAGACTCGTCGACTGGAATCTGATGTCGATATCCTGCAGCGCCAGCTCAAGGCAAATGAAGAGGAATACAACAACCTGCGGAAGATGTATGTTGAACTGAGGGATGCTGCGGCCGTCGCAGCAAGCCATATTCGCAGCAATACGGTCGCTAATTGATTTTTCAAAAAAAATATGATATAATATATATGTAAGGTAAAGGAAGAAAACCTTACAAGTAAGGAAAAACTTCAAAACCCGGCCTACTACACGCTGTAATGAGCTGTAGAGGGGTGAAAACCCTGGGGCATCGTCCCCGCGCTAAGGCAACCGTAGCGCCACAGAAATTAGGGAGGTTAGCCGCGAGAATTCAAGAGGTGGTGCGTGAATCCACCTTGTACTCACTTTGAAAGGAATTGATACTATGGAATACGATTTTTCCGGTCTGACTTTTGAAGAGCTCCAGAAGATGGAAGCCGCAATCGTCAAAGAGCGTAATGCTCGTAAGGAGGCTCGCTACAATGAATTGGTTGCCACTCTGTGCAATGCATTCAATGAGCTGAAAAAGGAGTTTCCTACCGCCTGCCTGGATATTGATATCGAGTGCGGCGAGTGTGATTACAGTAACACTCTGGATCTGATGGATTACTTCTGCAACGGACTGAAGCCCGCCGACTTTTATCGCTAAGGAGGAAATTATGGATAAGGTAATTCGTGTTCTGGCCCTGGATGATGACAACCATGATTCTATGTTCGCCACTGAAGAGGGCGAGACCTTTGAGAATGCCCGCTTCCTTCTGGAAAAGCTGGGTAAGCCTCATACCGAGACTTACGATATCCGGGGTTTCTGCCTGATCGATTATGTCGGCCCCGCTGAAAAGCTGGACGATGCTCTGGTAGATTGGCTGTTTGGCTATGTCGGCGGTTTTGCTATCGCTCCAGAGGGATACACTTATGCAGAAGCCTTTGATCTTCTGTGGGAATCTAGTCAGACGAGGTGGCGTGTATGAGTTGGACTTGCGGGGATAACCCCTGTGTAAGAGATGATTGCCCGTATGATTTATGGGCACCCGATCATCGTAACAAAGTGACAAATGTCGCTTTTTCTGCGTATGCTTTTCATCAGCAAGAGATTGAAGATTATATCAATGCCCTGGCGGCATGCCCTGATCCTAATGATTACGAGGTTCAGCGTAGTCTCGCTCGGCAGATTTTTGGTTATTCTCTCGATTGCTTGACTGATGCAGAGATAGAATATATTGAGAAAGAGGTCGCAAAGAGATGGTAAGGTCATATGAATTGACTTTTCACGAACTGCAGATCATCATGGGTGACTTCTCCAAGCTCGTCGATGAAAAAGTTCTGCAGAAGATGCCATATAATATGTGGCGACAAATGACACATCCCTCCGAGCCCGTCAAGGATGTTCTCGTTGAGTGGGACAATTGGGGTGTCGATATTATCCTAGGTAATACGGTTCATCACTTTGAGGCCGACGACAATAGTTTCGGACAATTTATGATGGATGATTACTGTATGGACTGGGAAAGATACGAAGATGGATACTACTCCTCCTATTACCCTGCCCCCAACTGGCGCGACGAAGTAATAAGGGGCGCGTTTGAAGGAGACATGAAAAAGGCTTTGAGTGAAGCCAAGGTCGGTATCATTGCTTCCGACCACACCGAGCCCACTGTGGAAATCATGGGCTTAAACACCAAGGCGGACATTTCCGCCGTCAATCACATTGAAGAGCGTGTCGCCGCTCTGGAAAGTAAAATCAATACAAACGAAGAAGATAAAAAGGAGAATACTACTATGAAGGGTTTCAATTTTGATTTCGGTCCTGTCAATCCCGCTGTTGTGAGAATGTCCATGTATGGCCTGGCCATCAAGAATAAGACCGGCACTTTCGTGTCCTACGATGCCAAAAATGATGAGATCGTCGACGTTGACGTTCTGAACTTCGACGGCGCCAAGTACATCTGGAAGATGCCTGTCGCTATCAAGGACATCGCTATCGGCGATACCATTGTCCACCAGAATGTTCCCATGTTCGTTGTGGGCATTTCCGAAGATAAGAAGGCTCTGTTTGCGGTCGACCCTGTGGTCGGTGAGCGCAAGGAGATCATGCTGACCCGTTCCCCCTTCGGTTTCCACTTCGCCACCAAGGTTATCAACCTGCTGGGCGGTATGTTCAGCGGTGAGGCAACTGCCGAGAACCCCTTTGGTAATATGTGGATGTTGATGGCCCTGGGCGATGAGAACAACGACATGAAGGAGCTGCTGCCCTTCATGGTGATGGCTAACGGCGGCATGAATACCATGAACCCCATGATGTTCTACTGTCTGATGGGCAAGGAGAACGTTGATCCCATGGCTCTGGCCATGATGATGGGCGCCTTCAATCCCGCACCCGCACATGAGTGCAACTGCGGTGGTAACTGCGGCAACCATAACTAATCATAAGGCTCCTCTGCTTGGAGCAGAGGAGCTTACTTGATTTTTTATAAAATATTTTGTATAATATATATACAAGATATGAAAAAGAGGTAAAAAGCAAATGAGTTTGTATGATAAGTTGCCAACTGTTGATGTTGACACGCTGTGGAAATACCTGGATCTTTATAGCGGAGGAAGCCCTCTCCCCCGTGAGGAAATGAACTATTTCCTTCGTTATTGGGATACTGCTAAACAGCCTTTCTACGAGGCTTTTGGTGAAAACTTTATCATCAAAAAGGCTGTTTGTTTTGATAAGCCTTGTGAAGACATGGAAGAAGAGATGGAAGACACTCTGCGCTATGGCTGTCCTGTTGCTGCTCTCTTCCGAAATGAATTCAAGAATCGTATAAGGACAGTATTTCCTCCCTATACCGATGAATATTACAACATGAAGCGTTTCGTAGATGACTACGCGATGCTGGTAAAAAATATTTATGACGGACCTGCTATTACCATTCCGGCAATTTTTACCGTGACTGGTCGCCCCTTGCAGGTCAACCAGAACTGTAAGGCCAGTAAGATGCTTGGTAAGATTGCCGAAGCTCTTAACTGCGCTGAGCACTATGAGGCTTTCCGACAGGCTCACTCCCAGGTTCTGAACCAGAAGCAGATTAGAGGTAATCTGTGTTTGAGTATTCATCCTCTGGACTTTTTGACCATGAGCGATAATGCTTCTAACTGGGGTTCCTGTATGAGCTGGATGGATGAGCCGGGCGATTATCGACTGGGAACCATCGAAATGATGAACTCTCCCTGCGTTGTTATCGCCTATGTGGAAGCTAAGGAACCTATGTCTTTGGAATATAACGGAGATACCTGGAACAACAAGCGTTGGCGCCAGTTGTATGTGGTTTCTCCGGAAATGATTCTTGGTAATCGCCAATATCCTTATAACAGCGACGTCCTCCAGGGAACTACTATCAAGTGGTTGCGGGAGCTGATGACTCCTTGTAAGCCTTATGGCCCCTACGCAGAAGAGACTTGCCAGATTGAGAATTTCAAGAATAATGTCTTTGGCGGTAACCGGGTTTATGTAAGTCTGAATATGGATTATATGTATAATGATATTTATAATCAGCGTTTGGCTTATGTGGCACCTGAGTATTTCGCCAAGAATGATCGGTTCTATCTCAACGTGTCTGGACCCGCAATCTGCACTGGATGCGGAGAGGTTATTGAGCCAAAAGAAGTTGATCCTTGCGACGTGCGTTGCCGCCGTTGTAATGGTTACTTCTATTGCTCTCACTGCGGCGAATGGTCCGGTGGAGAGTGCTATACTGGCGGAGATGGAAGACTCTATTGTGAGTATTGCTACTACAATGAGTTGGAAAGATGTGAGTGCTGTGATGATCACACCAGTGAATCTGATATGCGCCACATCTACATCCAAATGCCAGGAGTAGAAACATTCGATAATTGGAGATACTATATCTCCATCTGTAACTACTGCTATCAGCATGGTTGCTATAAGAAAGAATATGGCGAGGTTCTTCTCGTAAAGGACGAATACGGTATCGAGCGTCTTGCGTTTGACCTTCGCAATATTGACGAAGATGCTCTGGGTGTTGACCTGGATTATCGAACCGTAGATTTGTTGGTGGCAATCCGCAATGCTTCTACGGAAGAAGAGCGGGATGCTCTAATCGAAAAACTCTAATTTGATTTTTCAAAAAAAATATTATATAATATATATGTAAGGTAAAGGAAATCCTTACACAAGAAATAAAAAAATTTTGAAAGGTATAAGGTGAAAACTATGGAAAAGATTACTAAGCGTGAGATGTATGAGGCTATCAAGGAGACTTTCGAGACCGGCTCCTGCAAGTTCGACGCCGCCACTGTTGTGGCTTTCTGTGAAAAGGAGATCGCTTCTCTGGACGCCAAGGCCGCTAAGGCTAAGGAGCGTGCCGCTGCCAAGAAGGCTGAGGCTGATGTTCTGATGGATCAGGTCGAGGCTGTTCTGACCGATGAGTTCCAGGTCATCGCTGATATCGCTGCCGCTGTTGCGGAAACCAATGCTGATGCCACCGTTTCCAAGGTTCAGTATCGCTTGAACAAGCTGGTTGAAGCAGAGACCGCTGAAAAGACTCAGGTTACCATTCCTGCCAGCGCGGGCTCTAAGGCAAGAAAGGTTATGGCTTACCGATTGATTGCTCGAGACTAATCGCGGACAACTGTCAGTAAAGTCGCATAATTTTGGTCAAAGAGGGATAGATTTCTATCCCTCTTTTTCATATATATTAGAAGGAGTTGATTTTATGTCAAAAATAATTGACGAACGTGGAAATATATATGAATTTTTAGAAGTTATAGACCGAGCCTAGAATGATGCTTCTGGACGAGCCCAGTGGCTATGTAAATGTAAGTGCGGAAAAATGACTATAGTAAAAGGAGCGTCTTTACGGAATGGAAAAACTAAAAGTTGTGGATGTTACCAAAAAATAAGAACTAGTGAAGCTTCTACAAAAAATTTAGTTGGACAAACCATTGGAAACTTTACTGTACTAGAGTCTATCATGGGAAGTAAAGGACAAGAAAGACATAAATGGCGTTGTCGCTGTAATTTATGCGGTAATGAAAATGCCATTATTCAGACTGACAATCTTCATCATCAAGAATCATGTGGGTGCTTAGTTGAATCAAAAGGTAGTCGAAAAATAAAAGAAATATTAGAGCAGAATAACATTCCTTTTATTCAAGAAAAGCGTTTTAGTGATTTAGTATTCGAGGATACTAAAAACCCTGCTAGATTTGATTTTTATGTAAATAATTCTTATATTATTGAATATGATGGTAGACAACATTTTATCCAAGGTAATGGAGTATATGATAACAAAGAAAAGTTTATAAAAACGAGAGAACATGATCAAATAAAAAATCAATATTGTCATCAACATAGCATTCCAATTATTCGCATTCCTTATACTGAATTAGATAATATAACTTTGGAAATGCTTCAACCTAAAACATCAAAATATTTATTGCGCGAACCCGGTTCAGCAATCGGCTGACCGGGGCGGCCGCATATAAAGGAGGAAATATGAAAGGTGTAAATTTCGTCCGTGTCAGAGATAATGGTGATGCAACTACCACTTACAATATCTCTGTTACGTCTCCGATGATGCTAACCGAGTTCTGTGACAGGGTTATCCAAGAGAATCCTAAGGAATGGGGTAGCGTATATGTAAACAATGAAAAGGTTATGAAGTATTCTCATGGCCGAGGAACTGCAATGGGAGCTTTTTACAGATACTGCTGTAAGCCTCTAACTTCTGGATGGGCGAACGGCGGATGGGGCTCTATGGATTATCACATGAAGGTGGAGGAGTAAAATCCTCCACCATTTTTTCATTAGCCTGCTCCGGCCGGCCCTGGGCGCATGAACCGACAGCCCCAAACGAAAAGTCGACTTAGAAATTTTTTCCTCCAAAAGTTGAAAAAGAAGAAAAAAATTGATATAATTATTATAAAGGAGATGATATAAGTGAAATACTGTGTATCAGGTCGTCAGCCTTATTCTATTCTAAAGCAGGCTGATGAAGTGCGGGTCGCCTATCGTGACAGAGACCGCATTATGGATTTTGTTGAACAAATTCCAGATAAAAGAATTATTTTAGAAGTTGACAGTCAAATTGCCCCGATCGAGAAAAAGACCTGGGAGATGTATCAGGAGAAGTTCCCACAATTCTGTGTAGCTATCAGCAACTTACATATGGCAAAGGAAATGGATGAAGCTGGCGTCAAATGGTTCTGGCCTTTCCCAATCACAACTTATTATGAGTTGCGTTGGATCATTGCGATGAACCCTTGTTACATTGTGCTTGGCGCACCTTTGTGCTTTGAGTTGGCGCAGGTGAAGAAAATCACTAAGACTCCGATTCGTTTCACTCCTAACTTGGCTGTTCCCAGTTATCTGACCCATATGACCGATGCTCCGAACTTCTGCGGTCCTTGGATTCGTCCAGAAGATGTAAAGCATTATGAGGATTTCATTGAAGTGATGGAGTTCTACAATAAGGATGATAAGCTCAAGACTGAAGAAGTTCTTTTGGAAGTTTATCAGAAAGGTATTTGGCCTGGCAATTTGAATTTGTTGTTGAGCGAATTGAACTTCAATGTGGATAATCGTGCCATTGTTGAAGATCTTGGTCCTCGTCGTGTGAATTGCGGCCAGCGCTGCATGGAGACCGGCACTTGCCATTTGTGCGAAAGCGCACTACGGTTTGCCGATCAGTTGCGTAAAGTCCACGGTGAGCGCATCAAAGAGTCCGCAATTGACAATAAATAAAAAAAATGGTATAATATAATATAAAGAAAAGAAGGAGGATACTTTGTGCGAGTCCTAAGTAATCAAGATTATAGATTATTTGAACGCTTAGTATCGTTGACACAAAAAGGATTGCACCAGGCTATGGCACAATACCTAAAAGAGAAGTATGAGAAAGTAATCGTTACGAAAGATTATATCGTTGCTATTGGAGATATTCCAATTGCGCTGGTCGCTCATATGGATACTGTGTTCAAAAATCCCGTAGCTGATTTATATTATGACCAGCGAAAAGGCGTTCTGTGGAGTCCACAGGGTCTTGGCGCCGATGACCGAGCTGGTATTTTTGCCATTTTGAAAATTATCCAGAGTGGATTGCGGCCAGCCATTATTTTCACTACCGATGAAGAGAAAGGCGGTTTAGGAGCAACTGCATTGGGAAGCAGAGATTGCCCCATTCCCAATCTGAAATATATGATTCAGTTAGATCGTCATGGTACTAACGATTGTGTATTTTACGAGTGCTTCAATGAAGACTTCTATGACTACGTTGAAAGCTTCGGCTTCTGTGAAGCATATGGTTCATTCTCTGACATTAGCTTCTTGATGCCTCAGTGGAATATTTGTGGTGTCAATCTGTCTGTTGGTTATGAAGATGAGCATAGTGAAGTAGAAACTCTTCATATTGCTCCATTATATGATACCATTGCGAAAGTCCAGAAGATGTTGTGTGAAACTGAGATTCCGGATTTTGAGTATGATGAAATGGTATTCTCTTCTGCTAGTTGGTGGAGAAGTGCTGTAGTGTATGGTCAGCATTGCGGTAAATGTAAAAAGTTATACAGTGAATATGAATTATTCCCTGTAATCGGCATTGATAGAAAGACTAAGTTCTACTGTCCCGATTGCATCGTTGGTAATGTTGAATGGTGCGATTTGTGCGGCGAGGCATATGAGATTGAGGACCCCGCCAAAGATAAGAAAATTTGTAAGATTTGTGCGGAGGTAATATGCGAGAAATCGACAGAATCAAAGAACAGTTCTGCGAAGTAATTCGTTATTCTCAATCAATTCCCGATCCCCAGGTGGATGCTCTATTCCACGACTGGGAGCTTGCCAAGGAAAAGTTTATTGAGAGATTCGGCGGTTTGATTTATGAATGGCCGGAACCCATTGAATTTACTTTGGATGAAAAGGAAAAGAGATGTCGGGCAGCTGATTTTGCTACCCAGGTTTATGATACTTTCAATAATCCTGTTTTGGCTGAGTTTATTGATGAAAATCTGGATGGATTTTTTGAAAATAAAGTTGTAAATGTATGTGAAGGTAGTGACATTCCAAAGGGAATGAAGCTACTGAAGGCATTTAAGTATTTTGAACATAATCCCATAACCCTGAGAAATATTCAGGACGCAGCGAGCCAGCTTATCCAAGAGAATAAAATCAAGGGTAAGTTATGTTTTTCAGTTCATCCTTTGGATTTTCTGTCCAGTAGCGAGAACACATATAACTGGCGCAGTTGCCATGCCCTCGATGGAGAATATCGTGCTGGTAATCTGAGTTATATGACTGACCGCACTACCTTTATGGTTTATCTCAAAGGCATGGATGAAGCAGAACTTCCTAACTTTGGTTCTGTAAAGTGGAACTCTAAGAAGTGGCGTATGTTGATTCATGAGCATGAAGACAGCACTATCATGTTTGCGGGACGCCAGTATCCATTTAGCTCTAAAAGTGGAATTGATACCGTACTGAATATTTATAATAATCTGATTCAACAAGAACATCCATTCGGCTATTATAAGTATTTCAACTGGAAAGATGACTATATCGACAGTTATGTCCCGCATGATGCTAATCCTGAGGACAATCCTCGGGCATTAAATTGTCAGTATGTAATCGTCAACGGATTCTTAGCTCCACTCCAAGAGGTAGTTGTAGAAGGCAGATATGCTCGTAATTATAATGACATTCTTCGTTCTACTTGTTATCGCTATCCTTATTATGCGATTTTCAATAATACTTTGAGCCGAAGCGGTGTAAGAAAGTTGATTGAAAAGCCCATTGTAGTGGGCGGTTCTGTGCCTTGTCTACATTGCGGCAAAGACTGGGTAGATAATTCAGAAACAATGCGATGTGATAATTGCGAGTTGGCATATGGCGTAGAAGAGAATGAAAATTATACTCATTGCGCTTGTTGCGGTCGTCGTATGTATGTGGATGATGCATATGTGGCTGGAGATAATGAAGAATTGATCTGTCAACAGTGTTATGACACAGAGTGTTTCCGCTGCGAAGAGTGTGATTACATATATTACAACTCAGATAAGATTTACTGTGAAGAAACTGAAACATATTTATGTCCTCATTGCTACGAAAATAGGAATGAAGGCGGAAGGAATAAAAAATATTTTTGATAAAAAGTTCTGGGTAAAAATTTTCAATCTTTTTATCTGAAAAATCATAAAAGATAGAAGGAGAGTGATATTTTTATGCCAAAAACTGGTGAAAATCTTGTTGGTAATACCTATCATAGACTTACTGTTTTATCAAAAAATATAGAAGCATCAAAACGACATAAACGACCATACTGGGATTGTAAATGTGAATGTGGTAATATAAAAACCATTGCTGGTTTAAGTCTCAAAAATGGAGCAACGAAAAGTTGTGGTTGCTTGAGAAATGAAAAAGTTTTTGAAGCATTAGCTAAAGATGAAAAAGGTAATGTTTACGGTAAACTTACTGTTCTTGAGATGGACTCAGAAAGGGATAATTTTGGTCGTATAAAATGGATTTGTAAATGTGAATGTGGTAATATAAAATCAATTAGTGGATCAGACTTACGAACTGGTAATACAACTAGCTGTGGATGTTTTTCTAGGATTTCAAAAGGTGAACAAAAAATTATTGATATTTTAGAAGAATATCATATTTCTTATATTAGAGAATATAAACCAGAAAATTTAGGTCAAAAACGCTTTGATTTTGCCATTTTAGATAATAGTAATAAAATTATTCGTCTAGTTGAGTATGATGGTGAACAACATTATCATGAAAGTAATTGGGAGCGTAGTAAATTGTCTCGTACTCAAGCATCAGATGCAGAAAAAAATAATTATGCTATTATAAATAATATTCCATTGGTTCGAATTCCATATTGGGAATATGATAATATGAATTATGAAATGATTTTTGGAGAAACATTTTTAGTGTAAAAGGAGAATTTATATGGCTCGTGGGCAAATTGCAAAAAATAATGTGGAACAAAAAATAAAAGAAGCGTTCGGTTCTGATTTCATTGGAACTTACGACAAAAAACTGTATGTGTGGGCGACAGAAAACGGTGAGCGAATTCAAATTGCACTGTCTTTGACCTGTCCTAAGGTTCCTGTGGCAATTTCTGATAATCCCACTACTGGAGATTTCAACTTTGAAGATGATGCTCCTAATGTAGTGGTTGCGGCCGGAGCATTCCAGCCAGCAGAAATTACTACTGAGGAAAGAGAGCGCGTCAATGATTTGATGCGGCGTCTCGGTCTGTGATACTTTGGGCGGAAACGCCCAATTTATCTCACAGACTTTTCAAAAATATTACTTCGCTAATTGTGACAAATTTGATTTTTTATAAAAAATTTGTTATAATATATATACAAGATAAGAGATTATCTTATGAATCTAAAATATTTTAGAGAAAATCAAACTCGTAAATTGAGTTTTGGAGGTAGTGCCGATATCCCATTGCCTCCCAAATAAAATTGAAAAAGGGGGTTTTTCTCAATGAAGAAGATCCAGAAGATGATGAATGCTTGGTGGGCTCAACTCGTCAAGCAGGCTCAGATGGAAGCCGAGATTTACGCCATCTAATCTTGAAGACTCGGATAGTGCGGGGACGCCCGCACGAAATACAGGGTGATCGTTCAACGGCTAGGACTACAGTCTCCAAAACTGTGTATCTAGGTTCGAATCCTAGTCGCCCTGCCACAAAATTAGATAAAAAATCTTTCTTGATTTTTATAAAAAAATATGTTATAATATTTATGTAAGATAAAGAAAGACGATTGAGAAAGGAAATGATACTATGAACAAGCCTCATTTTGATACTCCTACTCAGGTCATGTTCCATGACATTGATGAACCCGGCTCTTGGATTACCGGTATCGCTTTTGGCGACACTATCATCTGCGCCTGTTGCGGCGGTGTTTATGATATCGACGAGGTCTGCGAGCTGTCCGAGGGTTACGTGGACCAGGCTATCTATCCCTATGGCACCTGGGTTGATCTCTCCGAAGAAATCTTCGGTGGTGAGTTCCCCAAGGGTTTGGTCACTACTGGCGAGGGCGCTAATGAACGCATCGTAGAAGAGAGTTTCCTGGAATCTAAGGAATATGAGCAGCATTCCTTTATTTTGGAAGAAGAGGAAGAGACTCAGGCAAGAGCCTCTGAAATCTAAGTCAAAAATTCTTTTTGACTTTCAAAAAAAAATATGTTATAATATATATGTAAGGTAAAGAAAGCGAAATGCACGGTTCACTTTCTTTCTCCATACACAACCTTTTCCATAAAAGACGGTAACAGCGATTCAAAGATTAGCTTGTGGTGCCGCAGGTCGTTGGTTCGAGTCCAACCACCCTTCCCTCACCTGGCAAGGTGGCGTAGGTGACTACTAAGGGGAACTTCGGTTCCCTGATATGAAGGGTGTAGCTTAGATTGGTAGAGCAGCGTAAGATCGAAAAAACTCCGTCTTGAAGCTAAGTAAATATAACATATTTGATTTTCAAAAAAAAATATGTTATAATATATATGTAAGGTAAAGGAAATACAAAGAGTATCCCTTTGTGAAGTGCCCAGGCCGTCTATCAGCGAAGTCCTGGGGCGAGGAACATCGGCAGAAAAATGTATTTTGAGAACCTCTCACGGAATGGGAAGAATAGCTGATAGTATATCGACTCACTGTCATGTTCTCACCTTACAACACATATGGACGGTTAGCTCAGTCGGTAGAGCAGTAGGCTGTTAACCTACCTGTCGGGGGTTCAAGTCCCTCACCGTTCGCCAAGAGGTCAAGTATTAAGACCTTTTCAAAAAATAATACTCGGGCCTGTGGTACTCCCTAAATATGGACCACCGAGGTTTCAGCCATGTAGTTTCTCGTAAATATAAGCCATGGCACTCTCAATTACGGCCCCAGAGTCGAGAGTATAATAAAACTCGTGGGGCACTCATTTGGGGATATGGCGGAATTGGTAGACGCGCCGGATTTAGGCTCCGGTCCCGCAAGGGGTGACGGGTTCGAGTCCCTCTATCCTCACCACACGCTCGTGGAACCGAGCAGTTCTTTTAGATTATCGGCTACTAATTGAAAGTCTGGGTGGTTGGCAACTCCATCAGAACATAAATAAGTTGCGATATTTGGGCTCATAGCTCCAACTGGGAGAGCGCCTGCCTTGCAAGCAGGGGGTTACCGGTTCGAATCCGGTTGGGTCCACCATAGTTCCTTTAGTTTAAGTAGGGAGAATGGCTTGAGGGCAAGAGATGTGGGTTCGAGTCCCATAAGGAACACATATGTAGATGAAAGTCCCATTAGTTTAATGGCAGAACGCACGAAGTAATAGGTGTGATACTGGTTCGAATCCAGTATGGGAAATCTCCGGTTTTTTTATAACCAGTTATCCGGTGAGGGGTTATTATTATGATTATGGATAACGACAATAACTCTGTTATAAACTGGGCTTAAAGTTGTTTGGTCATTTACAAGTATTTTTCGCAGGGGTGTTGGCTTAGAAGTTTGGACTAAAACTAAAACTTCTGAACGAAACTGGGAGGTTATGTGTCAACCAGAAACACTTTCGCAGGTTGCCCGCCGAGAGAGGCAAACGGCCCACATCGGGTGCTAAGAATAGAGGGTAATTTATTTGTTATCGGCTTCAGCCAGAAATGGAAACCGGACCCGTGATGCTGCGGATGGGGGTGCACACCCTGAAATGCGTTTTTCTTGAATGAGAGTTCGCGGAATTCGGATCAAAATCCGCCACATGGGGATATGATGGAATCGGTAGACGTGTCAGACTCAAAATCTGATGGCCGAGAGGTCGTGTGGGTTCGAGTCCCACTATCCCCACCAGCACCGCAGATGTTTGAGTAGGTACCGTCACTGCGGGTATAAGTTAAAGACCTAGTACTTACGGGGAAGCGCCATGGGCAGAGTACCGCTGACAACTCTACTGGCCGCAACGGGGTTGTGATTTTACTCGTTGCTTGAAAATCACTTTTATATGGGTTATGGGGCTGCTTGGGGTGGCCACCTGTCTGGCAGACAGGATATCAGATCGGTTCGAATCCGATATGATCCACCATTGGCTCACGGTGAGCCTGGTTCCTAGGTGGGATCGACAAGAATACACCAGGCGCGACAACGGTGCGAGTACAACAGTTGTAGGCTTCAATGCATGGTCTTCATTATGCGTCGGTACCTAAGATGCCGTCAATATTGGTTGCTAGCGCCAATTCTAACTAAAAAATCTTTCTTGATTTTTATAAAAAAATATGTTATAATATTTATGTAAGATAAAGAAAGAGAGGTAAATGAAATATGTTTGATGATTTCACTACTCAGATTCAATCTGATGAACTGGCAGAAATCCAGGGATGGAATGATGCTATGGAAGACCCTCGTTATCTTTATGAAGAATAATGGTCCCATCGTCTAACCGGCATAGGACACCACCCTTTCAAGGTGGAAATCGGAGTTCGAGCCTCCGTGGGATCACCAGATGGTAAGCCACCAGGAGAAGGAAAACCAGAAAAAACTGGAAATACCGGGGCGAAACCTTTGCCTAAACTGGGCTAAGAAATACAGGTTGCGTGCGGCCGCAGCACGAGTAAGGGACGTAAAGCGGTGGTTTAAGAGTGTTACCTATAACCAACCGGGCGAGAAAAACAAATGAGCAGGCCCGTTAAAATGATAGTCGCGAATATCATCTGCAATCCTGGGCTGGTCGAAAGACCCTGGTCCACCCAAAGGCGCTGGCAACCGGCGCCACATATGGCCCCGTCCTCTAACGGTTTAGGAGGTCGGCCTCTCACGCCGATAATCCGGGTTCGAATCCCGGCGGGGTCACCATGCGGCTTGGCCGCTTTATGTAAAAGCGTTAACATGGATTTGTAAGTTAAACTACCACCGGCTAGGGATACGCAGAGCAATACTGATGCCTTAGATATGTGGCTTAGTGGAAAACGCTATATAAGGAAGCAAAGTAAACTTACTAATATAGCTTCGTGGAGCAGTGGAGTGCTCGTCAGTCTGTCACACTGAAGATCGCGGGTTCGATCCCCGTCGAAGCTGCCATAAGGTATGTTCCCAGTACCTCGTAGCGGAAAACCTGGGCGTGGAAGAGGAGACGAAAGAATCGCTTTTTTAAGTAGCAAGTTTTGGTGGTGAAACTGCTTTGGGTGTTGATATGACCCTAGGGCTTAAGAGCATATTAAAGGATAGCTGTCCAACATCATTTATTTGGCACCTTAGTTCAGTTGGTTAGAACGCCGGCCTGTCACGCCGGAGGTCACGGGTTCAAGTCCCGTAGGTGTCGCCATTGTAGAGGGATTGAGCTAACCCAGTCCGGACTATAAAAAACTGAAAGCCTTGTAAAAAATGCATGAGGTTTCAAGAACAGTTTCTCTACTTACCAGATGACTAGGCTCCTGGATTTTTGGAATTCAAGGGACTGCCCCCTTAGAATAGTTAGTCAGGCTTAAAACAGGAAACGCAGGACTGTACCTAGTCAATATCCCTCGATAGCTCAGCTGGTAGAGCACTCGGTTCATACCCGGGATGTCGCTGGTTCGAGTCCAGCTCGAGGGACCAGAAGCGCCAGTCATACGCGTTGGTACTGGATAGCCAAAGAGAAGTTCTCAAAATGGGTTGCAAACTGTTGCGATAAAATATTCTCCGCTTTGCCACCCGCTACTTTGCGGTTCATTTCCTTTCATGTGCGGTCGTGGGGGCTCCGACCGGAAAAAACTCCCCCTTAGATATTGCAGTGGTCGTCTAATGGTAGGACACTAGGCTCATAACCTGGATACGAGGTTCGAATCCTCCGGCTGCACCCATTGCGGGGTAGAGAAATGGTAACTCACTAGCCTCATAAGCTAGAGATTGTCGGTTCGAGTCCGACCCCACGCAACCAGAATCATAATGATTCTCCTTTCGTTTGTGTTCATAAAGACACTCACAGCAAATAGCTTTGTAGCGAGATTAGCTCAGATGGGTGAGCAATTGTCTGATAAACAATAGGTCGTTGGTTCGAGTCCAACATTTTGCAAAACAAACAATGTGTCTTGTATATGGGCCGGTAGCTCAGCAGGTAGTAGCAGTGGACTGAAAATCCACGTGTCGGCGGTTCAATCCCGCCCTGGCCCACCAATAGTCGGATAGGAGACTATATAATCAAAACCCTATCGTCAAGACCGGCATCAGGAGATCCACATCATTGGTTTCCTTTCTGTGGTACTTTTGTCATTGTGTTTTTCATTTTATGCCTCCTCATAAAAAATATACAGCGCGATGTGGCTGCCGGAAACGTATCCTTTTCTATATATCTCGAAATATATAGAAACAAAAACTACTATATAGCAGAGAGTTTTTACATCTAGGCTCGGGTGAGTTTGTTTTTTACTCTGCTATTTCTAATGAAAAATTTCGGAGGAATATAATGCAAGATTTATCAATTATTATTCCTGTTTATAATAATCGAGCAGGCTTAATTTCGACTCTGTTATCTATTGGTGAAATCGCATAGACTGTCCTTGATTGGGGCATTAAAGTTATCATAGTTGATGATTGTTCTACCGAAGTGAACTATGATGACATTCCTCAATTATTTACTTCATTTGTAGATATAACTTTATTTCGATTATCTGAAAATTCAGGACCAGGTCAAGCAAGACAATATGGTTTAGACCATAGTGATACTGAATATGTTATGTTTTTGGATGCAGGAGATGTATTATCTTTTCCAACTCATTTTATTCAGCTAATGGATTTGGTTTTGCGTCATCCAGATATTAAAGTATTTTCATGTGGTCGAGAAGGTATTTCTGATACTCGTCAAATAGGCTATGTTGGTCCAGCGCATAATAAAATTCATGGAAAAATTTATCGATTGGATTTTCTGAAAAATTATAATATTAGATTCATTTCTGATCATTATTATTCAGAAGATATTGGATTTAATTTAGCTTGTCGATTAGTTTGTGCAGAATTAGAGCGACGAAAAAATGAGACTCAATTATTTGAATTTCCTAAGCCGATTACAACTGAATTATTCGATGGAAATTCTATTACTCGTAAAAATAATGGTGAGTTTAAATATACCGAGAATTATGGTCTTGGGTATAATTTAGTTCATGCTCTTGAAATTGCTTTATCGAACGGTGTTCATCCTTCTATTATTGAAGTGTATGGATATGAAAATTTAATCTGTCAATATATTTTCTTTTACGAAGCATATACCCATCAAAAAGGTCTTGAAAAAAGTTTAGAGGGATGCCGTTATTGGTATCGAAATTTTAAGTATTGTATTCCTAAATTCAATGAGCAATTACTAACTAAAGTATATAATGATATGATGAAAAAATTATATGCAGAAGATGTAGAATATGCTTTCAATACAACTATTCCTAAATTATCTTTTTGGGATTTTATAAATCTTCTGGAAAAAGAAGATAAAGAGTAAGAGCAATCTTACTCATATGGACGTGTGGGAGAGAGGCTTAATCCAGCTCCCTGCTAAGGAGCCGACCTCGTAAGGGGTCCGCTGGTTCGAATCCAGCCACGTCCGCCAAGAGCAGAGAAGTACAATTTGCTTAGTGATGTATAGTGTAGGTAGGAAAGAGCACGCCAAAATGGAGGTCATATGCCAGAGTAGGTAACCCGGACGCCTAAGAAGCTCACCCGGTGCATCACGCAGGCATCTAACGCCAAGGGCTTGCGGCCGCCAGTAAGTGTCGCATTATATGGAGGAGTAAGCATAATTGGTACTGCCACGGTCTAGAAAACCGTTCGTCCGCAAGGGCGTGCAGGTTCGAGTCCTGTCTCCTCCGCCAGCGTCTTTAGGGGCGGGATAGTGGCGTGAAAGTAAATGTGTCATGCAGGTTGTGCTGTTCCTCACTACATCTTGAATGTAGGAGTTGCATTGAAATTAAAACCCCTCTGTTATACTCCAGGCAGTTATTACGATTCTAGATTCTCGTAGGAGAATATGCCCCGATAGCTCAGTTGGCCAGAGCATTTGATTAGTAATCAAAAGGTCGTCGGTTCGAATCCGACTCGGGGCTCCATATAGGTGCCTCGAAGTTTGCCCGATAAAGGTTTGAGTCCAAAAGGTTGAGACCTAAAGTGCTCAACATAATAAAGGGGATTACAAGCATACCAGAAGCAGAGGTAAATGGAATTTGATAAACAGCCTATAATTTGCGCGCTTAGCTCAGCTGGTTAGAGCATCTGCCTTACAAGCAGGGGGTCACTGGTTCGAATCCAGTAGTGCGCACCACTCTCCGTAGTTGGTTCCATTTGCCAATATAGATAGAAAAGTTCTTTCGCCGTTGATACCCGCAAATATTGGGAGTAGGTTAGGAAAGTGAGGCACAAGCGCACTGGACCTGCGCTGGCTACGGAGATACCATATGTGGGTGTAGCTCAGTTGGTAGAGTATCTGATTGCCATTCAGAAGGTCGCGGGTTCGAATCCCGTTACCCACTCCAAAAGTCATATCGAGGGGTATGGTTGAAGCGGTGCAAGATGGATAGAGTTGGCCATAAACGCGGATAGTCCATGTAGCAGGGTAGATATGATAAAGAGGTACTCTCTGATGCGGAGAGCTAAGTAGGGAGAAGACCGCACTCATATGCCTCTTTGATATGGTGGGTGTAGCTTAGTTGGTTAAAGCGCCAGATTGTGGCTCTGGAGATCGCCAGTTCGAGTCTGGTCACTCACCCCATAGACAGACACAGCAAATATATTTTTTACTAAAAACGCTTATTTTGGGTTTAAGAAATGTTAAAGTAATTTCTGTCTAGTATATGCGCCAGTGGCTCAGTAGGATAGCGCAACTGCCTTCTAAGCAGTAGGTCGGGGGTTCGAATCCCTCCTGGCGTACCACTTAGGGAGTAGAGTAACGGTGCCCCTTACGAAGTCGAAGCTTGGCTAAGTTCAAGCGACCATGGCGCACACCGCGAATCCTAAATTGAAGAAAAGGAGAAATTCAAGATGGTTACACCTGTAAAGTTTGAAACCAAGGAAGATTTATTCCGTTTCAGTGAGTTAGCAAGTAAGCAGGATTTCAATATTTTCATCGGTACTGATTATGGTCAGTTAGATGCCAAGAGTCTTCTGGCTCTGTTCACCATTCTCGGCAAGGAAGTAAATGTTGTTGCCCCTGATCACGCAAGTGCTGACAAGTTTATGAAGTTCCTCGATGAGTATAACCGTGCGGTCTAATCCGCACAAATATGCGGGTTTAGCTCAGTTGGATAGAGTACCTGGCTACGAACCAGTAGGTCGGGGGTTCGAGTCCCTCAACCCGTACCAATAGAGTCCTCCAGAACTCTTGCGACAAATCGCTAATCTGGATATGGGGATGGGGCCCAAAAGGATCAGAATTAGGTGGGCTTTATGTTGCGGTTGAGGCGGCCCGCAACAGTTGATTTTCAAAAAAATTTTTGATATAATATATACATAAGGCAGATACAGCAAATAACTTTTTTCAAGTTCTATAGTCTATTGGATATGACATTTTCCTTCCACGAAAAAGAGACGGGTTCAATTCCCGTTAGAATCAGAAAAATTACCTGCCTTGAATATGCTCCAGTAGCTCAGATGGTTAGAGTACACGACTGATAATCGTGAGGTCACTGGTTCGATCCCAGTCTGGAGCACCAAGAGGAAGAAACTTCGGTTCAAATCCGAACATGGGCCCTGTAGTTTAGGTTGGTTTAGAACGCTTCCTCCTTTTATATCCGGGTGTAGCTCAGTTTGGCTAGAGCGCGTGATTTGGGATCACGAGGCCGAGAGTTCGAGTCTCTCCACTCGGACCAGCATAACGCAAACTATCTCATAACTGCACATACTAAAACTTCGGAGTTGTGCCCGACTGGCAGGGAGTAGTTTTCAGCCTGCCTTATTTCGAGATATGGCGCAGATGGTAGCGCGCTTCCTTGGGGTGGAAGAGGCCACAGGTTCGAGTCCTGTTATTTCGACCAGCCTTCTTTGGCAGTCAAATAAACTTAGTGAGCCGTCTGGTGCGAACAGACAAATTGGTCCAGGCGATAAAGTGGAGAGATAGGCCAATTCAAATAAACGCACTCTCAAATATTTATAGACACACACAGCAAATTTATTCTATTAAGAATAATATCGGTTCGAGTCCGATACCAACCGCCCTTAGGTTAGTTTGAGAAATTGGTAAACTCACTTGTCTGTAAAACAAGCAAATGTCTTAATTAATGTGTCTAGCATAAAAAATCTTCTTTGATTTTTTCAAAAAAATATGTTATAATATATACATAAGATAAAGAAAGGAATTGAAGAAGATGCCAAGAATTATTTCAGCCGCAATCAAATTCAAGCCAAAAGGTCATGAATATTTTCAAATCATGTGCGGTCGCCAGCATTGTGACGTGCTGGAAATGATGTATCAGCTTCGCATTGATTATGAGCGATCCTCAATGGTTCAAGGCTTCTTGACTGATGAAGATCAATTCCTTGATCGATATGACGCGGCTCGCGCAGCTTATTTCTCTGGCCAGCTTTCTCCTAACACGGAGCTTTGGCAGAAAATGGCTTCTGATGACCGTTTCCAGAACGCACACGCTCTCTATTCGGAGGATTTATGGTAAGTTGGATACGGTCTTTATTTTGTAAGCATGAATGGCAGTTTCATAAGACTGTCCGAATATGGTGGGACCCAGAAGCAAATGTCATTGATCAGCAATATGATGTTTATGTCTGTCCCAAGTGTTTGAAAGTAAAAAAAGTAAAGTTCATATAAAATAAAAGGCACATACAGCAATTACACATTCTATGTGTTGTGGGTTCAAGTCCCATTTTTCTAGCCATTTTAGAAAATAGTACAATCGGTAGTACAATAGACTTCAAGTGCCTTGTTTATATTGGGGATTGGCGTAATGGTAGCGCGCAGGACTTTGACTCCTGGTCTGTAGGGGTTCGACTCCCTTATCCCCAGCCATAAGCCTTTTTATATTCATTCAACATCTAAGACTCTAACAGCAATTTATTTTGGAACAACCTTTTAACTTGTCTACCAGAAACTGAGTCTTGAACATTTATATTCCCGCTTAGTCTAATGGCAAAACGGCAGACTCTGACTCTGCATTTGGTGGTTCGAGTCCATCAGCGGGAGCCAAACTCATAGTGGATAATGGCGTTACGTTCCTAATCGGCCGCTGCCCCAGAAATGCGAAAATGTGTCGAACCTATGAGTTGCCAAAAGTAGGAGTTCTTGGATGGGAACCAAGTATAAATCTCTGAAAAACCTCAAAGGTGGGCTTTGAAAGTAGCCATCCTATAATGAGTGGTGCGATGCGTACGGCGGACCTTTGGTGTAATAACACATGAGGCAGGTTTGCGGTCAACCTGGCCAAAAACCGAAATGTGTTCTGCGCGACCGGCCGAAGGGGCAACGGGAATAATGACCCTTCACCAAAAATTTGACTTTTCAAAAAAAATTTGTTATAATATAAATATAAGGCTCAAACAGCAATTCTTATTCATAAAATTTGCGACTGCAACTCGCTCCAACTGTATGAGAAAAAAGTGAGCCTTGAAGCACTCCTGACAGAAACCCTCCGGTGAATAACCCTGGTGAGTGCGATTTCGACTAATGACTGTCATGAACCTTGATAAGTTTGCAACTCGGTGAAGAACGAATACCATCGTGCCGAGATCCTCATCCTGCCTGTGGGTACCAGGAGTCCGAAAAGCAATCTTACCGACGATAGCCGGTAATAGGTAGATTCTCTTGTGGTGACATAAGAGAGCCGCCTCCAAAGGGAGGGCCTGGATGGAGAGGAGTGCAAAGATAACCGCAATCAAAAATACCGTCTTATCGCTTCCGCAATAGACGCCCCCGTGGGGAATAAGCCTTGTTAGGGATTAGCTGGTGACTGTTCCAGACCAAGGTACACCAATAAGGAAGTCTGCGTTGATGTCGGAGTAATCCGGCTATAAGGTAAGGTCAGGGTACGAGTAGCTCTATCGCAACGACGAGAAGAAAGATTGGGCTGTTTAGATAGTATGGTTTAATAGACTTAAACAATTCTGAATGGCGAGTGAAAGTTAGAGGCAATCAGTCCTCTGCGGGATAGGGTAGGAAAGGCCGCCTCTGGTGTGTCAGAACTACTGGGGCAAGAAGCTTAGGGTCGCTCCCGAAGGCTCAGACTTGTCTCCCCGGTGATTGAATATGGTTGAAGGTTATAGGGAGTATGACGAAGGTCAGCAAACTTATCAGGTTTATAAATTTGGGAAACTGGCGGAATTGATAAACGCACCGGAGCCGAAAGGCTTTTCATTTGAAAAAGGTGTTGGCAAAGACCTTATCCGCAATATGTTTCTATGATTACTGTAAATCCGGCGTCTGAAAAGACTTCTTGGTTTGAGTCCAAGGTTTCCCACCAGGGGCGAAAGAAATGTCGCCTAGCCCCCGTAAAGGCGACAATCAGCGAGTTCATTATTTTTCTCGCTCCACCACCCTCCATGCCCAAGGAGATTGAACAAGGCTAAAGCGAAAGTCCTCGCGTGACGTGTTGAGCCTCCAGGTTGCTCGTGCCTGCACAGCGACTGTTTTCACAATGCGTCGGGAAGTGTCTGAGCGATGTAGATTTTACCCGGGACAAGTCTACACCGGTAGGTCGTTCAAGTTGAGGTCAGACATATACTGAACAAGGCATTTATATTTCGGCAGACACCGTGGCCGGCGTTAGATAATTTATATGATTTAGTTTTGAAATATAGTAGAAGCTAAAAGAAAAGGAGATTTTACTATGTTATTTGAAACAAATCGTGACAAAGGTCGCGCAGGTATGGCAATGGCAATTGCCTATTTTGGAGCCAATGGATACACTGTGAATGTTCCTCTAAATGATACTCAATGGTATGATTTAGTCATTGAAAAAGATGGTGAATTTAAGACAGTCCAATGTAAAGCAACTGGAAGTTCTGATAATACTATTTCTTTGAGAAGTACTGGCGGAACCAAGGGCGGTACGTATGATAATGTTCTTAATCATCCAGTTGATTATTTATTCTGTTTAGATGGAAATATGAATATGTATGTCATTCCAGTAGCAGATATGAAAGAATATGGCTGTAATAAACAAATTACTCTCCGCACTCAAAAATCTGCAAATGGATAGGGTTTTCAAACTTATCAATATCAGGTGTCTTTATAATTAAAGATATGGGTCAGTAAAGCGTTAAGGCAGGCGCCCCGGTCTGTAAAACCGGTCCGTTAACACGGTCGAGTGAGTTCAATTCTCTCCTGGCCCACCAAGAGGTTCAAACCTCTAAAAAATGAATACCATTCGCTGCGAATATAGGCGGGGCATCCTTTCATTCCCAAAGTCCTCGTAGGGTAAAACGTGAGAACTGCTCCTATGGCTGAAGGTTCTCGGTGGTATTTGAACTAAATAAGGTTTCACTCCGCCTGGTGACTGTGGTGAAACGATATATCCCGACCCGTGCTGATACGTATCAGATATTTAGTTCGACGCCCCATATGCGTTAATATGGTAGGTTTTCTTTTGACTTTTACCTCAAGCACATAGTTTGATTTTTTCGCTAAAAAGTCAAAGAGCAGTTTAGTGTTAAAAAGAAAGTGAGACCTTTACTTATAGTCTACGGTCTGTAAGATAAAGTAATCTCCGCTAAGTTGCGCTTCCCCAGACGAATAAATAAATCTGAGCGCCTCTATCGCGAAATGGATAGATGATATTGGGTAGCGATAATTGATTGCAGATTTGCCAACTGCCTTAATGTATAATGATATTAGAAATCTTGTAGGAACTGACATAGCACATGGACCCCAATTCCATGGTCAGGCAACGAAAAGCAAAAGGTGAATACAAGTGGAAAATCCATATTGAATGATGATAAGAGCCGATGGTAAATTAGAAGCAGGTCGGTAGTATATGGCGACTCGTTGTAGTCAGCGCATATAAAGTAGGCTCAAGTTAGATTTCAATGTGGATTTTTTCTATCCTTTTTACTTTGAAAAGTTGATTTTCTAAAAAATTTTTTGTATAATATATACATAAGAAATAAAGGCTCACACAGCAACTAATTTTATGATGCAGACTTAAAATCCGTTTATCAGAAAAGCGAGCCTTGATATGCCAGTATAGCGTAATTGGCAGCGCAACTGACTTGTAATCAGTAGGTTGTCGGTTCGAGTCCGACTACTGGCTCCATAAGTTTTATATAGAAAGGATGATTCCAATGCAGGGTGCTATATTTTCAGGTTATGATGCCCGAGATTACAAATTGGTTTACACCGCTTCTGGCGTAGAATTCCCCGCTGAATTTGAGCTGAAGATGCGTGGTATTAAGAATTAGGGTGCGGTCGGCAGCTGTGTCGCTCACTCTTTAGCTAGTATTATCGAATACTACAACTATACTCAAACTGGTGATCCCAGTGAAATGAGTGTAGGCTATATTTACGGAAACCGTAATACTTCTGACTATAAAGAGTCAGGTATGATTATGCGTGATGCTCTTGAAGTTGTTCGTAAATATGGCGACGTCAAATATGATTTATTCCCTTACAATCGTGAAGTCCCCGAAATGATTGATCTTTATGAGCGTCAGGGTAAGAAATTATTCAAGCAAGGTTATCCCAACCGCATTAGTCAGTATGCTCGTGTTACCAGTTTCAATGCAGTAAAGGCTGCTTTGATGGCTGGCAATCCTGTTCTAATGGCTATGTGCTGGTTCGCTGATATGGAAGTTGATGATGAAGGTGTTCTACGCACTGAATTTAAAGGCTACGATGGCGGACATTGTATGTTCATCTATGGCTGGGATGAGCGTGGCTGGAAGGTCCAGAACTCTTGGGGTGAAGATTGGGGAAATCATGGATGTATGATTATTCCTTACGATATGCCCATCGAAGAAGTTTGGACTTTGACCGATAATGTAATTGAGAATACTAAGACTAAGAAACCCCATAAGTGTATCGCAAAAGTATGTAATGCTATTTCTAAAATTTTCAAAAAGTAATAAGAGGTAAATTATGATTTTCGATGAGAACAAGTACAAGTGTTATGGTTATGACGAGAAGAATGAGGACGGTTCCATCCGTTGTCATTGTGTCGTCGCAATTTCTTCCTATGCTGGCAAGCCTGTAAAGGGTTACGCTAAGTGCCATCCTAATGACCAGTGGGACTGGGAAAAGGGTAAGGCTCTGGCTATCGCTCGCTGCGCCGAGAAGATCGCTGTGAAGCGCGCCAATCGTGCAAACGCAAAGCTGGCTGAGGCTCAGGATATTCTGGCAGACGCTATCGCTCATATGAACGATATGCTGAACTACTACATGGATTCCGGCGACGAAGTTATGCTAACCAACACCATGAAGAACGAGATTTTGGCTCATATGTAATTATATAGAAGGGGCATTATGCCCCTTCAATAGAGTTATGGACAGGTGGTAGAGTCTGGCTTATTACACCGGTCTTGAAAACCGGCGGGCGTAATGCTCCGGGGGTTCGAATCCCTCCCTGTCCGCCATCATTTGTAGTTCAAGAAGAAGAATACCCCGTTCCGGAACTTTTTGGGGAGATCTCTTGCGCTACCCGCCAAGAGCAAATGAGCCTATAAAATTTAGAGAGGATGATTTTATGATTGGTGTTTACAATCGTGATGTATCAATTCGTAAGGCTTTAAGAAAGCGTAGAATCGATCAGCAACACAAGACAAGTTGGAATAATGGAGAACCTGTTACCTGGTATGACAACCTTCACCAGTATTCTAAAAATAAAATCCATTCATCTCATTATACCTCCCGCACCCGCAACAAGGGTTCCAGGAGAATAAAGTATGGAAATTATGACCGCGCTATCCATTACAGTGCGGCCGATATGCGGAAGGTCCTTGCGATGGACGAAGATATGCGGGAGGCTGGCTATCACGCGCCTCGACACAAGCGTTGTCGTTTCGCATAATGGGACGCCGCAAGAAAAGACCTGAACTATCTTATCACTTCTGGCTTGATACAGATGGATGCTGGTTCTGCAAGAAGAAAAATGCCTGCGGTGGATGTAAAGTATTGAAGCGCTACATCCATGAAAAAGAGAGAAGTCAGAGAAAAATTTCTCGTGACGAGAAGCGTTGGCTTGACTTTTGAAATTTTTTTTAGTATAATAAATACATAAGGCACATACAGCAATACATTTTTCAAAATTTAAGGCTGTCAACCCGTAGGCTGCAGGTTCGAGTCCTGTCCCCGTCTCCACGGCGGGGTAGCTCAAGTGGTAGAGCAACGTAAAACGATTTTGTGATGTGTCTTGATTTATTATACTGCGGTGTCGTTCAAAGGTCAGGACAGGGGTCTCTAAAACCTCGGATGTGAGTTCGATTCTCACCGCCGCTGCCAAAGAGATCGTAATTGATTTTTATAAAAAAAAATGATATAATATATACATAAGAGATAAGGAAATAAAAAAGGCTCTTACAGCAAGTCTTAAACTTGGATAATAAAATTTTTTCTGTACAAAATTTTTAGTAGGTTCGAGTCCTACAAACTATCAAGAGCCTTGTCTAAATCCCGGCGTGGTGGAATTGGTAGACACAAGGGACTTAAAATCCCTCGGTGGCGACACCGTACCGGTTCGAGTCCGGTCGCCGGGACCACGAATCTTAAATAGAAAGGACTGAGTCCAATGTGGAGGTTTACTGTCTTCTAACTTCAACAAAAGGAGGTTAGAAGTAAATGAGTAGGTCCTACAAGCACACTCCCCGATCCGGGGATAAGAAGGACAAGTATTTCAAAAGATATTCCAACCATAAAATCCGCCGTCTTCCCATCGACGAGCATTCCGCAAAGGGTAAGGCTTATAAAAAAGTTTTACACGATTATTTGATTTGCGACTATGAGACAGTCGGCACTTCTTTTGAGCAATATTGGAAGCGTCTCGTCAAAAGATGGCATGAATGGGAATGGCGTTATGCGCCATATCCTGATCGCAATGAGGCATATCAAGAATATTGTCGTTGGTACATTCGCAAATGAGTTGATTTTTCAAAAAAATTTTTGTATAATATAAATACAAGGAAAAAAGAAAATCTTCTCCCCTTTCTTTAAGTTCCTATCTTCTCGGGGGCATTCCTCGGAGTGCCCCACCTTTTCGATGCGGGATTAGTACATCGGCTAGTGCGCCTGCCTTCCAAGCAGGATAGGAGGGTTCGATTCCCTTATCCCGCTCCATTCTTAACTATCCCAGATTGTTGAACTGGGCCGGCAGGATAAAAACTTACCACTCGATGCATCACTAAAGTCGAAATTGAGCGTAGTGGTTTCGACAAATAAGGTTAAGAAATTTCAATGAGAGCCATACAGCAAACAACTTTGCATAATGCAAAATCGCTACATCTGGTAGCTCTATCGTATTTTATCAAATACAATTTTAATGATCAAGAAAGAAGAATGGTTTTTTACTAAAACTCTTTCGGTTCTCTCAAAGTAATTTTATTAAGTCTTGGTGGTGAGGCTCTCGACACTCATCATCGCCCAGAAACTGATATAAACGAACGAGAGAATCATATATTTATTTGTGTAGGCACATCCAGCAAATAATAACAAGAAAAAGACATTTTACATTTTAGACGATCAAAATATAAAAAACCTTTTACATAGTTATTTTTAGTGCCTCGTGGGCGGAGGGCATCTACTCCGCCCAATTTTTCTTTATATGCGCCGGTAGCTCAGTCGGTAGCAGCACCTGCCTTTTAAGCAGGGGGTCGTGGGTTCGAGCCCCGCCCGGCGCACCAACCGGTTCTGCTTTTGCGCACGGGAGAAATTCCTCAGAACCGCCTTTTGGGACGAGTAAGGTTTTACAGTAGGGACTAAGTGGCAATCGGGTGTCTAGAAATTAGACCCGACCTAAGCCCTAAGATTAGCCTTTCTCGTTGTTTTTATCATATTTGATTTTTATAAAAAAATATGATATAATATTTATGTAAGATAAAGGAAGAAACAAATTACTGATTTCTTTACTGCTTACCGGCACTTAGCCATCCGACTGCCGTAAAATAGAGATGACCAAGCAATAAGTATTGCCGTTGTGAGTGAGGACGACCGAGAAACTCACCAAGAGTAAACTTGACAATAAGAAAGCAAAGGGTAGCGCGATATTGTGCTAGAGTGCAGAAGGACAGTCCCGGCATAAAGCTAATGTTGGGTGACAGGCCGCTTGAGGTTGCACTGGAGAGGCGTCCGATTATGTGCTTATTGTAAAAATCCAAGAGGTTCAGCTGGCTTCTTGATTTATCCTTTTGGAGGACAGTATTATGGGAATCAATATTGATAAAGAAATAGATGCGGGCCGTTGTCCGACTATTTGTTTCTGCACCGTAGCAACCACTTGTTATGAACCTTGGGAGCGTGAGCACAAGTGTTATAAATGCTGGTTGGAATATTGTAAGTACCATAATATTGAAATCCTTTATGATTGATTTATCCGCCCTTAGCTCAATTGGCTAGTTAGCACTTGACTCTTAATCAAGGGGTTCTGGGTTCGAGTCCCAGAGGGCGGACCATATCGGTAGTGATTCAGTGTAGGGTATCTGAATAAACAGTTCCAAAACCTTATGTAACATCGGTGCGGCCAATCCGGATACACGGCAAGGCAAGGTGCGTAAGTTAGTGAGTTCTGTGGGCCTTGGTTCGAGTCCAAGGCTACCGACCATTATCCCGCGGAATGCGGCGGCGATGAAGCAAGGACTCGTCATGGGAGTGCTTGTGGAGCCACTACCAGAGTTGTCAGGCCCAAGTAATGAGGGGGTAGCTTTTATCCATGACTACGCCTTGAATGGGTGAAAAACTGTCCAATGATTTCTGCATAGAGATTATTGATTGCTTGTGGGTAAAGCTGAAACCCTCATGCGGTGCTGATGGCATGACCTCCTAGAAAGAATGAGGCTTCTGAGCCAATGTAGCCGAAGTCGTTCCCTGCATAGGGAAGCGCAAATCAGCAAAGGGAATATGCTGCTATGGCTAAGCAAACATAGTCGGAAGCGCGCGATAACCGAGAAGAGTCCCGGATGTGTGGGTTTGGGGTGTAGATGACGCCCAGCGCAGAAAGTCTGAGGGGTTTGCCCGTCCTCTGAAGTCCGCTTGAACGGTATCAAGTAAGGGCAATAAATAAAACTTTGAGGTATTATTTATGGTAATTGCCAAGGCCGCACAAAAGGTGCTTGACAAGGCTGATAAGCCTACAGCTAAAAAATTGAATAAGGCTTTGACAAATATTCAAAATAATACAGGTCATATTGAACCTCTCAAACAAATCCAAAGAGGTATGGAAGATGACCTGTATCGCTATAAGATGGAGCATTATCGCATAATCTTTAAGCGCACTCCTGGCGAACTTACTATCAAATCAATCACCACAAAGTCCAATACAAAATTTCGTCGCACTGGTTGTATGTAGTATACACGGGCCTGTAGCTCAGCTGGTTAGAGCCGGCGGCTCATAACCGCCTAGTCTTCCGTTCGAATCGGAACAGGCCCACCAGTTTTCTTGCAAGAAAAGGCTTGTCGGTCAAGTCGTGGAATATCCGATGGTTGGCGCTGTGAAAGTTAAATGCGTCCGGGTGCGGAGCGAAGGATGGTCGCCGCACAACCTCAGAGATAAGGAGATTTATATGAGATTAACTAATTCAAAAGAAATCATGGAGTTCCGTTTCGCTGTGTCCAAGTGTAAGGGACAGGTGTGGCTGGAAGACCAAGAGGGCAATAAGTTCAATTTGAAGTCTGTTATTTCTTAGTATATCGCTCTTGGAGAATTGCTCCAAGAGAATGGAGATAACTTGGAATTGTTCTGCTCTCTTCCCGAGGATGAACAACATTTCCATAAGTTCTTCCGTAATAATCCCGAGGTTCTATAAGAGCCTCCCCATGGCAGCGTAGTGAAGTGGTAACACAGGGGTCTGCAAAACCCTAATCGTCAGTTCAAATCTGACCGCTGCCTCCAGACTATGAATCCAGGAGGATGAAGGAAATGAGATGGAGTAAAGTGAAGTATGTGCGGCACGGACATGGGCCGGATGGTCCCGTCATGTATGTGATTATCATGAACCGCACAGAGCATGGTAACTGGAAAGTTGAAGTGTGCCCCAGTGATCATCGAGGAAGTTCGGTTTCTGATGCTCTTGAATGGGATATTTTTCCCGGATATTGGTCCGCGCGCTCTCATATGAATCGAAAGTATAAAGAGTATTTTAAGATGGTTAATGAGCGACACTGATTGTGTCGCTCATTTTTGACTTTTATAAAAAAATATGGTATAATATACATATAATGAAAAAAAAGGAGAGTATAGATGCCTAGTAATTTTACTGAAAAAGGTCAAAATGCGTTTGATCTGGCGCTCAAGCACTTTAAGGATCGCGTGTTTAGCGCAGCAGAACTGAGCGCAAAGAGCGGTGAGACGATCCGTGCCGCAACTTTAAATGGTATTGTCACTCGCGGTTATATGTATAAGATTGCCGGTACTCCGGTTAAATACGGTTTTGTTGAAAACATTGATGAACTCTTAGAGATGGATAAGATTGAATCCAAAAAGGGTTGCACTAATGCAAAGGGCAATGAAGCCAAGAAAGCTAAAAAGAATGAGTTTTATACTCTTATGAGCGAGATTGAAGCTGAATGTTTCCGTTATAAGCAGCAATTTTATGGCAAGTCTATTTTCTGTAACTGTAATGACAGTCCGAATAGTAATTTCTTTATTTACTTCTTCAAGAATTTTGATGCTTTTGGCTTAACCCGTTTGGTTGGCATTTCTTATGCTCCAGAAGGTCAGGCTGTGAAGTATACTGTGGAAGACAGTGACCCCTCTGTGATTATCGAAACTCCTTTGCAGGGCACTGGTAGTTTCCTGTCTGATGAGAGCATTGAAGAACTGGATAAATGTGATATTGTTATCACGAATCCTCCTTTTAGTGAGTTCAATAAATTAATTGACTTACTGATGGATCATAAGAAGAAATTTTTAATCCTTGGTAATAACACTTCTATCAATTTGAAAAATGTGTTCTACAATTTCAAGATGGGTAATATGTGGTATGGTTATAAAACCAATGCTACTATGAAGTTTACCATGCCCGACGATTACGAGAGTGATATTATCGATGAAGACGGTAATAAAATTGGTAAAGTTCCTGCAGTTTCCTGGTATACCAATCTTAAGGTTTCCAGGAGAGATGATCCTCTGATGTTAACTGCGACCTATTACTCTGATACTAATAAGAGAGAGTCATATCCAACTTTGGATAATTCTGATATTATCTTGGTGGGTAGAGTAGAAAACATCCCTTCTGATTATGCTGGTGTAATGGCAGTTCCCATCACATATGTTAATCATCACTGTCTTGATCAGTTTGAGCTGATTGCAAATTCTTCTTTTTCTGACAAATCTTGTTTTGGCTGCGGCAGCTTGTATTTAAATGGTAAGAAGATTTTTGCACGAGTTTTAATTAAGCGAACTTCTATGGATATGAGTTATTTGTATTAAAATAAAAGTCCTTTATAATTTAATTATAAAGGACTTTTTTGATTTTTATAAAAAAATATGATATAATATATATACAAAGATAAGGAAAGGTGATATGGATGAAGATTACCGAGAAGAAGATTGCTATTCGAGAAATTATTGCAGGATATGAAAATGACGAAGAGAATGGCGTTGTAGCTTATGGCGGCAAGTTAAATGTACGCCCTAAGTATCAGCGAGAATTCATTTATAAACCTGATCAACAGGTTGCTGTTATCAATACAGTTATGCATGGCTTTCCTTTGAATACCATGTATTGGGTCGATAACTGCGATGGTACCTTTGAGGTGCTTGATGGCCAGCAGAGAACTCTTTCCATTTGTTCTTTCGCTACTGGTGGTTTTAACTTCCAGGATATGTATATCCATAACTGGAAGAAGACTTATCCCGAGCGTTATGAAGATTTTCTGAACTACGAGTTATCTGTTTATATCTGCGAAGGTACTAAAGAGGAACAGATGGAATGGTTCCGTGTCGTTAATACATACGGCGAAAAGCTGAATGACCAGGAGCTAAGAAATGTCAACTTTACTGGCGCTTGGCTTACTTCTGCAAAGAAGTTTTTCTCTAAGACCAACTGCCCCGCTTCTCAGATTGCGGCCGATTATATGACTGGCACTCCTAATCGACAGGATCTTCTGGAGACTGTTTTGACTTGGATTTCTGGTGGTAAAGAACATATTGTTGAGTATATGGCTCAGCATCACCTGGATGAAAATGCAAAACACCTGGTTGATTATTTTATGAATGTAATGAACTGGGTAAAGGAAACTTTCCCTAACTATCGTAAAGATATGAAGGGTGTCCAGTGGGGTCTGTTGTATAATGAATTCGGTGAAGAAGATCTTGATCCCGACGAGCTGGAAGAAATGGTCAGCAAGCTGATGGCTGATGAAGAAGTCACCAAGAGAAAGGGTGTTTATGCCTACGTTCTGAGCGGTGACGAAAAGTGTTTGAGTATTCGAACTTTCCCCGAAGCAGTTAAGGGTCGTGTTTATGAGAAGCAGAAGGGTTATTGCCCCATCTGCGGCAAGCACTATGCTCGAACTTCCATGCACGCCGATCATATCATTCCCTGGTCTAAGGGCGGTAAGACAATTGAGTCCAATTGTCAGATGCTGTGCCGCCGATGCAATACCGATAAGTCCAGTGCAATGTAATCATATTTGATTTTTCAAAAAAAATATGATATAATATATTTGTAAGGTAAAGAGATAAGAAATACAAAATAAAATTTTCCTCTTGTCCAAGAGGAATCAATGAGAAAAAGGAGAATTAAATTATGAGCAATATTTTTCTGGAAGGTATGAAGTCCGCTTCTAACTACACTCGCACTGAGAATGGTGCCCTGACTCATAAGTCTACCATGGACGGTCTGATGGACCTGTTCGCTATGGGTGCGGCCTACCGTACCCGCACCGATGAAGATGTTATCTTCCTGTTTAAGAAGGCTTTCGACGAGAATCCTTCTTACGCTCTGAAGTGTCTGTTCTACATCCGTGACGTGCGCGGTGGCCAGGGTGAGCGCCGGTTCTTCCGTGTCGCTACTAAGTGGCTGGCTTCCTACGATACTGACGCTATGCGTCGTAACCTGACTCACGTCCCTGAGTTCGGTCGATGGGATGACCTGTTCGTGTTCATCGGTACTCCTCTGGAGGCTGACGCACTGAACATCGTCAAACATCAGCTGGCTTTGGACGTCCAATGTAAGACCCCTTCTCTGCTGGGTAAGTGGATGCCTTCTGAGAACACTTCCTCTGTGAAGACTAAGAAGACTGCTGCCAAGGTTCGTAAGTTCATTGGCATGACCCCCAAGCAGTACCGTAAGACTCTGTCTGTTCTGCGTGCCCGCATCAACGTCCTGGAGCGTCTGATGTCCGAGGGTCGTTGGGATGAGATCGAGTTCGATAAGATCCCTTCTAAGGCCGGTATCAAGTACAAGAACGCCTTTGCTCGTCACGACATTGAGCGTATGAAGCGCAATCCCGAGGTCAAGACCTACGAGGCTTTCGCCAAGGATACTACCACCAAGGTTAACGCCAAGGCTCTGTATCCTTACGAGGTTGTTTCCAAGGCTTTGCGTGCTTGCCATCTGCCTATCGATAACACCGATCGTCTGATGGTGAACAAGTACTGGGAGAACCTGCAGGATTACTTCAACGGCAAGTCCTTCAATGGTCTGGCTGTTGTTGATACCTCCGCTTCCATGACCTGGTACGGCGGTGACGCAACTCCTCTGAACGTAGCTATTTCCCTGGGTCTGTACTGCGCCGAGCGTGCTAACGGCCCCTTCGCAAACCACTACGTATCTTTCTCCACTCGTCCTCAGCTGATCGAGACCAGCGGCGTAGACTTCTGCGACAAGGTCTATCGTATCTACCGCACCAACCTGTGTGAGAGCACCAACATCGAAGCCACCTTCGATATGTTGCTGCAGACCGCTCTGAATAATGGTTGCGGCCAGGATGAGCTGCCTCAGAACATTCTAATTCTGTCAGATATGGAATTTGATGCAGGAACTGGTCATGGTTATGGTCGTCAATCCTGGAACCCTCAGACCTTGATGGAGTCTATTAGAGATAAGTGGGCTCGTCATGGGTACCGTATGCCTAAGCTTATCTACTGGAACGTTCAGGCAAGACAGAACAATATCCCTGAAGATATTGGAGTAAGAGACATTTCTTATGTTTCTGGTATGAGTCCTAGTATTTTTGAACAGATTCTTTCTGGCAAAACTGGCTGGGATCTTATGATGGAGAAGTTGGACTCTCCTCGCTATGAGGTTATCGGCTAAATGCGGCCGGCCCGTCTCGCCGTTCGGCGAGGCGGGTTTTTTGTTATTTCTGGACAAAACAGATTTAATATTCCAAAAGATTCCTTATATATTATAGAAGGAGTTGAGTGTAATGTCTAAATTAATAGATTTAACAAATCAAAAATTTAGTAAATTAACTGTCTTAGAGAGAGATAAAAATAGAAAAACAACTGGTGGCAGTTATTGGATATGTTAGTGCGAATGTGGCACAATAAAAAGTGTAAAAAGTATCTCATTGAGAAATGGTGATATATCGAGCTGTGGTTGCTATCGTCAAGAGCAATTAAGAAAAGCAAAATACCAAAAAAGTGAAGAAGAAATGTTAAACAAACGATTTGGTAAATTGGTTGTTAAACAACGCAGTGAGCGCAAAGGAAATGGCGGAGAATTATATTGGATTTGTCAATGCGATTGTGGAAAAATTATTGAAGTTCGAGGCCATGAATTGCGCAGAAAAGATGAAAATAGAACCGTTTCTTGTGGCTGTTATCATCGTTCAGTTGGTGCGACCAATGTTTTAAATTGTTTAATCTTTGAAGGTATTAATTTCATTGAGGAATATGTATTTTTAGATTTGCCAAAAAGTCGTTTTGATTTTGCTATTGTTGAAAATGATAAAATAGTACGCCTTATTGAATTTGACGGAGAACAACATTATCATAGTGTTGATAAGTGGGGTGGATTAGAATTACAAAAACAAAGGGATGCTGTTAAAAATGAATATGCATTAACCCATAATATCCCATTGGTTCGTATCCCATATTGGGAAAAAGATAAAATTACATTAGAAATGATAATGGGCGATAAATATCTCGTGCGTGAGCCTGACTTACCAATCTCTTGATCGGCACGGCCGCAGAAGCTGGATAGCGAGCGTTACGCCGTTATCAAGTAATCTCGAATCCTTCCCCTCTCTTCGGAGAGGGGATTTTTTTTTATAGAAAAACAAAAAAGGCTGAGATAGAATTTCTATCTCAGCCTTTTAATTTTTATTCTGGCATTACTGTGAATACGCCATTCTCTTCAACCACTTTATAGCCAGGAGCTACAAAATTAGTATTTGGACCTTCGCTTGCGCAATCAGATGGATTAAAGCCGTGAAACTTACCACCCTTAACGACAATGCTTGCGGTCGCACGGTCTTTGTCTTTAATATTTAGAGTCCACTTAGGAGTCTCGCACTTGAATTCGCCACCATTGATTTCAACTTGAGCATTTCCAGAAGCATAGATTAAGTCAAAATGTTCAGAATCTTCAACAGATTTAGCGCCAACATTAGTAAAATAACCATTATTAATAATTACTTTACCATTTTCCTTGGCCCATACGGCCATACTCCAATCATTATTACCCAATCCATTGATAGTGCCTTTACCATCTAGAGTTAAAGTACCATTAGTTACAGTAAATACACCGTTACCTTCAGTATCTTCTTTAATGGTGATTTCACCATTATTTACAACAGTAGTGTCTGCGGTAACGGCAAATCCAGCAGGAGCATCAATACTTGCGGAAACAACTACTTCACCGCCAGCCGCAATTGCTTCAGTCAAAGCTTCTAGTGTTTCAACACCAACATCTTCAGCAGCAATTTCAGTTAGAACACCAGGTTCTAACATAATATACATTTTATTTTCATCAGTATCAAAAATAATGCTGCCGAGTTCAGCTGTGGTCAAGTCATTAATAAAATATGAGTGATTTCTATTAGTAATAATTTTCATGTAAACACTCTCCTTTCATAAAATATAAAAATTTTTAGATAAATATTACCATTTTTTGGCCGAATATAACAGATAACCTGCTCCGGTCGGTGCCAGTCGAAAGTGCCGAAAACCCAAAAGTAAAAAGTGATTTAGAAATTTTTGGACTAAAAGTATTAAGATGCTCAATGAATTTTTTATAATATTATGAAGATATTTACTTACATAAAAAGGAGGGTTATAATGGTTAATATTCATTCAAATAGTGGTCATATAACATATGGTATTAAGCATTTTGATTTAGATACTATTGATGATTTAAAACAATTAGATAAAAATAGATTAACTCCTGGTAGCACTATTTTTATTATTAGTAGTTCTAAATATTATATGTTAAATGGCTCTAAGCAATGGATTGAAATTAATCCATATTGTATGTCAAGCTCTTCTGGAGGTAATTCTGGTGGAAATAATCCCCCATCTGGTGATCTTATTTATGACGGCGGCTCTATTGATGGCTCTGATCCTTTTTAATTGAGGAGGAAAAGTATGGCTACATATACAATTCAATTAAAAAGAGGTAAAGCTTCAAGTTGGATCACTTTAAATCCTGTTTTAGCCCCTGGTGAGCCTGGATTTGAAATTGATACTGGTAAATTAAAAATTGGAGACGGTGTCAATGAATGGTTGGATTTAAAGTATCTTGGAGAAGATAAAGTATTAGTTATTAATGCTAATACTCATTATAATTTTCCTGCAATTGGTGATGTAAATGTCATCTATAAAGCATTCCAAGAGAAAAAGTTATATCAATGGAATGAAGAGCTATATGAGTATGAAGTGCTTGTAGATAGTGACTTAGTTACTCAAGAACAATTACAAGAAGCTCTAAATAAAATTGAGATTCCAGAAATTGCTTTGGAAGAATACGCTACAAAGGCATATGCTCAAGAATTATTCAATAAATTAGTTCCTTTAACTCATACAGAAATTCTTGAGATTTGCGAATAAAAAAAATAAAAAATAAAGGAGATAATAAAAATGGCTGATTTAAAGAAATTTTTAGACCAATAGGGCGTAAGTACTTTATGGTCCAAGATCGCTGAAAAAATTGCTGCTGAAGCTACTGCTCGAGATGAGGCAATTGCGGAAGCTATTGCAAGCGAGGCTACTGCTCGTGGATTAGAAATTGAAGATCTTCGTTCTTATGTTGGTGAAATTCCAGAAGGTTATACTGATCAACAGTCTATTGTTGCTTATATTAACAAGAAAGCAGAAGAAACTCTAAATGCTGCTAATGGTGGTTCTTCTGAGTCTGCTGCTTCTGTTAAAGCTGCTTTAGATACTGAAATTCTTCGTGCTAAGGCTGCAGAAGAAGCTAATGCTGCTGCCGCAAAGGCTGCTGATGACAAGGCTGTCACTGCACAGGGTGAAGTTGACGCACTAGAATCTTTGGTCGGTGAAGTTGCTGATGGTAAGACTGTTGTACAGATGATCGCTGACGCTCAGGCTGCTGCTACTTATGATGACACTGCTTTAGTTGGTCGTGTTGCTACTCTAGAGGGCGATGACGCTGGTAAGTCTGTTCGTGCCATTGCTAACGAAGAATTGGCTAAGCAGTTAATCACAGAGGACGCTAAGGAGTCTCTAGATACTCTAGCTGAAATCGCTGCTTGGATTCAGGATCATCCAGATGATGCTTCTGCAATGAATGAAGCTATTGCAGCTTTGCAGAGTAAGGTTGATACTGGTGATAAGACTGTTAGCGCTTATGTTGCTGACGCTATTACTGCTTTGTCTATTGGTGATTATGCTAAGGCTGCTGATTTAACTGCTTTGGCTAGTCGTGTTAAGGCTGTTGAAGATGACTATCTAAAAGCTGCTGATAAGACTGAATTGTCTGATGCTATTAATGGCGTTGATAGTCGTTTGGCTGTTGTTGAAGGCGATTATCTAAAGACTGCTGATAAGACTGAATTGTCTAACGCTATCGCTTCAAAGGCTTCTCAGGCTGATTTAGAGGCTGAAGTTACTGCTCGTCAGAATGCTGTTAGCGCTAATGCTACTGAAATTGCTAAAAAGGCCGATAAGACTTATGTTGATGAGGAATTAGCAAAGAAGCAGGATACTATTCCCGCCAATACTTATGATGCATACGGTGCTGCCGCACAAGCATTAATTGATGCTAAGGCATATACTGATAATGAAATTAATACTAGAGTAATTGCTTTAACTACTGCTGAAATTGAAGCTGCTATTGCTAACGCTTAATTTAAAATAATTTAAGGGAGAGGGATAAAATAACTGTCCCTCTCCCTTTTTTTATTGACTTTATAAAATTTTTATGTTAAAATATATAAGGAGGAAGTTCTATGTCTAAAACAAAATCATTTTTAGACTTTGATGGTCTTATTTATTTATGGTCTAAAATTAATATGTAGGACTATCCGAATAATGATACCTTAGTAAATATTATCAATGCTATTGATGACACTAAAGCTGATATTGAATATGTAAATAATCATATTAATAATTAGGAAGTGCATTTACAAGTTGGAGAAAGAGATTCTTGGAATCAAAAATAGAATCAAATTATTGGTAATCCCAATGAATATGTTATTATTGATGAAAATGGAATGGTAACTACTCGTTCCGCAAAGTCATTAATTATTATTGATTCAATAACAAATTAGCCTTATTCTCTTTCAATTCAAAATGGCTAGATAATTACAGTTGCTTTGACTGGAGGAACTTCTTTACTTGGAGAAGGTTTACTTGGTGATTTTATTTTAGGAGAGTGAAAATAAATGAGTTATGAACGAATGAATCTTCAAGATGGAGTAGATAAGTGGTGTGCTTCTCATGTAGAACATATTGAAGATGAATTAGTAAGATTATATAATAAAGCATTTGGTAAGACTATGACTGTTGTTATTGATTTATCTAATTCAGATCCATTAACTTGTTGCTCTTATGAGGATGATGCTAGCGAAATGTCTGCGGGCGCAAGTGCTTGGGATGAATTTTTCGGACATTATCCCGTTCTTATGAAAGATGGAGTAGAAGTTGTAAAATTAAATCCTAATAATTACGCTGAAGATATTAATGGTAATCCAGTAGATATTGAAAGTGG